ATACTTTACTTCTTGTCTAGAATTACAACTTTCGCGTTTTTTAAGCTCGTCTTCAATATATTCAAGACCTATACGAATGGCTAGTTGTGCTGCATAGATGTCATCTTTTAGCATTACCCATTGTTCTGGGATATATAAGCATTGGCTATAATTAGGGGTTTCTTCATTCATAATATGAATCTACACGCTTTCCTGTGGAACGTCAAGCTTTAACTCTGTTCTTTTGATTTCTTCTTTTATAATTCTCCACTTTTTATCGTGTTGACTATACCATATACCTATTTCTTGAGCATGTTTTAATTCATTGTCAAAAATACGATTTTTATATTCTTCTGCTTTGAACCAGCTATCTGACCAATCAGACCATACTTCAACATAGTATCGAGTATATTCTTTGGTGTTTATTTCTTTATTCATGCATTCTCGCTAATTCATCTGCTAAAGAAGAGTAATAATCAACAGATTCTTTTAATTGTTCTATCTCTTTTCGTTGTTCGTCTATAATACGAGCATAATCTTTTAGTAGTTGATCTCTAGTCATATTTCTCTCTTCTGTCAAAGTATCAATTTCCTTTCTTTGCCCATCAATAAGTCGTGCAAAGTCTTTCACTAAATCATTTATATTAATGTATTGCTCTTCGCCCATGTGTGGAGCAAAAGTTTCTTCTTGATCTACTCGATCACGTTTACCCAATCTTTCGTCTAGTTTATCTCGTTCCATGTTTCTTCTTTCTTTCAAAGCTTCAATGCCTTCTGTTAGTTCTTCCATAAGATTCGGTTTAATTTCTTTATTCTCTTCTTCAAGAACTAATACAGAGCGTTCACCTACTTTGAACCTATGTTCAATACCATTGTCATCCCAATGTATTATGCCAGTATAAGTACCAATCTCTGTATAATTACCAACATTATATGTTAATAAATATTTTTCACCTTTTTTGAGAAACATAACAGTATTTTTCTACATGCGTTATCACAGACTCGTTGACTAGTATAACGTCGGCTGCGACGATAGAGTTGTCCTGCTTCAAGATCTGCTCAACCTTTTTCTCAGCTTCGTCTTGTTCGTTAAATTTAACTACTCTATGATGGTCGTCAGTATAGTTCCATTTATCGTGACTATCATAGAAACTAATAATGTAATAATAATTCATATTATTCTTCTGTGTAATGAGTCTCTGGAAGACCTTCGATATGACTAGGTAGATCAAGCATCCATGTCAAACGAAACTCTACACTAAAGCGATCTGAAATGTAATCAAGATTGCCTTTAACATGTTTAATGGATTTGTATCCGTAAGACTCTGCTCCAGACCTAGTATCTGGTTTATGTTCCCAACCGTATGCTTTATTGATCCTTTGCATCTGTAGATCAATATAATCTCGATACTTCTTAATCACACCAGAATGAAGTTCAATACGTTTAATTGTTTCTTCAAGAGATCGCTCACTAACGCAATCTACAAAGATATGATTAGCTATGATACGATCCCATAGCTTAGATTTTCTCGCAAGCCGCTGCTTAGTTTTGTTCTTCATGATTTAATATCTCAATTGTATCAATTTTTCAAAAGTTGTGTTTGTAATTATTACGATAAAAAATATAAGAACAACTGATACCCCTACCATAATTTGTAAAAAGAATCTATTAAAATCATCTTCTTTTCGAACATGTTCTAGAGATAATTGATACGCAAACCATCCACCAAACATTCCAATCAATGCAGCAAGTGGGAATGTTATAAATGTGATTTGTTGTACTAGTGTCATATTAGTCAATGTAAGCGTATTTCTCTACAACCTCGTTGCTATGGAGGCAAATCATCTTATATGGATAAGAATCCTCTACATAACGACCCCAAGTATCTCTAATAACTCCATAAGGAGTCTCTACTACAATCTTTCTGTTCCGATTCTCCTCTAAGAATAGACTATGGTCTTCGCTAATGAATCTCCAGTTAATATCGCTCATTTTATTTTTCTGTGATATATTTGAACACGCTATAACCTAATTTGTCTGATGCGTAGTAGGCTACCCCAGCTTTGATAGCCTTTCTCTGCTCTATTGCGTGTTGGGTCCATGCACCTAAAAATACAAGCATAACAGTTATTATAACCACTATAATTAATTCTTTCATTTTAATCAAACCTCTCTGTAATTTCTTTTGATTGTACGTATTTTGTTAAGATTACGAAATTATCCAAATCATATTCTTTAGCAAATTCAAGAGCTTCTGCTTCTGATTTGAATGTTCTCCAAAAGGCTACTGGTTCTCCAGTTTGATACTTAGGAGTTTTTAGTTTGCCCTTCTCAGTTACTGTGCGAATGAAGTATTCTTTGTTCATATTATTCATTTTCTAAAACTAGATGTAATGCTTTAAAAATTTCAGCAAAACCACCCTCAACATTATCTCGCGCATCATTAATTTGTTTACAAGCATTATCATCAAGGTATGTATTACCACAGAGATTACAAGTTAAAATTTCAATATTAGTTGCAATCATTTTATTACCGCGCTTGGTTGTTGTTTCATAATCTCGAACAACATTTTTGTATACACCTTCGTCACACTCAAAACATTTCATATTAATGTAGATTTGCGTTCTCTGCTGCTTCTCTTGTAAAGGTGTTCTCTGTTGAATTTCATACATCAAGTACTTTTGTTAATATGGTTAATTCCATCAAACGATATGTAGTGTTAAAATAATATTGACGTTTTTCTTTTAATGTTGCAATAGCCTCATCTTTTGAAAAAAATCCAGAAATATGTTCTCGCCACTCTCCACTGTTTTCATTATAAAATTCAATTCTATATTCAGTATCAAATAATTTCATTGTGCTACAATATTATTCGGTTTCCTCTGGAACGTCAACAAAATTATCAATCCCGCAAACTTCTTCTCCAGTGTCAATGTCTAGATTAACAATCTCTACTTGAATTCCTAATGCTGTTAACACTGCCAACCATCCGTTGTCATCACAAGGACTACGATGAACAAACTCTCCGTTCACGTAGTATTCATTACCAAATTCACTACAACACCCATCTCCACATTCGTAGGAGTATGGTTTAATGGATATCTTGTGTTTCATATTAAATTCCAAGTCTTATTCTTATACCCAATGTCGTACTGACCCCAGAAACCAGATTCCTTAACATCTTTGTTAGTCTCTGTGTTCTTATATTCAAATAGATCTTCCTCTATCTTGCTGAACGGAGCATGTTTTCCAATAGTGATTACAGCCAAGTCATCTTCCTTATCAGTAGACTCCCACACCTGTACACCCCATGCATGTTTCATAGATGTTAGTGCAACCTTCTCTGCAAAGTGAGGAGCTGCTTTCTTGCTAATAAAGATAAAGTAATCATCTTTAAAAGCAACGGAAGGGGTATCATAATCTTGAGATGTTATGAAAGCATATGATGGAATATCTTCAAACATATTATACATGAAGCTAAATTTTATTAAAAAAATGTTTAAAAGAACCTAAAACAACTTTATTTTTGTAAAAAATTGAATCGTTTAATTCTTGAATTGGTTCTATTATTTCACATTCTTCTGATACATCCCACAGTTTTGATTTAAATTTAAACGGTATTATTATTTTTTTAGCAGATTCTGCAGAGATACTACCACCGGTACTTTGTAACTTTGGTAAATTAAAATAAACTGTTGATCTAGAATAAATGCCGCCGCGAACGTTTTGTAATTTTGGTAAATCCAGACTAAGGTTTATGAACCCACAGTTGATATTACCGTTACATGTTTGCAACTGTGGCAAATATAAATTAGCAACACTTAAAACAAACAGTCCTTTGCATGTTCGTAACTGAGGCAATTCTATAATAGAAGCAAATGTAGAGTGAAAGGTTCCAACAATTTGTAACTGCGGAAAACTTAATTTTTTAGCATCAACCGAACTAATGTTCTTACAAATTTGTAATTGGGGTGCACTTAGACTTGAAATTTGATCTGCGGTAATATTGCGACATTTTTGTAGTTGTGGTAAACTCAATTCTCCAATTGACTTGATTTTAATATTTCCGTTAATTTCTTTTAAATTATTTAAATTAGGAAAGAAATATTTACTAGTTGAAACAATGTCCCCATTACAAACCCCATCAATTATCTTGCTTAGTATTTCTTTCTCTTCCTTTTCAAACAACTCTTTATCTCGCTTTAAATATTTCTGATACAATATAGGATCATTGTTACATATTTCAATATCAAATTTATCTTGCGGTTTTCTTAGTGTTAATTGTTGTTTTCTAACAATGAAAAATCTTTGTTTTTCTTTATCTGCCAATAATTCATAAATGTCTTCAGACATTTTAGGACCAACACTAATCCATTCATTTCTTAGATCATCATTCAAACTTTGAAACAAATCTAAAGGTATTAACATACCAAACTTCAATACATCAGCCCTTTCTTTGTACGAAAATTGTTTAAATTTTTTCAAAGATGGAGATTTTGCAAATTTTTTTAATTTGTCTTGATATATTCTTTCCGGGTCTGTTAGAGGTTTATTAACAAATAATGTTTCATATTTCGCCAACACCGGAAATTTTTTAATTATTTCATTCCATCCACCGTGTATCGTTTGAGTTCCATTATCTGCAAAAGTCCATTCCCAACCATCTGCAGTTTTATCTAGAACCATAATATGATGTTTATCTGATTGAGGCACTTTCTTGAAGAAAATAAAATAAAACGTGGAAGCCTTAGTAAGTCTATAAGTGCCATACATATTTCCTCCTCCGGACCTAGAGATACAAAATTTATAAGCTCCTCCGTAACGAACACATTTATGTTCGTCATCTCCTTTAAGAATTAAAACATTTTCATCGTCTGCCAAAACATTTTCTTTATCTTCTCCACTAATATCTAGGGGTTTTAAATTTTTGTTTCTGGATTGATATTGTGTTTTATCTCTTTTTTCATGCACCTCTTCGGTCCAATTTAAATAAGAGTTAAAATTTGTTAAAGGTTTATTTTGAAAGAATTTTTGATATGCTTTATAATCTTCTACTAAAGATCCTTGATCTGCATGTTGATCTTTAATCCAAGAATAAAGAATCGGAATATGTTCCGGCTTAAAAATTAACTTACCAGCTTCTTTTTGGAGAAAGAATTGGATGATATCTTGAGGAGCTTGAAGCTTGGTTAGTCCGGAAGAAATCATATCTTCCGCCGCACCTTCTAGGTAAAGTTGATACATTTTTAAATCGTCTGATAACATGTATATATTTACATCATTTTATTCTAGAACAGTTCCGGGTTTTATATCCTATTATCTAGATCTCTGAATTCTTCTAAGGGTGGCATATTATACGTTGTAGTCTTTAAGTTCTTTCTTCTTTGTATCACTAGCAAATTCTGACAATAATTTTATCAATTCATTGAGTACTGTTTCAACAACTTCTTGATATTCTGTGCAGTCTGGATTATTCAAAAATTGTTCTTTTAAAACAATTTTAAGCTGTTTCTCTACATCTTCTATACCATGAGCATATCCATATTGATAGGCTTCTTTTAGCATATCTTTGTGTTGTTCTTCCATATTATTCTGGTCTATCTCCAGTGTATTCTGCATTTAATTTAATCTCATTTCTTGCTAAGGTATCCAGCAAGCCTAATGCTAGGTCTTTGATAACTTTTTCACCAAAACCTCCTGCTCGTTCAATTGCTTGTTCTAAAGCGATATAATTTTGATGATATATTAGATCTTTTTTTGATTCAAAGACGTAACTCATATTATTTGTTTTTAAGATCTTCCATTGTTCTGATTGGAATTCTTCCTTCAATAGCATGTTGCTCTTGAGTTGTCAGATCTTTATCATAGGTGAAGAAAGATAAAGCAAACTTCTTATCTGGAAATTCTTCTAGTCTAACACCACACCAACTAGAAGCAAGCTCTACTTTGGAAACTGTGTATTCTTTGCCAACCTCCAAAAGCTCTTCTGCATCTTTAATAATGTTCTTAAACCAGAACATATGAGTTCCTTTGTATGTTACTTTACTACCGACTTTGGGCCATTGTTTGTTGTTCATAAAATTATAGAAATAAAACTGCTAAAAATATCCACCATCCCGAGTAACCAAAATATAATATAAATGCAGCAAAAGCAAGAAAAGAACCGTATCTCATTACATTTTATATACAAAGTTGCCTCTAAAGAAATGCTTTCCGGCTTGTTCGTAGATCATATACAATACCATATCTTTGGTTTTGCTTTGAACTTCAAGAAAGAGCTGCATTTCTGGCAAATTGTCAAATGATTGAACAATTGCTTCTATCAAATTGTTTCGGAATAATCCAACCGGGCCTATCATATATCCTTTAGCCATATTAATGATTTTTTCATCCAAAATAATATGGGTCTCTACTGGTTCTACGCACCAATATTTGTCTTCATTATTATCAAAAAATTCTTTTGCCTCATTATAAATTTTTGAGTAATAAGTCTTGGCTCGTTCTACGGATTGTAACCATTCTTCTTTGGTGGAGTCTGGTTCCTGAATAGGTTTATATTTGTTGCCCTCTTTTATTTGTTCTTCTAATTTATTAAATTCTACTTTTATAAACTCAGAAAATTCTGAAAGGTCTCCTTCTAGTTCTTCTGGTGCATACTGTTTTCTAGGAACTCCTGACAATTTTTTATAATAACCAGTAGTTTGTAGAGCTTGCCTAGCACACATTTGTAAATAATGACAAGTGTCTACAAATTTTTTCTCGTCTTCTAAGCTAGGGGGTGTGTACGGAGAATCATATATTTTATTCAAAAGACTATACAATATTTGAGAGTTTGATTCTATGTCTCCAATAGTTTTTAGTAATTCTTGTTTTTTATTTTGAGCTGATATATTCATAAGGTGTATTAAGCTGTGTTGAAGAAGTAATTCAGAATTATAATTTCCAGTTTTGTAAATGTCAAAGATTTCTTTTATTGTATGATGATTTTTAATATGGTCAAATTTTAAATTACAAATATTCATAATTTATTCTGTTTCTTGATTTAGATCTTCATAACTTTGAATAGAAGCTACAGATTCTCCTTCCAGATCTAGTAACACCAATTCTACTTGAATTCCAAAATGTTTCAATATGTCTACAATAGCAGAGTCATTGTCCAGTCCTCTATAGACTTCTTGGTCTCCCACTTTCCATACAGTACCCCATTCAACACAACAACCATCTCCACATTCATAACAATAATCTTGTTTAGTGATTTTGTGTTTCATAATTAAATTGAGGAACTTTTTCTAAGTGTTCCATAAGATCTTCCCATTTTTCTTTAATTAGATCTCTTTGTTTTGTTAGGAAAATTATTTGTTTTTCCAATTCTGCTATATGTTCATTCTTAGCAGCCAGTTCAGCTTCTAGGGCAGAACCAACCTGGGATAGGTATAATGTAGCCATGCTTAGGGTAGATCGTCTCCGTGGATGTCTACTGCTTCTTCTGGGTTTACTAGATCTTTAATCTCTGCCTGAAGACGTTTAATTTCATCATTGAAAGCTCCTACCACATGCTTCTTGCGTTTCTTGGTTTCTTCTAGTTCTGTACAGAGTTGAAATACTTTTGCTTGGTTATTAGTTGTTGTCATATTTTTTTATTGTAAATTTGTTTTTCTAAAAATCAATTCGTTTTCAAAAACATTTTTAATATGTTCTTCTATATGAAATTGGGTTTCTAGTATAGCTTCGATATGAGCTGTTTCTAAAGAAGACAATATCATTCTTTCCAGAGGTTGTTTACCATCCTTACCTCTTGTACCCCATCTAAATGTCTCTCGTATTCTCATATGGGAATCCTCTGTATAAACACAATCATCTATAGCCGGAGTAGCATTTACACTCCTGCGAATATAATCTGAGCCACCATCTACCATATAAACTTCTCCATTAGCATCTTTATAGCATACATAATCATGTCGATGCTTGGATTCTATTCTAGTACCGTCTGGAGTAATAATAGCATTGACCAAAAGACGTCTTTGATTTGAATTTTCCATAAAATTATAATATCTCTATTGTAGGGAAAGAGCAACTTGATTTTGTCTTTAAATATAACCAAATTGTTGTTGATATTTTTGAAAATTGTTATCTATCCAGAGACAAACATCTTTGCCTAAAATTTCTTCATAGTCTATTTTAACTGGAGAAATTTTACGTCTGATGGTGTGTAGATCAGGAGTCAATCCATAAACCGCATCATCTTCTTTAATAGATTGTTCCACATTATCAAAATCATGGCTAAAAGGAGGTAGACCTAAATAATTGTAAATTCTATTTAATTCTGTAAAAGGGTTGGTGGTTAGATCTTCTGCTCTAATATATAGAACACTTTGATCTATACTTTCTAAAAAACATTGTTCCATTCTTTCTAGGGCCATACCAACTGGTACTGATTTAGACCATTCTACTACTCTCTTGGCTGTAGAGGTTCCAGTCATTTTACTATGGTTTTGAATAGATTGATGACTTTCTTGTCTCTTGCGATAAATCTTTTCCATAGAAGCCATGATACTTTTAAGATCTCTTACCATACATATCATTTTAGGTTTGTATGGCATAAAGGCTTCAAACCAACGATAGTGGATGGTTCCTCCACGGGTCTTAATACATAAATGGGGTCTATTACTATAAGATTCTGAATATCCTTTTAAACCGCCCCAACAAAAACCTCTCCAAGCCCTAACAGCTAACTCTGTGTCAATGGCTTTAACTTCTGGAGTGTTGGTATAATTCATACGGGCTCCATACAAATATTCTAAAACCGGATCTGTAGGAGTTGCTGCTATGCTTGAGTTTTGGTTAAGAATACATTGCAATAATGTAGACATACTCCGAGGCATAGAAGAATTAAAAAAGATCATATTATAATAATAACTCTTTGTTTAAAAAAATCTCTATCAAAACAATCATGTGGATAATCTTTTAGAATAAGTAAATAATATGGCTTCAAATTTAATACCGAAAGTAGAAGATGGTGTTAACCCTAATGTAGGGTATTGTAATTCTTGGTTAAGAGTGGTTAACAATGCTGGTAGACCCTTGTTTGCTCAGTCTACCTATTCTGTTAATGCAGAAGATACAAATGACTTACTAACCGAGTTAATCAACGTAATTCGCCAGAAAGAAGACGATAATGGTTTTGATTTTGTAGATGACAATGCAGTTCATGAAGGAAATTATCAAACCTTAAAAGTACTTTCTGCTTGTAAAATTTCTTCTGCTACTATTGATAATACCACGGTTGGTAATTTGACTGCTTATGAATTACCGGTCGGTTTTGAAATTAACGGTCAAATTTATAGTTTTTCTTTACAATATGGTGCAGTTTTGGCTTATAAAACCATCGAACCAGATCGTTATGAAAATAGTATGGTAGGAACAAATGGCAAATCTATCATAACTATTACTAAAGGTGAAGGAATAGTAACTAACCAAGGATAAATATAACATATATGGCACTCAAGACCCAAACTTTTAATGATTTTTGTGAAAATACTAATCCCCAAACCTGTGATTATTTGATAGGGATTTGTAATGATGGTTCAAATGAATTCAGAGTTCTTATCTCTGATGTAGGAGCTTACTCTTTAGACAATCAAAATTCTATAGCACCTATATGTGGTAATAATGATATTAACGGATCTAGCTGTTCTGTAATTGGTGGTGGGTGTGGTAATACTATTAATTCTGAAGAAGGTTCTACCATCTCTGGTGGTAGAAACAACACTTTACAATGTGGATGGGCTCCTGTAATTGGTGGTGGTCAGGGCAATTATGTGTGCGGCGGAAGTTCTACAATTGCCGGAGGAAAGTACAATTGTATAGGCTCTGGAGATTGTACTCATGGGGGTTCTATAGGAGGTGGTTCTTGTAATGAAATTTATTGCGGAGATGAAGCTACTATAGGTGGTGGACGTAATAATACTATTGATTATGCGGACTGTGCTACTATTGGTGGCGGTTATAGCAATTATATAGAAGGCGATTCTGGTACAATTTCAGGTGGATATAATAACAGTGTTAGTGGATATGCTTCTACAATTAGCGGCGGATATGATAATTGTTCTTGGAACGGAGCTTACAACACAGTTAGCGGTGGCTATAGCAATGAAATAACTTGGAACACAGATGGTGGAGTCATTGGTGGGGGGTCCAATAATAGCATTCATGCTTGTGGAGATTCTGGTACTATTGGTGGTGGTTATAGTAATGATATTTGTCGACATGCCATCGGTTCAACCATAGCCGGTGGATATAACAATGTAATTAATGCTTGTGCTTGCAATTCTTCCATCGGTGGCGGTTTAAATAATACAGTCGGAGCCAATTCTCACAGTTCTGTAATTGCTGGTGGATGTAGTAACGCTGTCAATGGTAACTGTTCTAGTATCTTGGGTGGTGGAGAAAATACTGTAAATGGACACTATAATGTTCATATTATTGGATCTTGTATTACATCATGTAAAAATGATACTACATTTGTTAATAATTTGGTATCTTTCGGGAATGTAATAGCTAGTTCTGGATTTCCAGCCGGTGGACCTGGTAATGTTGGTTATGGATTTGATACTGGAGATGGAGATACTGGTTTATTCAGTTTTAATCCAAATCTTTCTGGAAGCAATGATGGATGGGTATCTCTTGTTTCAAATGACCAAGAAGTTCTTCAAGCTGGAAATGCTGGTGTGAATTACATTCGTATGAAATCACCAAACGGAACTGCTTATAACATAACTGTTACAAATTCTGGTTCTTTAACAGCCGTTAGAGCCTAAATATCTATAAGGAATCGCCTCTTATGGGTGTAAGAGGATTACAACGAATCCGTAAATCCCCAACAAAATAAAAAAAAATACATATGGAAATAGTAACTCAAGTCAAACAAACCGTAACTCTTGATACAATAGAAGTAATTGCAGTAAGAGATCTTTTTGAAGAAAAGACAGTCATTGCTCGTATCAAAGGTCTTCCTCGTCCAGTAGTTCTCTGGAAGGGTGATGCTGAATATACAGCAGCTGGTGTTTGGACTAATGAAACAGTTGTTGCCCGTGCGACAACAGTTCTTAGTGCATCTGCTATTAACTGGGCTTAAGCGTAGTTAATTAAAAATTTAATGGGATAGGGTTTAATTCCCTATCCCATTTTTTATGCTTTGATGTAATTTGTTAATTAATTTACGTAAGCAGCTTCATTTGAGAATATCAAAGCTTGAATCAGTGTTTCCCAAGGAGAGAATGCTACGCGTTCTACCAATTCTCCTTGGTTAACAATAGCTCTTTTAGGATCTTTGTTATTCATTTGTTGCTTAAATTTAGCTTCTGCTAATTTTTTACCTTGAGCTGTAATAGTTTCAGCTCCGGTTTTAACACTAGCTTGTTCTTTATTTTCTTTGATTAAGAAATCCAAAGCCATCTTTCTTTCTTTAGGAGTTGGATAACGCTGTAAAACAATTTTGAACACTGCTGTAATACCTTTATCTGTATTTTTTTCTTTGACCACAGCGTCTACTAATTCCGGGCGTTGAGATATCTTTTGAACTACTTCTGCTACTAACGGACTATTCATTAGGAATAGAGCTTGTTGAGGCACTACTGTAGAGGCTCTGCGGGTATTGGGTTGATCTGGATTAGACATATCAAACTGCATCAATACATCTGGCATATCTAACCTGTCTATGTAAGCATAAGCAGTTCTTCTAAAAATGATTGGCTCTTCTGAAACATTGAAAGAAGGTCCCCCATACGGCTCTCTTTGCAATACTCTGCCCATGCTCAATAAAGAATCTCTATAAGCTTCAAAATCCAATCTTCTTACATTAGCTCTCCACAAAAGATTGTTGCCTGGATCTATTTTGCTATATTCTTTTAATGTATCTACACTAAAGGTATTGCTAGATTGTTGATATACTTTGGAAAGCATGATTGCTTTGTGCAAAGCCTTGACACTCCATGCTGGTTTCTGTGGACCGTAGTCTGTCATAAACCAAGTTGCTAAGAAATCTAATAATTCTGGATGGGTTGGATTGCCAGCCGAATTACCTAAATCATCCGGTGTTTTAACCAAACCTTCACCAAAATGATACATCCAAACCCTATTAACCAAAACTCGAGCTGTCAAAGGATTATCTTTGTTTGCAATGGCTTCTGCTAATTCTAGTCGACCACTTTCTTTTGAACTAAAAGGAGTTTTTTCTGGATTCAATATTTCTAAAAATCTTCTAGGTACCACAGTGACTTGTCCAGGTATAGGTGGATTGCCTCTTGGAAACAAAGGAGAGTCTGTGGGTTTGGCTGCATCTTCAACAGCCATGGCTCTAACTAGACCATTATTGGAGGTGAGTTTAAATTCATTAATTTGTTGAATAAAATTGGAAGCTCTTAATTTGTCTTGCATTTCAATAGACCATTTCTTGGCTTCTACTCTCATAGTTTCAAAATTAATGTTCTTAGCCAAATTCAAAGATGTTGGAAAAACAGCCATGTTGTAAGGATCCTTATCATCCGGATCAAAAGCGTTGTTGGTTATTTGAACAAACAAATTTGCTCGTTGAGATTCAAATTCTTGGAACAACTTGCCCACTAATTCTGCGACAGCATGTATATCATCTGGCAAAGGTTGTGGTTGTTGTTTAAGAAAATTGATTACGATTGGGGAATATGTTTTTGTGTCTTGCAACATCTTAGACAAGACGTCTTCTCTATTTTCTTTGGTGTGAACTAATTTGAAGAACGGTCCTAGAATTTTGCCGTTGGGATTAAATTGACGACCCACTGCACTCTCAATGTGCCTTGCTATTCTAGCATCCCATTTATTTTTAGTTTGAATCTCTGCAGCTAGCTTTTTACGATCTGCATTTGAATCTTTGCCCATTAAAATAATATACTCAGCTATAGAAGAAGCGTTTTTGCCAAAGAAGTCTGCTTCTTCTCTTTGAATCTTGTAAAATGCTTCAACTGCTTTTTGTTCTAGTTCATTTAGTTTGGTTTGAAATTCTTGGAAACCTTCTTTTTTGCTAATTATTGGTCCTTCGGTTGGTTCTGTACAGCTAAGAAATACTCCCTTCAAAGCATAGTAGTCTGTAATGGTCAACGGATCAAATTTGTGATCATGGCAACGAATACAGGCTAGAGTCAAACCCAACATGCCTCTGCCTACAGCATCAATACGATCGTTTATTGTATCACTGACATTGTTGAATCGTTGACCAATGGTCATGAATCCCAGAGCTGCTAAATTAGAAACGTTGTTATCTGGAATTCTATCTGCAGCCAATTGATTTTTTAAAAATGTATCATAAGGCATGTCTGTGTTGATAGCATCAAAAACCCAATTTCTATAGGTCCAAGCATATGGCAAACGGTAATCATCTAACCTTTGAAAAGTTGTGATGCCAGTGGTATCTGAATATCTTGCAGTATCCAACCAATGTCTTCCCCATCTTTCTCCATATCCTTTGTCTGCTAAAAGTCTATCAATTACTTTTTCATAAGCTTTTGGAGATTCATCTTGAATAAATTGTTCAATTTCCTTTGGAGTCGGAGGCAAACCAATAAGATCAAAATAAGCTCTTCTTAGTAAAATTTCTTTACTTGCAAGAGGAGCAGGTATGATGCCTTTTTCTTCTAATTTAGAAAGAATAAAATAATCAAGCTTATTATAGCACCAAGATTCATTTTTAACTGTTGGCACCTTGGGAACCTGAGGTACTTTGAATGCCCAATGATCTCTTTTGTCTTTGAGTTCTCCAGAAGCTCTCGTATCATAAGCTCCTTGTTCAATCCATTTAGTCAGCAAAGCTATTTGTTCATCAGAAAGCTTTTTCTTTTCAGGCATCCTAAGATCTCCATCCCAGTTGATAGCTTTGATAAATGTGCTTTCTTTAATATTATGAAAGTCGATTACCTTGCCATTTTCTCCTCCTTTGAGGAGGCTTTCATGAGAATCTAAGCTAAGGCCTGCTTTAGTTTTGCCTTTGGTAACAGAATGACAATCCATACATTGCTCTGTAAGCAGAGGCAATATCTCTTTGTCAAAAGTCTGTTGCTGTTCAGGAGTAGGATCTACTCTTCCAAAACTAGTTACGATGAGCAGTGAGCTCATCACCACACTCAACCCAACGTATGTTTTTCTCATATTAAACAATTATATCTTTAATTACTTCACCAAAATTATCTGTCAATCTAAAATTACGACCATTGTAATTGTATGTCAATTTCTTATGATCAAATCCCATCAAGTGCAAAATAGTTGCATGCAAATCATGAATGGTAACAATATCTTCAACTGCTTTAGCCCCTGTCTCATCTGTCTTACCGTATCTCATTCCACCTTTGACATTCCCTCCAGCCATCCAGATTGAGAATGCTTTGCCATTGTGATCTCTACCAGGAGTACCTGCTCCGCCGCCAGCAGTTGCTGTGCGACCAAATTCTCCGCCCCATATTACCAAAGTAGAATCAAGTAGTCCGCGTTGTTTTAAGTCTGTAAGCAATCCAGCAATAGCTGTATCGTATTTTGCCGCGGTATTAGTCATATTGAGCTTAATGTTTTCATGATGGTCAAACCCTCCAACATTGACCTGAACAAACCGCACTCCTCTTTCTACTAATCTACGAGCCACCATTAACTTGGCTCCGTCTTCTGTACGTCCATAAAGGTCTTTAATATTTTCTGGTTCTTTAGATACATCAAAAGCATCCGTAGCTTCTGTTTGCATTTTGAATGCAGTTTCAAATGCTTCAATACGAGATTCTAGTTGAATGTCTTTTTGAAGCTTTTCCATGTGCATGAAATTCATGCTACGAGAAAATTCAATTTGTCTGCGCTGTCTTTCTTGTGTAGAGAATTGACTGGTAAGGTTTGCTAATATCTCATCTGAACGCATTCCTTGACGATATTGAACATTGCAGCCTTGGAACATTCCGGGTAAGAAAGCACATTGTCTCCAATTTGGATTGCCATTCAAAGAAATGAATCCGGGCATGTTTTGATTTGCTGTACCAAGACCATATACCATCCAGCTACCAACACTAGGCTTGGGTAATTGAGAATCTCCGGTGTTCATCATCTTAGCAGCGAGATCGTGATCTGGAATAGGGGTTTGCATAGAGTTAATAATAGCTAACTCATCTGCATGGGATCCTACTTTACTCCATACTTCTGAAATGTTCAATCCAGATTTGCCAAACTGAGGGAATTCAAACGGAGAAGCAAATAAGAATCCGCCGCTCTCGGCTTTCATTCCATCTTTGGCTTTTAATTCTGGTTTATAGTCAAAAGTATCAATATGGGAAGGTGCTCCACTAGCAAACAATTGAATGATTGCCTTAGCTTTTACAGGGAAGTGAGGATTCCTAGCAGCCAGAGGGGATGCAGCTTCTGCTGTATTTGCATTAATACCATAAAGAGCAGCTAGTGATAGACCACCCAGACCTGCTCCAAAGTCTGTGAGGAATTCTCTACGGTTGAGAGAGGAATTGGGATGATTGCCGCAGTCGCTCATATAACTATTTATACCTTTATAGTTCAAACGCCTTCAGAACCGAATCTGAAGGCGTTTGAGATTTGTTTTTATCTAACTTTTAATACGAGGCTGTACAAGTAACCTTCAATAGATTACGATTACAAACCTTTGTAGAGAAAGACTTGGTCATAGATCGCTTGAAGCTATGTACGTCTCGTTGCTCTGAAGGACTGACATACATAAATTCTCCTGGCTGTAGAGCTCGCATAAGGAAAGCTACGGTGGGGTTAGAATTAGGACGTCCTGCTTTGTTGGAGTAGATGGCGTATTTTACGTTTTTGATGTTCATATATTGTTTGTTGTTTTACTGAATGATTTAAATATATTAGAAAATTGCTGGGAATTCAAGATTTTTTACAAAGATTCTTTTAAGGCTTGGACCAAAGAAAACATTTTTAGTTTAAATTGTCTCCAGCACCGATCGATGGTTTGATTGGCTTTAAGCTTGTCGGACATACTTGTAGGAGGTTTGCTAATACTTTTTAAGAAAAAAGTATTGTTTTTAAAAATATCATAAGCATAACGGGGTTGAGACATATCATGAACCCAGTTTATGTCTACAAATTTTTCCCTAGGCATCGTTAATACTTCATCTAACAAATTAAGAATTTCTTGTTTGTCTCTTTTCTTTTTAAAATAAGAAACTATATTATGCCCCAATTCTCCTAATTGAGCTTCTAATTCTTTGGGTTCTGTATAATAATAAAACCAATCTTCTTCAGTTTCTCCAGATAATTTAGAGGCAGCTTCATCATATTCCGGAGATTGTTTTTTATATTCTTGATTAGCATGTAAAATTTCATGTACCAAAGAAGATAATGCTAAATCTGGATTATCTATTATAAGATTTAAACCAATTATAATGTAGGAAGATCTCTTATACATTTGATGCCAGGAAGCTCTGTCTGGAATGTCTTGAATCCAAACATCAATTCTTTTGCGTCCTAAATAAAATTGTCCTAAAAGAAATTTCTTTTCTTTGTGTAGTCGGTCTTTAAGATCTTTTAAAGCCTCAGCTCGAGTAGCATTGGTCAATCTACCTCTTCCTTGAAGGTTTTGATCTCGAAAAGAAGTAATCCACTGTTTAATTTGTTTAGTAAACTTCTGTTTCGTAATATCATCTTCTACAGTAGAAAATTTAGACTCTGTAAGCATAAGAAATATACTTAGGTCTTGTAAGGAAATTGAACTGGTGTCACTGTTACTTTAACTAAACCCCGATCCACAAACCCTAATTGTTTAGCTGCGAATTTATTGACATCTATAATTCGCTTTTTAATATAAGGTCCTCGATCTTCTATAACCGCCACAATAGACTTATTGGTGTCTTTGACTGTAATTATTACTTTGGTTCCAATGGGTAAAGTTCGATGAGCAGCTGCTGGAATTTTACGGTTTAATCTTTTGCCGGTAGAAGAAATTTTATTTTCAAATCCGTACCAAGAGGCTAAACCAGTTTGAGAGTTGGCCTGGGCTGATTGTAATGAGAAAAGAGATACTAAGAATGTTAGAAAAATTTTCATTTTAGGTTATTTAGGAGGAAATCTGAGAGGTAGTTTGCCGTCATACATAAGAGGAGACAAGCAACCAGATGGTGTGTCAAATCTTTTAGGGTCCGATTGTAGATATTGTACATCTTCATTATAGCTAGAATTATATTGAGTCCAAGCTGGTGGAGCAGGAGGAGGTGGTTGAGGAGATGTATTTTTAACTGAATTGGTATTGTTATTTACATTGTGAATATTAATTGGAGGCAGAGAGGTTATACCTTCTCGGTTTAATACGGAGATCTTTCCAGATCCAATAATACAACCTCCATTTAGGAAAGATCCGAGAAGGAGTAAAGAGACTGCTAGGTTTTTATTAATTTTCATTATGAATAATGTTAGAGTGGATTGTAGGGAATTACAACTTTATTAACTTCCTTGCGGAGAACTTAGATTCCATTCTTCGCTAGACATGAAAGCTTCGCGAGCTAGGAACTCTTCTTCTTCGGCGAGGACATCATCAAACGTTACAGGTTGCTTCATGTTTAAAGAATAACAGTTTGATAAGAGGAACACACGACTTTAAGGCAAAAAAAGACCCAGACGTTAATCTGGGTCTTTTTAAGATTCTGGGAAGAAATTATTAGTCTAATTTGGTGCTAATGCATATCATCCTCTGTAGGACCATCCAGAAGAGGACCTACTAGTGATTCATCATAAAGATTGTTAATCATCTCTGTGGCTTCTTCGTATGAAATTTCTTGATGCCAAACTTTTTTAAGAATATCTGATACTTTTCGCTTTATAGGATCTCGTTCTTCTTGTTCTCCGAACTCTTCCTTCATCATCTTTTTGTTCTTGTGTTTGCATTTACAACCAGCTTTGGGTTTATCTGGATTGCATCCACATTTCGGACATTTAGTGTTTCCGTTACCTTTTTTACCTTTTTTACCTTCAGCTTTTAATTGAGCTGCAAGGAGCCAATCTGGCTTATGACCTTTAGAGGTCTCATTGACTACTAAAGTATAGGCTTCTTCTAATAAAATAGTGTCTTTAGTTCTCATAAAATTACATTTGTTCTCTGCGCCACCATTTTTGGAACTCTTCTCTAGCAATTCGTTGTTCTTCTGTTTCTGAAGGAGCAACTGGAGCTGGTTCTGGTGTTTTGATTAGAGTTTCTGCTTTAGTTACTTTTACAGGAACTTCAACTGGAACTTCAACTGGTGTGGAATCAATTTCTTCCGGCATATGATATATTTATCCAGAAAAGGTATATTTTATGTTTTTTCTAAAACCTCTTCTATAATATCTTCTTCTCCAAAGAAACCTTCTGCAGTGAATCCAAATGCGGTTTCCAATCCGGTGAATCTATATATGATGCCCTTTGTTAAATCTGGTTCATCACTGTCTTCTTCTATATAACCAGTAAAACGACCCACTCCTTTATAGTCTGCTTCTCTGCAGGTTGGATCTGTGTAGTTAATTTTATACAATTTATCTTTAATTGGAATCATAGTTTTGTAATTTTGTAGATTTTGATATGGTTTCTAAAAAACTAGAGACAGCTTTGTTTGCTGCCTTGTATTCATTTGAGTGGGGATTGACTAATACGGTGCCGTGGAGCCAATATATTTCGGTATCTTTGTTGTTATAATTTAACACGGTAAAAATGCCTTCTTTAATTTTAACTTTGAAGACTGTGGTACCTAATTTGGAATTGTCATAAAGACATTCAGTATAATATAAGCTCATAAAAAATGGTATTGTGGATTAGAAATTTTTTATTTTTTAATAATATCAAATTCCTTACATTCTTTTAATGTATATAAAAAAATAATGTTATTGTATAGAGATTTTAAAATTTCTATTTTGTTTTGTTGAGTTTTTACAGCGTATGGGTTTTTTGGATCCAAATATAAATCATATGTAGGAAGATAAAAATCTGGAAAATATTTATGAGTTTGATTTTCTGAATCCACCCACTGAATAGGTAATGGTCTGATCCAAGAAATTTGAAGATAGTCTAATCTTTTTGCCAGTTCTAATTCCCAAGAAGAATCTAACATTATTCCATTATACTCTATCATTCCTTTTTTTAATCTTCTGTGAGAAGAAGATAAAGCTTTTTCTCTTATAAGCTGTTTTGCTTTGTCTGTATGTTTTCTGCCGAGGAATGCGTTATGTAATACATGAGAATATTTTCCGTTTTTATGGGCTTCTTTAATTTTTTCTTTATGTTCTATAGTTAGAGGCTTTCCTTTGTTTTGTTTTGTAACTTCTAATATTCGTTTTGATAATTGATTTTTGTCTTCAATAGATCTTGGATTGTAGGAGCACCATCTGCTATGGTTTGCTCGTTGAGATGCAGATAGAGTTTCAAAGTTTAAATCGCAATATTTACAAGATGAGAGTTTTTGAAATGGCTTGTATGATCCGTTACAAGATGCAAAATGTCTATTAAAATTAGACCTTTGATTTCTAAATTCATGATTACATTTAGAACAAATTATTTTTTTCATATTTTTTGAAATGGTGTCGCTGACTGGATTCGAACCAGCAACCAATTTCTTAGAAGGAAATTGCTCTTCCATTGAGCTACAACGACATAAACTACTTATCCTAAAATATTATAAAACACTCTTGTCCTATCCATTAAACGATCGAGACATGTAAAGATTATAGATTTCCAGAGAAGGGAAATCAATGAAAAAGATGTGTTTTCCTCGCGAGACTTGTCACATCATTCAACGATCGACTACCATACGGCAATCCAATAACGTCTAAGGCCAGTGTTTAAGAAAGAGCTGGAGATACAAACATAAACTGACCAAAACTTACTCCAGGTTGTCCGGCTATCTAGACCGGCACTAAGTGGCGGATAGAGTGGGAATTGAACCCACGGTGCCTTTAAGGAGCACGACAGTTTAGCAAACTGCTGTAGAAAACCGACATCTACGTCCCATCCAAAAGTGGAGCGGGTAGAGGGAATCGAACCCTCCTCATTAGTTTGGAAGACTAAGGCATTACCACTATGCTATACCCGCGTGGTGTCCTTTATATGCACAGATAAATCTGTACACTAGGGACATTTAAAATGGCACGCCGAGTAGGTACCGCCCCTACATAAGACGGTTTTGGAGACCGTTGCCTTGCTTGTCGAGCCATCGGCGCGTCTATACCCGCAATTTGTTGTTCAATCCTTTGGTCTTTGGATTTCATGTCTTTTTATTTATTTAAAGCATAAGTCTGACTAAAGATATCTTTTTTAATGACTCCGTAATCACCTGGACCATGCTTAACAATATAATCTTCTCCAGTCTTATATTCTAACTCTGCTCCCCAAGAAGTCTTTACTTTGCCGTCTGAATCTGCTAGCTTAGCAAGCTTTACAATCTTCTTAGGAGAGGCAGAACCGTCTCCGTTGTCATCCTTCAACTCTTGAAACTTTTCTGGAGGCATAGAATACTTCTCTCCTTTTGGACCTGTCATAATATAGAACCCAGCTTTGTATTGCTGACGGCCTTCGAGTGTTTGAAGGGTTCCGTCTTGACTAGCTACCTCATAAGGTTCTATGGCTGGCTTTTTATAGGTCTGAAAAGAACCTTGTTGAAACCATTCATCTGTGATTTGTTCAATAATGATTCTTGTATAAGCTTCTTCTAGAAGTTGTTGGTCTTTGGTTTTCATGTTATATGCTTGTTATATGCTTGTTAAGATTGGCACGCCGAGTAGGTACCGCCCCTACATAAGACGGTTTTGGAGACCGTTGCCTTGCTTGTCGAGCCATCGGCGCGTTTGAAAGTGGCTCCTGGAGTAGGGCTCGAACCTACAACATCCTCGTTAACAGCGAGGCGCTCTACCATTGAGCTATCCAGGAATGTTGTTATCTATTAAGATCGTATTCGTTCATTCTATCTTCTGGAGATTGTGGTAATTCACTTACATCCCGGAAGCCAGGGCCGTATATTTGAAACCAACTTCTGTCTGAAGTACCACCATTGTCTAATTCTTTTCCGGTAATCACTTCTACAGCCGTAGCTGGATCATTATGAAATTCTCCTTCTACATCAAATCCTAAAGCAAACTTGTCTGATTTTATTTGATTTGCTACGGCATTTTCAAAAGAGCTTCCTTTAAGAGTATACAAATCACCACCGTATTCATCTATCTGAGCTACGTACCAAGTGTTGCTTGATTGTGGTTCTGGGTTTTCTTTTAATAGGACCTTTAAATAGGCTTCTTGTAATAACGCTTTGTCTTTAGAATTCATGTTTATATTCTTAATTATATTAATATTATATTAAAAGGAAGCATTTGCACGAAAAAATGCAAATTAATGGTCGTGACGGTGAGGATCGAACTCACGTGGACTAGTTCCCAAAACTAGTGCCTGTCCTCTAGGCTACGTCACGTTAAAATGGAGCTCAGTATCGGAATCGAACCGATCAACAAGGGTTTTGCAGACCCTCCCTTAGCCAACTAGGTCACTGAGCAAATGGTTGTCTGGGAAGGTAACGCTCCTTCGTCTTTCGATTATCAGTCGAGAGCTCTACTTTTGAGCTACCAGACATTTTGGTCCCCTAGCTAGGATTTGAACCTAGATCGTCCGAATCACAATCGGAAACACTAAACCTTTGTGCTACTAAGGGGATATGAAATTGGCAACCCCAGTCGGATTCGCACCGAACATCTGTTGATTGAAAGTCAACTATCCTAACTAATTAGACGATGAGGTCATTTATAAAAATGGTGGAGCTTATCGGAATCGAACCGATCTGATATTCTCATTGCAAATGAGATGACCACACCAAGCAGTCCCAAACCCCAATAAAATGGAGCCAACAGTCGGGATTGAACCGACGACCGGCGGTTTATAAGAACTGTCTCGGTTGGTGACAACTCTCAAAACCGCTGCTCTACCACTGAGCTATGTTGGCGAATAATAAAAATGGTGAGCCTGGTTGGACTCGAACCAACGACCAACTGGTTAAAAGCCAATTGCTCTGCCAACTGAGCTACAGGCTCTTAAAATGGTGGGTAGTGTGGGTAACGATCCCACAGAGCATTTACATGCGCCGGTTCTACAAACCGGACCGTCTCCTTAACGGTATAACTACCCTTTATACAAACTTATATTAAACTATCAAAGAACAAAATTGGTGTGAGACTTGTATCTCCGCTGTTAATAATTATAACCGGAAATGTGAGGGAAGCCAACTTTTTTTGTTTTTAACAGTTCACAAACCAGATCCGCAACGGTAAATATTGTTATGAAATCACGATCTGAGAGATGGAGTATCGGGGCTGGAAAATATAATGAAGAACAATTGAAACAAAGACAAGAAGATTATAACAAAAATCCTGATGAGTGTTTGTTCTGCAAAAACTCAATGCCATACATTGCTTTATATGAAAGAAACAAACGTAAATTCTGTAATAGATCTTGTGCAGCTAAACACAATAATCAAAATCGTCTACAATCTAATCTTACGCGCAAAACAAACTTTGTATATCAAAAAGGACTAACAAAAGAAGCATGTTGCATTATTTGTCAAGCAAACATTAAGATAGGAAAAAACTATAGTGCAAAGAAGGCTAAATGTGTTGATTGTAAAATAACTAAAACAAAAATTATGATGTGTAAGTGTTGTTCTAAAGAATTTAATACGTCTGCTATTCGTAAGTGTTGTTCTGTAGAATGTTCTAAACGTTTAAAACAAAGGGGAGGTAGTCTGGGTGGAAAAATATCAGCTTCAAAGATTGTTAAAAGATCTAGAGATGAAATAAAATTATATAGTTTCTGTAAAAATTATTTTAATTCTGTAAGACACAATGAAATTATCTCAGATGGTTGGGATGCAGATATCATTATAGATGATTACAAATTGGCTATACTCTGGAATGGACCTTGGCATTACAAACAATTGTCACTAAAGAATCATTCTTTAGCTCAAGTACAAAACCGAGATAAAATCAAAACAGATGTTCTAACATCAGCTGGATGGAAAGTTTTATTCTTTAATGATAATAAATATACTCCAGAAAAGGCATTTCAATTTATAAAAGAAAGTTGCAGGGGCGGGATTTGAACCACTTATGCGCGTTTTAGTAGCTTCTTGGTTATGAGCCAAGCTAGATCGACCAGACTTCTATACCCTGCTATTAAGATGTGAAAGAACTAACCGCCTTCCCACTTGACGACCCCGCGGTTGATGTAATAATTATACTACAGGGGTTAATGGGAAACCACCTTTTTTAAGAAAATTTTGGAGGAAGTGGTGTAGCTGGGGCTGAGGATGATGTTTTTAGATCTCCTGGAACACTCAAGGTTCTGCCTTTATAGGTGTTAGACAAATATCTAATCAATTCTTTAGTCATACTCCAACCGGGTGGAATAACCTGATTATCCGGAAAGTTATTCAAAGTTTTTATCATGTAGAAAACAAAACTATCTTCTACATTATCTGCAACTATATCTGCTGCTTCATCATCTATATCTATTTTACTTAAGGCATTATTACCTCTAAGGTTGTCAGCTACTTTCATGAATTTTTTAAAAGTAGCCAATATCGGTCCAGTAGGATCTAAATACCTTGCAGCTACAGCTTGAGCCATATCACCAGCAGTTTCTATAGCATCCAATGGATCAATTGAGTTCTGCCCTTGACCAAAGACTGTTGATCCGACTCCAGCATTAAATGTAGTTTTGATTGCTCCCTTAACAGCAGAACCAACTAACTTTCCAGCCATTTTTTGATTTGCGGCTTTTTTAATAGCTTGTTTCAAATCTCCAAAGGTAATTGGAGCACTGGTTGCTTCTTTAAGATGAAGATACTGCTGGAAGGTCATTTACTTACTTATAAGACATAAGTAATAATACCATGATAAGACATCTTAAAGCTCTCAAAGAATCTTTAGAAGGAAAGCCTCTTGCTGTGAGATCTTCTCATTGGTCTACTGTTAGAAAACATCATCTTCAAAAACAACCTACCTGTGCGGCTTGTGGGGGTACACAAAAATTACAGGTTCATCACAAACAACCTTATCATTTGCATCCGGACTTAGAACTAGAACCTACCAATCTTATTACTCTGTGTGAATATGGAGACATTGATTGTCATTTTAACATAGGTCATTATAGAGATTGGAAATCTTTTAATCCTAATGTGGAATTAGATGCTGCAGAAGAATTGTCTAGTCTCTCCCAGTGTCACACCACTTCTCAACCAGGTAAACCCTAAGGAATCCTTAATCAAGCTCAGAGAGGCCTTCAGCCTTCGGCAGGTGTCACTCCCCAATTGGGGGAAGTGTCTAGTCTCTCCTAGAGTCACACCACTTGTATCGCCCGGATATGTCCAGGCCGTTCTCCTCCGTGATAACCACAGAAGAGGCAGGTGTCGCAATCTCAGCAGGGTTTACGGTCTGCTACGTTCCAATTACAGACTTACCTAAATACCAGAGGGGTCGTGGTTACTGAGAAAAGTGGTGCTTGGGGTGGGACTCGAACCCACGATAATCTGCGTGTAAAGCAGGTACTTTAGCCACTAAGTTACCCAAGCATAAAAAGTAAAAATAGGCCTGGGTGGAGTCGAACCACCACTACCTCTTTCAAAGAGAGGTGCACTGCCATTATGCAACAGGCCTGTGTTGCCATTATACCAATGGACTATAAAAAAAGTGGACCCGGTTGGATTCGAACCAACAACCCGGGTGTTATGAGCACCACGCTCTGCCCTTGAGCTACAGGTCCATTACTTACAAATTAAAATATCAAAGATCAAAGATGGTACTCCTAGCTGGATTCGAACCAGCACTACACAAATTTTAAGTTTGTTGACTCTGCCCGTTGGTCTATAGGAGCGCTTTAAAAATTTACTTACAATTCAAATACAGAATTACTATCTTCTGATTCATTGCAAAATTCTACAAACCGTTTAAAGTCTTCTACGGCATCCAGGACACATTCAAACTGGTCCCAATAACCAACACCGTCCTGGTGTTCGGCTTCGCAGATATATTCCGCCAAAAGGTCCTCTAGAGGTTCTCTCCAAGAAACTACGGATTGAGCTGCATCGATGAAGGAGTGCTTCAAAGGATGGCTGAGGGTGTGCATGTCGTGATGGTTTGGATTGATGTTCTTCATTGTGTTAATAATACAGTTTTTTACTAGGAAGTTCAAGAGATTTCTTAGAGATTTTCAATTTCAGCCAACAATTCTTCGTCGGACTTTTTGCGATAGACTACATTGCCTTCTTCATTCAATTCCTTAGCAATGAAGCCTTCTGCTACCATATGTTCTAGATTGACCTGGACTCGCCATTGGATATAAGACTGATACTCTGCTTCAGAGAGGTTTTCAATTTCCTCATCTGTAATACTGGCGTGACTACGATCTTTCCATTTGCTTAACGTGTTCTTAATCATGTTAATATAATCTTTGTTTTTAGTAGGAACTTCAAGAAAAAATTTGTCTTCAGGTTGGATTCGAACCAACGGCGAGCGCTTTATCCCGGCATTTTGGCCCTTAACCATGAGGGAGCACTAGATCTACCAGCTGAGTTACTGAAGACAAAAGTATAAAATTATTTTTTAGGGGTTACTTCCTTAGGAGATTGGGATTCTTTTTTAGACCAATCAATATCATTCCAATTTTCATTGTACTTGGTTTTATTAACTGGTCGAGGTTTACTTCCTTTGCCAGCCATAATTAGACAATTTCAGAATTTAACCGAGAGACTTCTGTAAGGATAGCTCCTTCTAGCTCTGTAACTTCACCAATAACTTGTTGGCTACTCTCTGGATGATAATTAAAGACCCCGTAGGTATCTCTTACAATTTCACCAAGCACAGATCCGTTACGATTATCATAGACATCAAAACGATTGGCATTTTTTACTTGGACGTGGATTAGTTTATTCATATTAACAATTAATTAGACGAATGATTAGGTTATGTATATATTTTAGGATACTGACTTTTTTTGGTTCTGGGAGAATTGAAGAATAGATCGGTCGACCGTTGTCAAAACTGATGATGTATTTAGAGGTGGTTTCCATGCTTAATAATATCTAGATATCCGGATTTACGCAAGGCTTTATAGAAAGCTTTTTTATTATTTTGCTTCTTAATAAAACGAGCGGTGTCCGGACATTGATGGATTCCAATAGCCAAACAGGGACCTTCCTCAATAAGACCTCCCGGAACGTGTAATACACAAGTAGTAAAACCTCCGAAGGGAGACATTTTCTTAGATTGATCCATGCGCATTTGGCCAAATGGAGGTTTAACATACCGCCGAACATGGCGAAAGGAAATTTGCCAGCCTTGTTTCTTTAATTTATTGTAGTCTAATGTACTGCTCATGTTTTAATAATGGATTAAATTAATGGGAACATCCAGAAATTATGGATGGTGTAGGTTGTTAACATCTTTAGTGTCCATGATGGCTTCTACTTCCGCAAAACTTAGAGGCTTGCCATGGACATCCCAACCGCAATCTAGGATCTTATGAGTCTTGTTTTCTGGTCGAGAGATAGGCAGAGTGCCGTGAGAATGTCCGCAGAGGTGCATACCACCATCAGACATACCATCCCAGCTGTGAATGGGAAAATGAAAACAAACAAAAGTCTTTCTACCTTTTCTAAAGGTAAAATAATGATGCAAATAACGCACCATAGTTCCTCGAATAGAACCAGCTATTTGATGAACAGAACCTCCATAGGATTTCTGAATAGGGTTGTTATGATTACCCCACAACATCCAAACAGCTTTAACCTTCAGCTGGAACATAATACTTTGATACTGTTCTAAAGAAGTATTAAGACAAAAGTCTCCTAGATGTAGAAGAATACCATTTTCTCCAACAGTTTCATTAATGATACGAATCATATCTTGATTCATCTCTTCTGGATTTTGATAACCTCTCTTTCCATAGAGAAATTCTTTATTATGCCCGAAGTGGGTATCTGAAGTAACATACAAATTATTGTATTCTTCTTCTGGCATTTTGTAAATTACTTGCATAAATAGTATTGTATGAAATTTGATGCTCTAGTCAACACTCTTTTAGAAAAACATAACCAACCTTGTACAAAGGTGACTGGTCAACAACAGTCCTCGCGTAAAGACAAGAAATATATGAGATGTGCTAGAGTCAATGGTAAACTTAAACGGGTTCATTATGGGGATCCTAATATGAGAATTAAAAAGTCAAATCCAAAGAGAAGAAAGAGTTTCCGGGCAAGACATGGTTGTGCAGATGCTAAACCCGGAACTCCAAAATATTTTTCTTGCAAGAATTGGTGATATAAGTCTTCCACAGCTTGTGCGGATCTAATTCTTTTCCATCCAGGATGGAAAAACCAATCCAACTATAATCAGGAAACAACTCCAATATTTTTTGAGCTTTTCCTTTACGGTCTAAAGATATAAAATCTGGATTAATTAAATATACATTTATCTGCATTATCTTATATGTAATCAATCTAATCTTATCATATAGCTCATCCATTAGAGGTTTCAAAGCAGTTACTAACTCCCAATCAAAATTGTCAGCTAGTTTCTTTTCAAAATCTTCTCTAACTGGTTGGCCATATTCCACAAACAGATCAAACAAATGATCGACAGTCTTGACTCCTGTAAATACTCGATGCAAGTACAAATATCGAGGAGTCTTGACTTTCTTTAAAATTTGTCCGTTGTTGGCATAGATAACAACTCCTTCTATAGAGGTTTCATCCTTAAGATACTCGGCTACATTTTGTAAATTTAAAGTGTATCTTTCTGGACGTAACACGCCAAAAAATCTTGCTTGCTGATCTAAAGCATCTTGAGGAAGATAATAATACGGATCATGCTTACCCATAAATGAATAAGAGTCGTGTCCTACAATACCAATAAGCCACAAAGTAGGTTCTTCAGATTCCCGAAGAACAATGCGATTAGTAGGAGTAGTCCATTCAAATAAAAGTGAAAACTTTTCAGAGTCTAACCAAAAATTATTAAAGGCATCAGGATACTTGGTTTTCAGCAATTCTATTTCATGTCCGTTTTCTAACTGAGATGCATCTATAGTCCCACGGGTACGAACAATAAGCTCACCATTATGTCGAGACACAATTAAGAGACTTCCATCAAGTTTGCGGATAAATTCTAGGTCCGTATGGTCGTCTATAGGTTCAAATTCTGGTTGTTCTCCTAGATTTACAAACTTTTTAAAACCAGCAGACACGAGCTTTCTATCAGACTTACGCCAGATAGAAGAACGAAAGATTTTGTTTTCGTCTGTCCAAGTTACCCCCATGTCTTTAGGGGTAACCAAGATGCATTCATCTCCAGCTACTATACAATCTTTGATGTTAAAATTGGTTACATCAATTGGCTGAAACATATTCTAAATTATAAACTGAATTAAGAGTCTTGAAACCGGTATCAGTAACTTCTGTTACTACTGAAGAAGTAAAGATTCCTCCCATTTTTACTCCACAACGGACTTCTCTGTCTACCACAACTGGTTTACCTACCTCTGGTTCAGATATAAGATACCCTTCTAACCAGTAGTCTACTGGAATAGATACATTTCCATTACATTTACCCGCTTCGTAATTTTCAAAGTTGGGGGTAGGAAATTCTGGATTATCACAAACTGCTAGTTTGGTAATTTTTACATACTTTCTTTTCATGCTATCATAATAGCATTTGAAGAGGAGGAAATCAACCTTCTATAATAGATAGTTTAGGTTTTTTGTGGACTCTTTTTTTACGGACTGGTTTCCTTTGAGCTGCTTTTTTAATAGCTTGAAATTGTTCCCATTGCCACCAAGACAACCAGAAAAATGTAAGAGACATACCTACATTCAATACTATCTCAGTTCTATTAGGAGTTGAAAGTGTTAGAACATTTAACAAGGCTCCACAAATAGTTACTGTTAATCCAAATTTAGCCAACCAAGCCTTTATCTTATTATCCCATATAGAGTTATCTGGATCTCCAAAAATATGTATTAATAAACCCAAGGCAGAAATTGCTATGGTACAATTAGATAAAATATTAATAAATGTATATGGGTTCATGGAATTATTTATGTTTCCTAATTCTTCTAATAGGAGTTGTTGGAGGTACTGGAACTACTTCATCTGGTAATATTTTATGACTAAAATATTCAATTCCTTTCAATCCTAAAAACCCTAATAAAAAAGCAATACCATAATGATAATGACTATCATCTAACTTAGTAATATTAATGATTATCGGAGTAATATAATTGGCACTAGCAGCTCCTCCTACTAAACTAGAGATGGTTCTAGTTAAATTCATAGCAGATCCCTTAGAAGTCAACAAAATAGCTCCAAAAAGGCCACTAACCAGTAAACCTATGTCTATCCCATATTTTTTAAAATCTATTTCAGAGGGTTCCATCAATATACTTAGGAGAAAATTTGGCTATGAAAGATAAGTTGCCCATCTATTTTTCATCACTTCAATAGTTTTTTCCGGAACATTATGAATGCTTCCGTAATTTCCATTCATCTGTCTAATATCTATTGGAACATTCAGCTTACTAGCCAAATCTGCATATGGTCTGAATTCTCTCTTGGTAGAAAATGTATTTGATACAATAACATTAAACTCTTGCTTCAAAGCTACTTCTGTCATAAACAGACACCACTCATGAGCGTGTTTGAGAAGAGATGCATTGAATTTATATTCTCCGGTTATAGAATGCACAAAGAACATATCTGCTTCAAACCAACGAAAATTTTCTGGGTCTGTATTGAGGAGTCTTTGAGCTTCTGTAGATTTTCCAGAACCAGGTAATCCACGGATGATATAAAGAGTATTTTTCATTTTAATCTTTGAAATTTTGATTAATAATTTTTACACTAAGCATTTTCTGTAATTTCTTACTATACATCAATTCATTATTTTGATTATAACCACGGAAGACAATGCCTTCTGCTGGTTTATCATTAGGATACTTGATAGTATTGACCCAATTTTGCAATTCATCTATAGTTGAGAGGTTGAAATGTTTAAATAATTTAACAACTGGAACTCCTGGAATATTTGAATCAACTCCTAGACCATCGACCCAATTCAAAGGAAGAACTGGCTTCCGAGAAGGTACTTCAAACATGTTAAAGAGATATAAACTAACCTCTGGATAACCAGCTGGATTACCTTGAATACCAGGTCCAGCAATTTCTCCTTGAATACAAAATCCAGGTTTAAGATTTTCTTGGATATTATATTTTCGAGCCATTTTCCAGTATACATTTTCGGTAGTATCTTTAAGCTCTAGATTACGAGAACAAACTCGAAAAGTACCATCCAATTCTTTAATATAAGTTGCAGAGGTTCCATCTATTTTAAGAGTAGCTTCTACCCATTCAGCTTCTCCCAATTCATCTAATGCTTCTATGTTAGATTTAAGATTGTCTTCATCCGTTTTAGAAACCAAATGAGTGGGAAAGTCTCCTTTAACTTGTCCGGCTAGTTGAACTGGAATTGGTTTTTCATATTTGGTAATACCAAGCATACTAGCCAGAGAAACATCTTCAGAAGAATCATCCATATGATCCCAGACTTCTTGAGCACTAACCAAAGTCTTAGGAAAGATGAGACCTTGAGAAATAGCTCCGCGAAGCTTGGCGGTCTTAACTCGGATAGGTTTAGAAGGATCATTCTTATCCCAAAGAAATTTATTCCATTCTCTAGGAGTGAGGACGGTATCAATAGGAACAAAAATAATTTGATCACCTATTTTATATTCATCTTTCTTGATAACACTTTGCCAACCCAGAACTCTAGCCAGTTCAATTTTATCGGCTCCTTCTATAGGAAGAATTTCTGAGATAATTTCTAGAGATGCTAATTTCATGTAATCATATTATCTCGAGATTATCCGGAATACAACAAAAAACCCTCTGGATTTTGCCAGAGGGTTTTTATTCACTGCTTCTATAGGTTGAAATTAAAATCCAGGAGCTTCTTCAGGAAACTCCTCTGGAGGCATGTCTTCTGTAGTTTCTTCTGAACCAGAAGACATGCGAGATTGGAGATTTCCAACAGCGGTTTGCACAGCTTGCATTGCATTCATTAAACCTTGGAAATCTTCTCCTTCATGTCCTTGTTCAAAAGTTCCTAACAAAGGTTGAATGGTTTCTAAATGAGCTGCGGTAGCATTGAGGTCTTCTGTAATAGCTTTGATTAAAGTTTTTTCAATAGCTAAAGACTTTGCATTTTCTCCGGCTTGCTGGCTTTCTGTTCCGGCTGCTCTGGATTCAAATACTAATCCATAAGCTTTTTCTAAATTGATTGTATCAAGCGTGCGCATATATGTTATATTTATCCATGTCTACTACTAAACTGTATTAAACCTATAAGAACACTCAATTGTAATATTTCTAAAAAAAAGAACCAAAATAAAATAAGTTGAGGAATACCACAGTCTTCTGAATTAGGTTTTTCTGACATATTTATTTTTTTTCTAAAGTTTCATTGTATTTTTTTAGGATTTCTTCATGATATTCTTCCGGAAAATTACTTAAAGCAATTTGAATAATTTTGCCACAAAATTCATTATAGGCCTTTTCTTTGTCTCTTTCTTTCTCTACATAATCTGGACATTGGTCTTGAGGAATCATTCCTTTTATTAAATCCAAAACTGTATTTTGTTTTTGAGTAGAGGTATGTTGAGTTTGATCCACCTTTTGACGTGGGGTCTCTGCTTTGGAAAGTTGTTCTTTTAACAAATCTTCCATATTTGCTTTAAGGGCTTCGAAATCCATAAAAAAATTATAAAGGGTTAAATTAATTATTCAAGGAATTTTTTAATAGTGATTTTTTTTAATTTTCCAGGAGAATTTAAATATGATTGGAATTTTATATATCATTGCTTGTAATTTGTTATCTATAAGTGCGGTGTTTTGTGCAACCTATTTAGAAGACAACGGAAAAAATGGATTTTGGCCATTAATTATTTTAGCATTTCTCTCTTCTAGGTTACCTTACATGCCTATACATATAATTAAAGAAACAAAATCTGATGAATAAATTTAACTTAATTATTAATACTATATCCACTATTTTGCAAACAGTTTTAATTGTGTTGAAACTAACTGGATATATTAATTGGTCTTGGGGTTGGGTATTGTTTCCTTTTTGGATGCCAATTATTTTTATAATGATTTTTGGTATTTTTTTAAAATTATTTCTTAAATAACTTTATCATTTTTAAAAGATCTGACTAGTATAAATTTTTTAAGATTTTCAGAAAACTCTAAGACATAAGTCTTAGAGTTTTTTCTTTCTACTATTGCGCCGGCTAATATACCCCCCTTAGCCAAAATAAATCCGAAACCAGCATCCTCTACATTATTTATTTGACCGTAAATTTTAAAAATTCCTTCTCCTTCTTCCAGTTCTGTGATTTTTCCAGTATAATAAAATCCGTCTGGTCTATAAATTTTTATAAGATCGCCGATAGTACATTTAATAATTTGAGAAGGTAAAACGATTCCATTAGTATCTGATAGATAATGTTCTACATCTAAACGAGGACCATAATTAGGAGAAGGAGAGTTTTGAGGAGTAGAATTGTCTGAAATAATACTACTCAACATAAGGATTGTTATTGCTATAATTTTCATTTGTTTTTCTTCTTATTGACTATTGGTGCACAAACCCATTCTCGGTTTAAGAATGAGATGGAAAATCTTTCTGTTTTGGATTCAAATCCCTCATCTTTTAAATACTGTTTAAGAATTTTAACATGGGAACTATATTCGGGAGAAGAGTAGTAGTCGTGATCAAAAACACCCTTTTCATCAACTGGATCTATCCTAAAGCTCATAAGAATAATTATATGTAAAAACAAAAAAGCCCTCGTTGTGAGGGCTTTTTAAAGTCTCTGGTGCTCAAGAAGTTGTTTAATCTACATCAATGATAATGTCTGAACTTGTGGGTTTGGTGATAGGAATGTATATCTTAAGTAAACCATCTTTAAATTTACTTCGGATGTGTTCCGTCTCTACTTCTTTAGCAATGCTAAACTCTAAAGTAGCGTTGCGATAACTGATTCCGGTGCGCAGATAGGTAACAAGATGATCTTCTGGTGGAATCTCATCTTGAGGATCTATTTTAATCACTAGTTTATTTTCTTTGACCTGGATTTTAATATCTTCCTTAGTCAAACCTGCGAGGGCCACATGAACTTCATATTCGAAAGGAATATTGTCCTCTTTGGTTTTGTGAAGCAGGATGTCATACGGATAGTGAACTCCCGGTGATTCAAAGGCCTTGTCCATGTCTTTGAAGAATGAATTAAACCAATTGTCGTTAAACAGTGCTGGTAATTGGTTGGGACCATACACTGTGCCAATAAATGGCTTAGTATTATTTGTGGTAATAATTTTTGTTGTCATATTAGTACTCCTCTTTCGAGCAAGTGTTGTTTTAATTCTAGTCTCTTGAGCTCCAGAACTAATAATAATTATCCTAGCAAGGTCAAAGAATTTAACAATTCTGCTAAAGCTACTTTAGATTCTTTTACAGTGATAGTATCATCCGGATCTAAAGCTGGCCAAAAATCTTCAACTATTACATCCGGAAAATCTTCTAACGAAAGACTGGTTTGCTTTAAACATTCTTTTTCGGCTATACGTTTAAACTCCTGTAAGGAAATACAGACACTCATACAATTTATTTTAATTGGTTTTTTGTTTTTTAGGGAAAAGAGCTTTGAGGGTGGTTTCTAAATCAGAATCTCGGTACAGAAGAGCCTTATCAACTCCGGTCCATAATTCCTGATTGAACTTCAAATCATCCTGAACCCTAGTAATACCGGATCCGATACGATTACCTCCCTGGGTTAGATTCTCTTGAATTACATTAAAGGTGGTCCATAAATCTGTACCCGCATCTGCTTCTCGGCGTGGTGCTAGGATAGTAGAGGCATCTACTTTCTTGGGCTGGGACATCCGATAACGAAAACGAATGTAATAAGCATACCGAGCTAGATAGGTTCGTTCTTCTTCTGTTAACTGTCTTTCCTTCAACAGCTGGGTTTGATTTACAATAGTGTCATATTGACCAAAAGCTTTTTCCAAGACGGTGTTGATATCTTCTGTGATACTCTTACCACTAGAAAGACGGTGAAGAGTGGGTTGAACTGAGGTCATCATTCCAGTAGGAGCAACTAATCCATTAGAACAAATTAATCGGAAGAATCCAAGAACCGTAGAAAATCTCTTGGTTAGATTGTGGCTATTGACGATGTTTACCTGTGGAAATCCCTCAACTACAGATTTTTCTATTTGGCTTTTATGAACCAAGGCGATATTATGCATACCGTGTCTTGATCCAGTTCCTTTTACAGAACGGATTAACCAATCATTATCTAGAGCTGAATTCAAGATATTGAGGGTCGATATGAAGTTGTACTGTTTTGATGCTTTGGCTGCTGGTTCAGTTGCGGCAATGGAAGGACAACGTTCAATGGCTTGATTTAGTGTTAGTGTTTCAATCATGTTTAAATCTTAACATGACATAAGGGGAAACTCAACTAGAATCTAAGAGGGTGAGCCAAAAAAGACAGTCACTACCGCTTTAGAATCTGAACGGTGGTCTATACGATGGTCAATGTAACGCAATCCTCTGGCACCAATGTCCTCTCTGATTCTGTGAAGTTGATTGGTTAATGATGTTTCTCTTTCAGCAAAGGTTGCATTGTCTGGAAGTTTGATGGATACCCGTACTTGTTCTGTTGTCATTACATTAAATAATTATCCCCCAAAGCCAAAAGGACACCCTTTGGATTCTTTTTTATTGACATTGCCATAGGATTTTGGTTGTCTGAAGTGTCTTTGATATCTTTCAAAAAATTCTGATTGAGCTTTATTCCATATTTTTTTTAATGTAAATTCTTTATCCCAAGAATAAGAGGCTTTGAAATTTTCTCTCTTAATAGGAATAGCTTGTATCATTGGGGTTTGCTTTGGAATCAAACCATTAAATCCTTTTTTCAAGAAAAATGGAAAATGTACAAATGCTGGAAATTTATCGGTATCCACCAATCCAGATAGGCATCGAAACGGTAACTCCTCGTGATGTTGAGGATGTATAAATAGAGTAGACCATCCTGGAGGGGTTTTAATAATCCAGGGATTTAAAAATTTAAAAGCGGTGGGATAGTAACCAAAAGGTACGGGATAAGAAGAATGTTGTTCAGTTTTCTGGACAGTTACTACAGATCCATATTCCCAAGACCATTTAAAAGACAAATTTAATTCTCCAGCATTTTCCATCCATAGATCACAATAAAGAGGTATGTGATAACCAGCTCCCAAAGCATCAATTACTGGAAGACATTTTTTAATGGTACTATTAGGATCCCCATACTGATCTACATCTGGAACATCGTGAATATATCTAGAGGTTTTAGCAAACCATTCTGGAGTCCGGAGTTTGGCTGGATAGGGTTTTTCTAGAATATCTGTCATAAATTCATTAGCAGCTATAAATTCAATCTCTACTTTTTTGAAAAACATATAAGTATCTTATATAATCCCTTGTTTAAGGCATTTTTCAACTAAATTTAAATATGGCAGATTACATTGTTTATGTCTCAAGTTACCAAATGGGTGATCGAATAATAAGGGGAAATTTTCCAGTAACTTTATTAGATCAATTAGCCTGTCCTCAACCAGTGGATTTAACTGAATTACAATTAAAAAGGCATATATTGTCTGAAGAGCCAGATGTTGCTGTAACAAAAATACAAACTTATATTACTTCTTTATCCGGTGAAACCCTAACCACTATTAAATCAGATAATATTTCTAATATTTAACCATAAATAATAATATATGTCTAAAACCTTTCAACAGTTCAGTACGGCAAACGCTACAGATAATCCTCTGAAGTCTACCGATTATTTGGTGGGTTATAGATCTGTTCCAGATAGTGGAGACCCCTACGAAATACAAGTCACAACTGCGGATCTGATGTCTCAAGCTGATAGGTTAATGCCTCTTAAAAATATAAGTGTTGATAAGATTTCTTATAAAGCTGATGGTGATAGTACTATCAGCAATTCTTTGGATAATAAGCTTAATGATATCAGAACCACGGCAGATTTTACTTCACCAGCTGCGGCTTGTAGATCTTGTAAAACTCAACGGCTTTTCATAAAAGGTAATTCAGGAACAATTAATCTTTATATTCCCGAAGACTTTTCAACTATTCAAGATGCTTTAATAGGAATGGCGGATTGGTATATTGAAAATGGAGCTTCTATAAATTTAAATGTAACTCAAAATTTTACATTTAGTGGTCCTATAGTTCTTAATCATCCTTATGGCAAAAATATAAATATCATAGGAGCACCAACCGGTGGAGGAAGAATTACAATAAGTCCTCCAAATATTTCTTCTATTGAATATGATTTATTTTCTTGTTATGATGGATATCAATTTGGTTTGATAGAAAATTTTTATATTCAGGGGGGGATTTTAACTCAATCTTATCAACGAACAGCTTTGAGACTTTATGGAGGTAGTTCTATAATTTTAGGGACTAATAATATAATAGAGCAATGGTATTATGGAATATATTCAAGTAATGGATCTATAGTTAGACGCAAAACCACCCCAAATAATGCTTCTACAATAGTTAGAGGTTGTTACGGGGTTGGTATATATGCTAGCTACGGAGGAATTATAGATATGCCTTATGCCGTGGCAATAGGTGGTGAAAATTGTGTGAAGGCAGATTACGGTGGTCAAATAAATTGTTCTTACGGCACTTTATCTGCAGCAACCTATAATGGTGCTGCAGCTTTTACTAATGCTCAAATTAAAGCTTCTGCCAGTACTTCTAGATCTAATGGAGGGTCTGGTTTTTATAGCAAAGATGGTGGAATTATAGAATGTTATGATATAATCCCTACGCTAACTGTCTCTGATTTGAATAATAGATACGGGTATGAAATGTTAAATGGTGGGGTTGTTTATGGTGGTCCAAATGTTGGCGGCTCTTCTAATGTTTTGGGAAAAATTAATACCTTTGTATCTACATTCTTTGCAACAGATATCGGAGCTACTGTGAATGCTAATAAAGGTTCTTTAACGGTAAGCACTTCTGATAATAGCTCTATTTATTTTAAAACCAATACAACCAAAACCCAATTACAAATTGTAGACAATGCCTCTAATTCTTATCTTACTATTACAGGAGGTATAAGTTCTGGAGGATCTGCTGGTCCAGTGGTTGTTTCTGTATTAGGAGCTGATTCTGATTTACAAATCATACCCAAAGGAACTTCTAAATATATTCAATTAGGTAACAATGTTCAATACGGAGTCTTTACATCTAGCCCAGACATTTCAGCCAACGGATATATTACCATAAAAGACTCTAGTGGTAAATCTACCAAAGTATTGGCTTATCAAGCTCCTTAATATTGTTGTATGTCTTCTGTTCCACTAAATACTCAAACTCCATTGACTTATACTCAATGGATTAATTATCAAAATGCAACAATTCATGAAACAAATGAATTTTTGTATGTTGAATATCTACAAACTTGGTACAAATCTCAAAAAAATACCAGAACAGAAAATCAAAAAACACTCAAAGAACAGTATGTACAATTACTCAAAGATTTAAATTTTTTGTTCAAGGAGACTACTTCAGATCCTTTTCTGAAAGATATAAATTATGATAATGAAGAAGAATTAATATTAGCAATTCCATTTTTTGCTAAAAAACTTAAAGAAATTGCTAATGTTTTAACCAACAAACGAGAAACGGTCAAAAGAGCTAAATCTAGATACAATTCTATTGGCTCCACAGAAGGCTTACAGTCTCTTTTATATGAATACATATTAAAAAGTTTTACTCAAAATCAAGGACACATTAGTCAAATTCCAGTATTGGCTGTACAAGCTAAATTTCCAGAATTAAGTGCTATTAAAAATGATTTTTTTGTAGAAATAGAAGAGTTGCATGAACCTCATTCTTATCATGATAAAAATAATTTACCTAGTTTAGATTCTTTATTGAAAGGAGAAGAATATCTAGATGATTATTTTCCGTTGATGAATGTTACGGATGAAATGGTCTATAATATTATTTCTAGCAAGATATTGCCTCGCGTGTCAGAAACCACTTTATCTACTTTATTTAAAGATTATTTGACCAATGTTTTGCAATCTAATAATAGCAGTGATTTAACCTATCAAATTAATGCTGAAATAGCTGCAACAGAAAAATATTTGGGAGAAAAGGTTTATGGATTGACTGCTGTTAAAGTAGAAGATTATACTCAACCAGATTATATTTTAAATAATACTTTTACTGTCGGTAGTAATTGGTTTTTATGGCCCACTGGATATCAAACTTTGACTGAGAAGGTTTATAATAACTCTTATGTTCCGTTAAACATTCAACAATCCAATTTATTAGCTAGTGGAGCGACTGCTGGAACAGATTTGACTAATTCTGATATTATATTTACGGATAAAAATGGAGTGGTAGAAGGTGCTTGGTTACAAGGACCGTATACAGAACCAAGAAACGGTATAACAGATTTAACTATTAAATCTGGAGAAATAACTGAATTTTTATATCCTTATGTTGGATTTGAGTTGTCCCCTAAAAGTTTAACATTTAAAACTCATTCTTTAACTGGAAGGGATGTTAAATTGTTTAAGACTTTAACCATATCTCAACAGTTAACTACTTTATCAGATTATTATACACAAACCTTTCCATCAACTGCAAGTAGATCAATTTATCTAAATCAAACCAATCTTATTTCCCAAGGAGCCTATGCTAATGCATTTTCTGATGCAGCAGACAGCATAACCCGCAATCCTCATTCTTACACTCTGCCCAATGTTTATAATGGAGAAATAGAAAAGGCATATCTTTATAAATTTGATCGCACCGATTTGCCTATAGTAACTGGAAATCAAAATATTTTATGGCCAGTCACCACTTATAGTGCTGGCATAAATTTGCCGATTACATTAAATGAAGAAACTAGTTTGCCGGTAAGATTAATAGACACCAATGCAACCTATGATTTTGATGGAGCTGTTGCTGGTTTGACTATAGATCAAGCTGATATTATTTATAAATTAGATTCTAATGGTGATTTTACTAAAGCCATAGAAGGCGCTTGGCTTCAATCTGCTTCTATAAATACTCTGATAAGAGAAAATATAAATATATACGGACCTTTATCTGCAGTGAATTGTGCCCACTATATAGAAGGCCCTATTCAAGGGGCTTTATCTTTTAATTCTGCAGGTGGCACGCGAACCTCTTTTGTTTGGTGTGGTCCAGATACCCGAGCGGATTATGTATTCAAATTTACAGAACATGCCTCGGGGTGTCCTTATGTCAAAACCTATCCACATGATTATTATGAAGACCAGGATTATATAAATCCAGATCCTCTTTATGATAAAAATCATTGGAATAAATGTACTTGTAAGGCAGTTTATTATTCTCCATTAGGTCATGCCGGACAAAATTTTGAAGACTATAATTCTTTAACAGATTACGTGTATGCTGATCCGTTTAATTTAGGAGACAATTTTACATTAACCGGTTGGAGAGATACACATGGATTAGATTATAGAGAAAGTCCTCAATTTGCATTCTTTCAATTATCTCCAAATAATAAAGGAGATAATGTGGTTGGGTTCGGAGAAGGAAATTGGAAAACTTCTGATAAAAAATTATCTAGTGTTGGAGACCGTTTAATTCTTAAAACTGGAAGAAAATATGTTTACTGCAGATCCAACCTCAGAATAGGAGCTTCTCGAAATATACAAATTCCTTCTTTTGTATCAAAGTTTCCATATAGTACTTTAAAAAGTTCAGTGCCAGATGATAGCAATTATTATGATATAGTAATAGCTTGGGACATAAGTCGTTCCCAAACTTATAATTTTGAAAAAATAAAAAAAGCAGTTGCTGAATTAGTTAAAGAAGCCACTTTAACCAAATCTCGTAAAACTCAAATTTCTGTTGTTACTTTTGGAACAAAGGCTTCTTTTGTAAGTTATTTGACCACCGATTCTTATTCTCTTTCTTTAATGGTGGATGGAGTAAAACAATTTGATTTTCAAAAAGATTATACCACCAACATAAGTGGAGCTTTACAGTTATCTCGAATATTATTAACCGAACCGTTTCCTTCTTCTAATAATTCCTTAGGAACTATTGCTGGGGTGTGTAACAATCTAAATACTACTATAGTTAATTATTTAGGATTGCTCAAAACAGTTAACAGTCCAAATCCAAAAGCTAATAAGAAAATAGTTTTAATTAGTGATGGTATTGAAACAGCTCCTACAGTAAATACTTTGGCTTTGGCAGATTCTATCAAGAAAGCTGGTATAGAAATAATGACCGTTAGTCTTGGCGAATTATCTATTACGGGTTCAAAAATGGATCAGATAGCTTCTAACAAATCAAATCATTTCAATCTCCATAAATATTTGGTTTCTGGAGATGGGGATTATGATTCTTTTGTTTCTTATGTATCTCATCGAGTAAATGGAGTAGTTCCATCAAGACCAACTTGGAAAAAAGCCATCAAAAATAGTACTGGGAATTGGATCGGTACAGAAATACCGTCAGATATGGTTTTGCGTCCCAATGATATTATAATATATCAACATCGCAGCACTATTGCGTATAATGATTTATATGATTTATCTACATTTGTTCAAGTTACTTCGCCATTTACCATAAATGTAAAATTAGATGGTTGGAACTATACTACCAATTCTTTTTCTGTAACTAGTGTAGGTCCGGAAATGGGTGGCAAGCCTTTTTGGGCCATTGTTCCTACTGACACGGTTTCCATGGGTGGTGTGGTGCGTTTTATAAATGAATATGTACCTATACATCAGCCGGACATTTCTGGTATGGTTATTCATCATGCAGACTATTTAACCTATACTAGGTCGCCGGTGCCAGTTAATGATTTAAGATGGATACAGCCTTTAAAAATGGATGAAAGTTTTGAAGGTAATACTTGGAATGAAATAGTATTTGATAAAACTTTTTCTAATTTAAGAGATTTTCTTAAAACCAATATATATGATGTAATGGTAGATAATACTAAAATTCTTAGTAATTTATTGTTAGAAAGTTTTTCTCAATATAAACCAGCAAGATATCATTATATTGCTAGAAATGCTTTAACCTATTCTGAAAAATTGTATTTAAGAAACAAATGTAGCAACAGTTACACCTCTCTTGTTTCTGGATTGGTTATGGAACCATTAAATCCTCATCAAAATTTAACCAATCGATATTACCCAACTATAGCTAATGTTTCTTTTCCTTCTTTAGCAGTTACAGAAAAACAAACAGGTGGATATTTATTGCCGGAATTTTTAGGAGTTTCTAGTTATAGGGGTAGGGGATTTGAATATGAAATAGATACAAATGTTTTAAGTAAAATAGATGCTTTGAGTGCTGAGCGATTATTTTTAGATACTCAAAAATATGGTTCTAGAAACAGAGGTTTAACAGAAGAAGATCAACTATCTCCAATTACTCTCAAACATACAGATAACAGTTGGATAATGGAACCATACAGCTCTGGTGGTAAGGCTGGTGTATTAATTAATACAAAAGAAAATCAAAAATTTACACCTTATCAAACCTCTTATGAAACCCTAGGATATAATAAACACGGACTGTCCCGTCAGGATGATGATTTTGAATTTTGGAATTATGACCAACCAGAACCTAGATGGGATCAGCAAAATGTAGACACTAGTTATCGTAATGAAATTAATGACGGAGTTTATCAGAAGCGAGTGGGCGCTCTATTAACCAATAGAGGGGCCTTGGTACAATGGCGTACGGATATTTTTGGATATGATTACGGTCTTTATAAACACACCGAATCTCTTAATTATGAAGATATGGTGTATGTTCACAAAGACCCACCTGGAATCACTAGTTTTACTTCAAATATAAGCTCTAGTTTACTTGATCTGTTAACCGATACTTTACTAACATTTAGTGTAACTGTTAGTGGATATGCTCCATATTCTTATCAGTGGTATAAAGATGATGTGGTTATTCCAAAAGGAACATTGCCTACCTTTACCATATATAAAACCTCTATCCCAGATACTGGGTATTATTATTGTAAGATATCCAATATAGCTGGATATACCGTAACTCCTACTAAAACTATTATTGTAAGAAGCAAGAGAGGATTTTAATTATTTGCCAAAAGAAACCATATCTAACAAGTAATTAGATTTATTGATTCTAGACAAAATGTCTTCTTTGGTGTTATTTAAACCAGAAGAGACATTGATGATATATGTAGAAAATTCTTGAGAATTGAGAATAGAAACTAGAGTAGTAACTGTCTGGTAATAATTTTTCATTAAAGAATCCGTATTCTTGTAATTATCAATTTCTAAATTAATTTTTTCAGGGTCAAAACTTGGAAAAAGTTGCGTATCATTTTTACTAGTGCCTATAATTTCTTCTTGGAGTTTATCAAAAAGACCATCCAAGTCTTCGTATAAATCCCCCAAGATCTCATGTACGTTAAAGTTGGTGGAATACCAATGAACCATATGAATAGAAGTGAGTACTCTGGATAGTAGTAAACCAAAAAATCTAGAAGAATCTAGATTGTCTGTTTCTTGCATTTTAATAATTGTGATGTTTGCGTTCATGAATTTCTAAGTTTAAAGACTTGATTTCTGATGATGATGTTATCTATTTTATCATCATTAGAGGTTAGTAAAAAATAATTTTCTGGTACATCAATTGGGCTGGCGGCTGTAGTTCGAGCCATTGTATCTAATTGAGAGGTTGAATCTATATATCCATATATCAATTGATTGCCTTGTTTAACATTGGTTATATAACCACAAGCTTCTAATTCTGTTACCAAACTAGCAATCATAGACTCTTCATTTTTAAAATAAAATTTCCATACTTTAAATGGAAATAGTATATTCAAAGCTTCTGCTCGTTTACTGCAAGTTGTACACGGAGCGTCTTTGCCTGTAATAAGTTTAGTTAACCAACCTAAGAAATTAGAATGTAAAATAGAAGCAATAACATCACCGAGACCATTACTATATTTTAACTGTAACCGAGGATCTTTAGTTGGATTCATGTTGTTTTTTAAAAGAAGAATAATATTTAAGTCGCTGGGTTCTGTTATCAATAGCATCTATTATTTGTTCTGCCATATCTAAAAATTCAGAATCTGCTTCTGGATTGTCTTTAGTTGTCTTATAAAGTTGTCTCACTATGAGATGTAGTTGTTTGGATAACGGATATCTTTGATTAAGCTTTTCAAAAATTAAAATTTCATTAGCCTCGTTGGGATTATCTGATAAGTTAGGAACCATTTTGCCATTATTGAAATCTCCTTCCCAATACCATTCCGTCAACTTTAAGTGATCTGGTATTTCTATTTTTAATATATTAGCTTGGGGTGGGGCATCTGGACTATATCCTATAAAGGTACCTTCTCTGTTAAACAATACATACATATGAAGTATTATGACTCATTTCCTAACAAATGTCCACGAACTGCAAAGTAAACATTGGAGAGACCTATTAAGAAAAAACCAGCACTGCCACCAACTGCAGATTTACTATTTTGACCTGGCTTACCAATTTCACCACCAGCTCCTCCAATAGCATCATTAAAATTATCTGAGTCTAATCCTACTCCACCCAGACCACCTTTATTTTCTGAGGCAATAGATCCGTCCCTGACTACTATTCCCTTACTTTTCAAAAGAGCATTAGTGCCTCTATAACCACCAGCTCCAGGAGCAAATCCGGCACCTCCACCACCTCCACCACCAGTAGAGGTACTGCCGTTTAAACCACCGTTGCCGCCACCGCCGCCGCCTCCTCCTCCGAGTATGCTACCATGATTTTCTATAATGGTTGGTACGAAAGCAGCTATGGCAGTTCCCCCACGCCCTCCTGGCTTGCCGATTTTACCTTTACCAGAATCTCCATCAAAACTATCCCCACCTGCTCCTCCTTCTCCACCATGACCTCCTATGAGACCATAATTAAAAAGTACTACTGAATCTCCTTCTTCTAAATTAGACAAAGTCATCGCCGCAATTCTTGAATTTGAAGAAGTAATACGGACTCCAGGTGAAACTGTTACTATAATGTCGGTGTGTCCTGATATATAACCAGGCAGTTTATCTGTATAATCTACTATATTAAAATCAATAACATCTTTAGTGATGTTTAGAGTTGCAGATGTTCTACCGGTGGTCGTATTAAGAGTAGGACCTATTAAATTAACAAAATCCCATTTACCAGCTCCGGCCATAAATGTTACAATCTTGCCAAATTTAAAATACACATCGGCTCTAGAAATAGATGCAGTCACATACCGGTTCATATAGGATATGTCCGCTGAGGATAATTTCGTAGTTATTAAATCATTTGGTCTGCTTTGATTGGTTGCTGTACTGTATAAAAACATACAGACATTAATTTTTGTAAGTTCTGGATAATTAATTGCTGGAAAATTTGCATCTACATAGGTTTGTGCTAAAGATGTTATTTGTTCTATAGTAGACTTATAATTTGGATTGGAGATGGTTTTGCCATCTGTAGAATCTATATTTACTTCATAAACTACGGAAAATTCTTTGGTTTGCCAAATAGAACTTAATAAAGAAACTGCGGTATAGGCATTGTTATATCTTTGCAGATCACCAAGAGAAGATAGTAAATGTAAACGAGAAGTGAAAGAATCTAAAAATTTTGTAGCACTATCACTAGAGAAAAATTTTGTATCCAGATTACATATTTCTGCTTCTAATTTTAAAGCATTGTAATTATGCTTACCTGCGTCGTTACCAACACAATCGTCTGGAAACATTTCAAATGTAAAATTTCGATTCATAAATTTATTTAAATGGCTGGTCCTCGAACATCCCCTATATTTGACCAAGACACATACGAATTGCCTACAATATAATAACCAGCATTGCCAGGAGATTTTTTATCAAAATTTACAAGACTAGACGCAGAAGAACCATTCAATCCAAGATTGCCGCCAGCTCCTCCTAATGTATATAATGAACCAGAATCAGAAGATGAACCCCCAGATAAAAGTGTTCCGTTTTTGCCAGGTACTACATAAACTTTAGTTGTGCCAGAACTTCCTCCTGCTCCTGGGAGACTTCCAGCACCACCACTACCGGCAGCAGATGGATGAATCGCCTGAAAGCCGACAACCATAAAATCACCAATAGAACCACCACCACCACCACCACCGCTAATAACTCCAACATTTTTAATTGAAACATTAGAATTGATTTGTAAAGCATCTCCTCCGTTTTCAGCCTCATTAGAAACTCCGGCTCCAACACCACCAGCTCCGACTATATAACCATAATTATTAATTGTAATTTTACTGGAAAATGGTAAACTTTCCACAGTAAATGCTGGCTTGTTTGTAGAAGAAGAACCTACAATCACTCCTTCTTTGATATTAATAGTTACAATTGGTGTTAATTTTTGATCCCAACCCTTATCTATTAATGCCTGTTTTGTGCTAAAATTATAAGTGTTAGATGTTATGTCTATAACAAAATTTGCAGTGGTGGGTGGTGGCGGAGTGTCCACTATTGGAGGTGTGTGTATTACTGGAGAGACTGTTTGTGGTGTAGTAATTTGATTGCCAACCACACTATCAAAAACCCAAGCACAATTAGACACCTTAAATCTTAGAGAATTTAAAGCCGTATTTTCTCTACGATTGGTGTAGTCAATATACAGTTTCATTTGTATCCTACCCTCTCCCTGTAAAGCGCTCGCAGTTATGACAGAAGCTGGAGTTTGTTTGGCAATCATTTCTCCGGTCCAAGGTGGTCCTTCTTTTTCTTCATAATAAACGGCTCCATCTACAGAAAGTGTTTCGGGGTCACTTATGTTTTCATAAGGAAAATCAAATTGACAATATACCGTTTTGGTTTGAGGACATTTTAATATGAGACCATTGCAATTCAAATCTCCATTAGAACAATAACCGATGCCAGAACCATATGTAGCACACTGAGCATAAGCTATAGCCGTACCAGTCCTGCAAGTAGTGGGATCTGTTTTTGAAATCTGTTTGGATATTATTTCTTCTGTAAAAGAAAAGTTGGTAATAATGGCTTCTTGATTTTCTGCATATAGAGGTATGGTGGATGTTGGGTTGGTTACGGGAAAATGGTTATTAAGCCAGTTTCCGATTTCTTCAACTACTGCAGCTGGCTTGCTCGTTTTAGAATTGTAAATACCGGGATAAAAAATGGTTAAAGGTTTTAACCATTTAGCACTATTAGTTTCTACGGTAGAAGCAAAGGAAATCCATGTAGCAGAATTTTGTTTTGCTAAAGTCAAAGCATTATCCCAACCATCTTGATTGTATAAAAATAAATCAAACAAAGGTTGCCACAAACTTTCTGCACTGAGTTTTATGTTATAAACCCATTTATCCAAATTAGCATAGTTCTGATTCATTAGTTGTAATGAATCTCCTATGAAATCTGTTTTTGATACTGGTAAAGTAGTTGGCATATTAAGTTATAAGGTTCCAAGAATTATTTATATTTTTATATCTTTGTCTTACAATACGAGCTGTGGTGGAATCTGCTCCAGTCAAGGAATAAGAAATAGATAATGTTTTGGCACCAGAAGAAGGGCAAGGAGCTGACACGGCTAACGCTGGTGTAGTATAGGTACAATGGTCATATGCATTATCACAAGGACCCCAACCAGCATTACCGCCGTGATGATTACAACCCCGAGAATGGGGGTTACTGCAACTCGAACAATTAATGGTAGCACCTCCACCAGTTGGAGTACAGGGTTCTTCTAATTTTCTCGCAAAGGTATAAGAAAAATTATAATCTTTAAAAAGATTTACATACACAGAAACTGTTTGACCTTCTGTATAATTAGAAGAAATAAAGTTAGCATTTAACCAATTAGGAATACTTAGGTTAATATAATTAGAATTAGTATACCAATCATCAAAACTAATAACAGTTGGAAATACTAGACTAAATTCCATACTCCAATTAGAACTTAATTGTTTAACTGTATTATGAGCGGTATTCCATCGTTCACCGAAATTTTTTAAATTAGACGTAACACTTAACCAAGCCGCACTATTAGATGAAAATAAAGAATACAAGGCATTCCAGTTTGTCGCTTTTTCTTCTAAAGAAGATAAACTATAAGAAAGGGCTTCTACATTGTAATTAATGACGTCTACAGATTTATCTAAACACAAATCTTCATCTATCAAATGAATGATAGAACAATCATAATTTAATTTTTCTGGTAAAGAAGCTAAAATCATATTATATCCAATTTATTTTATATAAAGACATATGGGCCGGTGATATTTTATAAACACTTTGTTTTATTGCACTTTCTAGATATTTTTTTGTTTTTTCATCTCCATTAAAGTTGTGTATGTTTATATTATAATATTTACTTTTACTCCCTGGAAGTTGCATTTTAAACCAATGTTCTATTTCTTCCACATAATGTCTATTACCACTAGGCATGTTCCATACCAAATCATGATGAGAGTCAGAAAATTTAAAACAAAGATAAAGTTGTTCTATGTCTCCATATTCTAGGGATTTGTTATAAATTCTTAAATCCGCCACTTTACCTATAAATTTATAAGCATCTTGTACCAATACCACATCATTTAAAGTACTATTTTTAACAGAGTCGGCTCCTAATAATAAAGAAGATCTATAGGTAAAATATAAATGTTTATTATCTGGTATAATTTTAGAATCTATTAAAACAGCATCTAAATAAAAATTTGCTTTATGATTTTCAGTATCAAAATTTAAAACAAAATGATGCCATCCTGGTTTTAATATTGTAGTGTCACAGGTAAGTGTCAAGTCTTCTAAAGACGTTCCAGACGGGTAACCTATTTTAAGTTTCCAAGACAATGATTTGTTAAATTTGTAAAATTTACGCAAAAATTGAAATCCGGAAAAGTCTCCACTGGCACAAAATACTGGAGAAAAATTATTTAAATTGTCTAATGTGGATAAATCTGTTCTGGCTATCAAATCCCCACTCATATCCATCATATACAATTCTTTGTCTCGGGCGTCTATGATTACAGCTAGGTCTTGGAATGAAAATTTTGTACAGCCTTTAATAGGGGTTTTGACAAAATTAATATATCTAAAAGTCTCTGTGGTTCTGATACAAATATCTTCTTCTACATTAGCCCTTTTGCCTATGCGAGTGGTTCTAATTATACCAAAATCATCAATTCTAGATATACTATCTTGATCATGAAGTACCCATACATTATTAGAAGAATCACAAGTTATTTGTTGAACTGGTCCAAATGTAGCAAACATGGTTGGGGTGCCATGAGTATCAGTTAAAGGGTTGTATGCAGTTTTATAAACATTGTTACCCAAAGACTGCCAAATATTACCTTTATTATCTATTGTAGAACAATTTCCGTAAATTTCTAAAACCTGCAATAGTTTTGTTCGGGTATTTGCTGTTTTATATTTAAAAATTTCTATGCGTCTTGTATTTTTGTTTTTCAAATAAACATTGTCTATAAAAACTCCATCTGAAGAAATTTTAGTAATTTGTTGTTTTGAATTTTGATACAAATATAATACTCCAGTGTCATCCACTTCTATTTGGGTTATTCCATAAGTTCCTGTATAGGTTTTAATTAAAATGTTGTCTACATCATATTTGTAACCAATAGCGTTGTTTGTATCAAAAATCCAATAGCTAAAATCAAATAACCTAATTGTTATAAAATTAGTAGAAGAAATCGGAGCAGTTCGTGTAGTTGGTAAATTGGATATATTGGTAATTTTGTTTTGATAATTTAAACTAAAGATCTGGCCACCGGCTCGATCTACCATAGTAAACAATGGAGCTGTCATAGCACTGTTGTTTATTAATCCATATCCACTATTATAATAATTTCCAAAAATTTGACTTCCTTGAATGTCATTCCAATCTTCCACATTTACCCACAAAGAAGTAGTAAAGTGTCTGGTTTCTAAAAGATTAGTTCTGGCTGGAAAGACTGCATGAGTGGTTCCATCCAATTCCCAATAATCTGAATTTTGAAGATCTAATCTATTGGTATGCACTATGCCATTATGATTATAAACTGAAGAATCCATTAAAGGAGATTGGCTCCAATCTGTTATTTCTAAAACCTTAGATCCTAAAGAAGAATTTTTAGCACCGTCTAGATATGGTATATAGGATAAATTAGTTTCTGGACCGACATGAAAATATTTATAAAATGCTCCGGGTTCCATATACAAGGTTGATGGAACATCATATACATAATTTTGATTAGGGTCTAGACGATCATTATATAACATGACCTGAGCAGACAAAGCTTGATCAAATGTATAATAAGCTGAATTATAAAATCTATCTAACCAAACCTTATCTCCAGCATTAGAGCCAGATAACCAAGCTCCTAACCAAGTATTAGAATTAATTGAAATACTGGGAGGTTGTGGTAGACCTACGATGGTATCTTTATAATCTATTTGTCTGGCATATATTCTATCAGAAACAAAGGGATGGTGTCCAGCAACTGCTCCATCTTCTATTAATCCAACATTTTGAATAGGAGTTCTTTCAGCAGTTGGTGTATAACTAAATGGAGTTTCTTTATCTTTTATAAAAACTCTTTCTACTCCAAAAGCCTGATATCCGAGATGAACCTTATCCAATCCACCGTCTTGATTAGTACCCGTAAAGATAGATTCATACACTCTTTGAATACCGGAGAAACCTCCTACATAGTCAGAATGCATGCTATAATTGTATTCTGGAGTTTGATAGTTTTTTAACCCGTGGATATTTAACTCATAAACTGCGCGTCCGTCTTTTAACTTTGGATATTCGAAGGCATACTGGCCTAGATAATTTTGCAAGAAAGGACTAACATTTGTTATTGGATCCGGAGTTATTTCTCCTCTGTAATCTAATTTGCTAGTAGTATATTTAGTGATATGAGAATTTGAAACTTCTCGATCTTCTATTGGTCTGTGTTTATAAGAAATAAATTTTAAAAATCCAGAAGTCGGAAGAGGTCTACCTGGATAACCAGCGTCCACAAACCAAGGAAATATTTTAAATATTTTAGAAGTAGTTGTTGAATCTAAACCAACAAAATATCGAAAACTAGTATTTGGTACAAATAAACAAATACCATCTTCACTTAAAATGTAAGCGAATTTTTGAGTAATACTTTCTGGAAATTTTCTAGGAGCAAATCGTAATACCGAAGAACCTGTACTAGAAATGGTAGAGGTGTCCCAGGTTAATAAAAACCTATGAGGAGATTTGCTATTGGCTTTATTAAAAGAAGGAGTTTCTACCATTACCAAATCTTTATCTGCGATTGGATCTATTGTTTCCTCATCTCTTACAAATATAAATTTTAACGTATCATTAGCAGAAATATTGACCGGGTAACCAACTGTGTTGGGTGCTGCTCTTGTGGTTTGCTGTAAATAACTAGCAGCAACTCCAGAAGAGGTATTAGTGGTTTGAATACCAACTACATTATCATACGGATAAGAGGTTGTGGCTACTGGAGTCTCTATAACTCTAAGAGGTTCCTCTATTGCCGGATGTTGATGTACTTCAAAGGCAGAAGTGGAATTAATTAAATTGCTTAAAATTAATCCAGTTTTTCTATTAAAAGAGGTGTCTTTAAAATTCTTAAAAAGAGGAGACAATCCCAACTTCATTCCGCCTCTAAAACTTAAATCTGTTTGTTTTACAGTAAACTGTCCACCGGCTACATCAAAATGTATAGGTTGCCAGGTTATTTGATTTAAATCTGGAAAATTAATAGAAGCAGCCATTAATATATTTATAACAATTATTAAAAAACCAATTCTAATTTTTATAGTTCTCTGATTTTAAATCAGAAACACTATAATTTTCAAATTCTAATCTAAAAAATAAGTCATTTAATATTTTTTCATCAGAACAAATTGCTAGAATTTCTTTATACTTGTTTAAACTTTTATAAGCCAAATCTACAATAAATTCATTTGTAGAGAAAACTGCTACAATGTCTTTTATATTAAATGTTAATTTTTTTTGAGTAATAAAATCTAATAGAGTTAAAGTTCCATCCGGGCCCTCTAATGGATCTGTATCATCTAAAAGCATAGTTACATATTTTAAATGATAGATTTCTTCAGAAATTTTTAAAGTTATTCTAACAATTTTAAGAGGATTTGATAAATTTTCTAATAATAATTCCAACATAAATTTATTTATTCTTATTGTAAAAATTAATAGATCGAATTAAATTAATCGCAACATATATTTGCACTTGCACTATATTCTACGACCGAACAATCGGTAAATACATTGTCATAATAACATCCTCCAGAGCCGTTTGTTAATATTGAATCTGGGTGGTAGTCACAAACAACTCGGTCACAAACCGAACAATATTCATAAGCTCCAATGCTGGGTGCTAGATATAATACAGTACCAGCTCCATAAAAATAACTTACACCATAAGTACCACCAAATCCATTTGTTGTTGTATCCGTAGATCCGGTAGCATATCCATAACAATTTCCGTATCCAACAGAAGATACTACCACACCATTAGTTTGAGGAATGCTGTTTAAATCTGCTGTTGAATTCATGGTGTAAGAGCTTCCTACAGTGGTTCCATTACGAGTAATTGTATTGGAAACATTTAAACCAACAGTTACAGAAAATTTAAAACATTTGTTATATGTTTTATCTATCACTAAAATTTCATAAGAAGTGCCAGAATCTAAACCAGCCAATGTTATATTAGTATTTGCAGCCACATCTTGTTGCAAATAACCTGTATTACTAGTTGTATGTTTTCTAACCTGATAATTGTTACTAGTTCCAGAAAGTTTAAAAATAATGCTACCGTTATTACTTCCCCCAGAACCAGTTTCTGGTGTTGACTGGACTATGGTTAAAGTAATATTGTAATTTGAAGAACCGTAAAAATTACTCAACGTTATAGTACCAGAAGTAGGTATAGCACTATTATCTGAAGAATTGGGAACACGTTCTTTAACTATTAAATCATTGTTTTGCCCAACTAGTCCTCTATAATATTGAGATAAACCAACAAACTCAACACCGTTATAGTATGGGTAGCCGGAGTCGGCATCTACTCCGGCTAAAACATTAATAATGGGAATACCATATTCATTCCTAATATCACTCATTTTAATAGTTCCAGAACTAGGTAAAGCCATAAAAATTATTTAGATTTTAATATTTCTATTTCTGTCTTTAATTCTTTTATAGCTTGAATTAATAATGGGACTATTTTTTCATATTTAACAGCTTTGTAACCAGTCTCTCTGTTCATTACAACACTAGGAAGTACCTTTTCAATTTCCTGAGCAACGACTCCTACATCATGGCCACTATACACCTCTTGAAGCTCTGTATCCCAATCATATTCTATTCCTCTGATGGTTGAAATTTTTTCCAAAGCATCTGAAATTTCTATAATATTTTTCTTCAATCGTATATCAGAACTATAATATGCTACAACATCTCCAGTAGCATATAAAGTTCCTTGGACCGTAGTGTCTCCTCCTATATTTCCGTAGAACGTGCCGCTTAAAGCAGATGCATAAACTAGAGCGTTGTTGATGACTGTTGATCCGATTAACTTATAAAGATATATTGTACCAGCATAAACTACAGCAGTCTGTTTAGTTCCATCTGAAGACATTGCTACGCCTCTCCAATCTCTGACTGGATCGTTAGTGGGTGTCCAATTATTTCCGGAATCACTAGAAGTGTATATTTGCCCACTCGATACATCGTACATAGATACAGCAGTTTGTTTAATACCATCAGAAGACATTGCAACTGCTATCCATTTTTTGTTAGAAACTTTAGGTGTCCAAGTATTTCCAGAATCAGTAGAAACGTATATTTGTCCTCCATTTTCTACTGCGGTTTGTTTAGTACCATCTGAAGACATTGCAACTGCATTCCAATTTCTGTTAGAATCTTTAGCAACCCAATTATTTCCAAAATCAGTAGAAACGTATATTCGACCTCCTGCACTTTCTACTGCGGTTTGTTTAGCACCATCTGAAGACATTGCAACTGCTATCCAATTTCTGTTAGAATCTTTAGCAACCCAATTATTTCCAGAATCTGTAGAAACGTATATTCGACCTCCCATTACTACAGCGGTTTGTTTTGTACCGTCTGAAGACATTGCTACACCTCTCCACCATCTAACAGAATCTTTAGGAATCCAAGTATTTCCAGAATCTGTAGAAACGTATATTCGGCTTGTACTAGTTACTGCGGTTTGTTTTATACCGTCTGAAGACATTGCTACACTAGACCAAGCTCTCTGAGAATCTTTAGTAGTCCAAGTATTACCAGAATCTGTAGAAATGCATAGTAGACCATCACTAGGGACAGCTGTTTGTTTTGTACCGTCTGAAGACATTGCAACACTAAACCAAAGTGCGTTAAAAGGTTGGGTAGGAGCTTTGGTGCTAAAATCTGAATCCAATATATTTATAGAAGATGCATACAAAGTCGGAGCAGAAACACTAGAAGTAAAAGTAGCAATAGCCGGAAGACTGGCGCTGGAACGAACTCCGTTTGTTTCCACTAAAACTCCATTAAAATATTTGTTCATAATTTTTAAAATCTAATTTGTTTATGTTCTGTACCAACTCGACAATTAATAATTCCTCTTCCAGAAGGAAGTTCTACATCTGCTGCAATTAATTCTGCTCCTTCTATTTTATGTTTATCATAAATTTCTTGAGCAGTTGCTACATCTTCAGAAGTTGCTTGAATTATTAATTGTTGAAAAAATTCTTCAATTTTTAATTTATCTTCTTCAGTTTGGGTGTCTGGTGATTTTTCTATAATTTTTAGCAAATTTACAGATGGTGATAGAGATCTACGTTCCGACCAAGTTGTTCCGGTTAAATTTAATTGTTTCATATTATCAATATTTATTAAAATATAAAGTATTAACCAGCTCCTTCTATAATGTTATAGAAACCATCGACACAATTGATTTGTATTCCACCAGATCCAAGAGTTGGAAAATTTCCGGGGTTTGTTCTGCAATTTATAAATTTACCCGCAATGCTGGAACCAAACCAACCGAAGGCAAAACTACCATTAGCTGTACAATTTGAAAATATACCAGTAATAGTAGTAGAACCGGCGGAAGCATTACCACCAAATGCATAATTGCCGGTGGCGGTGCAGTTGGTAAATGTACCGGATACATTACTAGCACCACCGCCAAATGAATAACCTCCTGTAGCGATACAGTTAGAGAATATACCACTAGCAATACCAGCAGTTCCACCACCAAATGCATTTGTTCCGGTGGCCGTACAATTAGTAAATATACCACTGGCAGAACCTCCTCCACCACCGAATGCATTATTACCGGTTACAATACAATTAGTAAAAGTACCACTAGCAACTCCATTACCACCAAATGAATATGATCCATTTGCTGTACAATTAGTATATGTTCCTGGATAGGTTCCAAACCATTGCATATCTTGAGCAAATATTATGCTATCCATTTTGGAGGAGAGTGTATTGGACGGGCCTGGTACATAAGAAGTAATACCACTTAAAGTAACCGCTTTTGTTAAACAATTATTAAGAGTGTTAGAACAGCTTAATGTAACCGAGGCAGATGAATTAATTATAACATGAGAAGGATCTCCGGTTACTCCAATTACATCCACAAATTCAGTAGTTAAATTAAGGACATTTGCTCCTAAATTATAGGTTCCTGGATAAATTAAAAGAACTGCTCTGTTGGAGGTAGATTTATCTAAACCATTAGGAGTCAAGGCTGTTGCCGCTGCATATTTAGTTAGTAAATTATCTCCTGGAATCGCTGCTATGTAAGAAGATGCGGATAACGGTAATTTGGTACTTAAATCTATCCCAGTTAATTTGCTTCCGTCTCCGTAATGAGTACCACTTAACATAGGAGCACTTACGGAAGTAGTGATTGTAAGATTTCCTTGCAAAACAGAATCTGTATAAGATGCATATAAGTATCCCACATTGACGTATGTATCTCCACTACCTGGTTCGTCTATGTTTGTAGCTAGTGTTATAACTTTGCTATCAGAAGATATAGCAGCTGCTACGTAATTTGAAGCAGAATCTGCTAGAACCCATGTAGTGCCCCAATCTGTTGATTTATATAACTGTCCTAAACCAGATAAAACTATTTGAATACGTCCATCAGACGACATTTTTGCTTTTATAAATGCAGTTGTAGAAAAATAATTATTTAATGTCCAGTTAGATCCATAGTTATTTGATGTGTATATCCCAGCAGCTGTAACAGCCGTTTGATATTTACCGTCAGCAGACATTGCTATGTCATAATAATTTTGAGAAATCCCGTAAGGATTCCAATTTGTTCCATAATCTGTAGAAATATATATTTGACTTCCGTATGCCACAGCCGTTTGATATTTGCCGTTTGAAGACATTGCTATACCCCGATAGTCTAATGTAGGTCCAGTTGTAGTAAATGTAGTTGCTCCAAAGTTTAATGATGTATATATACGTCCACCAGAATTTTCTACTACAGTCTGATATTTTCCATCAGAAGACATTGCAACTGCTTTATGTGTGCGAACTGGTCCTCTGTTCGCACTCCAGGTTATTCCATAATCATAAGATACAGATATTTTACCATCAGCAGAACATGCAATTTGATATTTACCGTCTGTAGACATTGCCACATCTCTCCATACACTATATGCTCCATAATTCACGCTCCATGTCACACCATAATCTGTGGATCTGTATATATAATATGCCAAAATCCCGTTTCCACCAGCTACAGCTGTTTGATATTTTCCGTCAGAAGACATTGCGACTCCTTTATAGGGAGGTTTCCACGCAACTCCTCTTTGAACAAAATTAGTTCCAATAGAACCATCCATCAAATATAATTGCTGCTCTTTAATACCTGTTCTGCCAAAATAAGCACCTCCTTCATTTTGCCCCAGGAGCATATTACTAGTTGAAAAAGTACCAGCTTGAGCACTTAAAGAGGTAGCAGAAACAAAAGTGTTGATAGTTAAACCCGTATTAAAAGTCAAGTTGCTTCCATCTCCATAATGTGTACCACTTAAAGCCGGTGCAGAAACAGATGTATTAAATGTACCAATATTACCACTTAAAGCCGGAGCAGAAACTGCTGTAACAAAGGAAGCTATCAAAGTACTAGGTTTATAAAGACCGGTTAAATTACTTCCATCCCCATAGAGGGAAGAAGCTGTAATATTACCATTACTACTGATATCTCCGTTTACCGTTAACTTGGTCCCCGGAGTAACTGTCCCAATTCCTACATTTCCAGTAGAGTCTGCTATAAACATTCTAGAAGCATTAAAAGTAAAAAATTCTAAACCATTATCTACAACATTTTTGGCTATTCTAGTATTTCCGTTTATAAAAGAAACACTAGAATTTGATGTTAGGTTGTTGAAGAAAGAACCACCATTGACTTCTAATTTATAACTCGGAGCAGATGTACCAATTCCAACATTGCCACTGCTCAAAACTGTCATTAATTCAGATGAAGTTACACCATTAAAAATACGCAATCTACTGTTATCAGCATTAGCAACATCACTATAAACATCTAAAATAAAAGAAGTTGCATTATCTGAAGGTCTTGCAAAATTAAGTTGTCCACCTTCTTGAGCAGCGGTGCTCTTAAGAGTTAGGTCTATAGAAGTTATTGTACCAGAGGCACTAAGATTTCCTTTTATGGTTGAACTTCCCGAAGTTACATTTCCAAGAGCCGTTAAACTATTAAAGGTTGCAGAACCAGAAGCACTTATATTTCCAGTTACAGTGGTAGAACCTGTTATAGAAACAGAATTAGTTATAGAAGCGCTGGTAGATGTTAAAGTATTAAATATGGCTGAATTGTTAGTACTAAGATTACCAAATAAGGTCAATCCAGAGTTTGCTGTCAAGGGTTTAGCTAAAGAAATACCATTAGCATTGAATCTAGCAGATTCTACTCCAGCAGAAGAATTTATAATAACAACATTTGGTGTGGAAGGATGAGAACCACCATAAAGAGCAATATTACCACCATTAACATCTGTATCACTAACACCAAGCCCGCCCCAAAGAGACCAGGCACCTGTGTCTGCATTACCTCTTATATTTCCTACACCAGCTATAACTTTGTTATTGAGATCTAATTTGCTTCTAACTAGAGAACCGCCAATAGCCACAGAACCAGGAGTAGTTATATTTCCACTGCCCAAAGTTAGGTCTCCAGCAGAAATTACTAAACTTCCAGTACCGAGATGAAGATAATTAGAAACTACTCCACCAGTTAAGTTTAATTTAGTAGAATCTTTTATGTTACTCAAGAAAGTACCGTCTCCATAGTGAGTACCACTTAAAGCTGGAGAAGATACATAAGAACTAAAGGTAGCTGCAGATGATAAAAGAGAGTTGTTGACAGTACCGGTGGTTAATTGAGAAGCATTTAAAGAATTTAAATTACTACCATTTCCGGCTATAGAAGGAGCAGATACAGAAGAATAAAAAGTGCCAGTAGTACCAAAGAAGCCATTAGTAGCACTAACTTCTCCAACAACTGTCAGAGTTTTGTTTGGAGAAGAAGTGTTAATGCCTATGTAAGGAACTTGAGTACTGGAATTATAACCTCCAATATGCAAAACTTCCTTACCTTGATCTATGTCATAAAAAGAAGCAATATCTGCATTATTATTACCTCCTATCCACAAAGCCACTCCGCCTCCAGTATTGACTACACTCAGAGCACTGGTTGTGGTAAATGTTGTATTAACAAAAGTAGAATTTCCAGTTGCAGATATATTACCAAAAACAGTTAGATTACCATTATTGATGGTTACATTTCCGTTAAGATTTCCTCCACCAGAAGATCTTAATACCCCAGTAAGATTACTACCGTCACCATAAAAAGTTCCAGACATTGCCGGAGCAGAAACCGAGGCAGAGAATGTTGCAGCACTGGGTGCGGTGTAAATATTAGAAAGTCTACTACCATCACCGTATAAATACCTGCCACTTAAAACTGGAGCAGATACAAATCCCAAAGAACTTAAATTGTTGACATAACTAGTGTTGTCCAATGTGGTAGAGATACCCGTGCCTATAACATAGGAATTGACATTAGATACAACATTATTCAAACCCACGATAGAACCTCCACCGGAAGTAGGTTCAAACATGGTAATAGGCACTCTAGTAAGACTCATATGTAATATTTATCTTTAAAATTGAGTAATTAAATTTTTAAAGATATTTAACACTTATTTTTTATAGCCATACAATTCAAATATAGGTTTTTCTGTATTATATATGAGTTCTTTGGCTTCTTCTGATATTCCTCGTTTATAATCTTGTTTATTACTCCATTGAGTTAAAGATTCATTAGTGTCAGATTGTTGTACTAATTCCCAATATCTGGAAGTTTCAAATACTTCACCAGCATTTGACAACGCTGTGTAAAGGTCTTCAAATAGGTTTTCTGTTTTACCCACAAAGTGCATTTTAACGTCACTAGCGTAGCTCTGATCTGTACCTGTATACCTTGATACAAGCTTTGAGTACAGCCCCAGCCAAAATGGGCCGTAATCTTTTAACCATGATTCAAAGTCAGGAGACTCTCGCTCCATAGAGCTAAATCTTGTGTTTTTGCTCCACTCATAGAATGAAGGCCACCAAGTATAAGGATGCCTAACAAAACAAAAATTATATGTATCTTTGCTGTCGATCATCTGATGTAAAAACAGATGTCCGTCTTGTGGACTATTATACCGATGCTTTGGTAACGTTAGATGAAACAGAAATGCCTGCAGAAAAGTACCAGCACATTTAGGAATATGTATAAAGCTAGACTTAGGAAGTAGTAAGTTGCTCATTATTTTAACAAACCTTTAATTTTAGAAGCAAACATTTCTCTGTCATAGTTTTCAAATTTTTTCATATTATACCTAGTTATATAATCTCATACTGATTATTGTTTTGATAATCTTGTAGGAAAAGTTCAATATGTTTAAGTTTAGTTTTGGCGTCTAATGGAGGTGCTATAAAGTGTATAAGACAAGTGTTTTCTGTAATATTATAGACCGTAACATTTGTAGTATTTATAATACTCATATGATTTTGTAATATAGTGTCATCTGTTATATATGATTTGCAGAAATAATAACACATAAAAGATTGCTCAAAAAAGTATTCACCGGTCCATCTTTCCATAAACCAGCAAACATTATTAAAATGGGCTCTCATGCGATCTGAGTTTCTAAATAGGAATTGACCAGCATTAAAGGGCATTTGTTTTGCCATTTGCATTTCATTTACATGAGATTGGTCTAGAAATTCAAAACCATGATGAAAGGTTTTGTGATGCCAAAAAGCTAAATTTGAGTTTCTTGCAGTGTATAAAGTGTCGTGGTTGATATTTTGATTTAGAATTGTGTTTATATCTCCAAGACATATTACGTCACAGTCTAGAAACAACACCTTATCATATTCTTCAATATTCTCATACTCAAACACCCTAACTTTGTTTTGAGAGGCCACTACACCATCAAAAGGAGTTTCTGTTATGTAAAACTTAGGAGTTATCTTTTTTACAAACGACTGCTTGAGAATCAATTCTTTGGTGTTTTTATCAGTTATTAGCAACAAATCAAAGTTAGCTTTACTATAATTGAGTATTGATTCTATAGATTTGTTCAATAACTCAACATAACCTGTATTGAAATAAATAGTGTAATATACTAGATTTTTTGTACCCTTGCTGTCTATGGGCTGCATAGTGGCTTCTATAATTTTTAAATCAATTTCTGACAAACACTTTAATCTTCCTTCGTTTGTGTCTTCATAAAAATCAGATACTTTATATCTGACACAAGACTGAACCGCTGCAGCCGTTTTTGACCTGTATATAGCGCCAGTTTTGTTGGTGAACTTGAAAATTTCTGTGGTTTTATTTTTATAAATTATTCGGTATTGAATCTTTGCACAATTTTCAAAAACATTATTATGCAGGTCTACAAAATCAACTGCAGCTATATGTTGTAGAGTTATATCAGAGCCAACAAATGCCGAAGTGTTGCCTTCTGCATCTACTGTTGCAGTTTCTAGAAACACGGTTTCTAATATATCAACATTTAATTTTAATTTTTCAGGTATTGATATTTTCATTAATTTTATTTATTAATCTGTGTAGCCGTCACAAACAGCTGACCCATTAATTACGCCACTACCGTTTACTAACCATTTTGTGTTACTATTAGTCGGTAAAAATGACCCTTCAGTATAAGCATTATTCAGGTTGGTATTGGTATACAATTCTACTCCAATTGCTAACATAGAGGAAGGGGTATATACGGCTTTGGTTGTAGAATCATTACAACGTAAACTTCCATCCCACTGATACACTATAGTAACAACACCGGAGCCATTAGTGGTGATATGACGTATTTGGGGAGCATTTCCTTGTGTAAAATATGTATTGTTAACTGTTTCGTTAGCATTTTGATATGCGTAGAGAATGCTACCATCTACTAGTGTTGCATCATCAGACCAATATGCATCATGTTGATATGGGTGGTTGATGGCTGTTATAGTAACAGAGCCGGATCCGTTTGTACTTGTTGCAAATCCACTAATTTCTTCAAAACCCACATTATTAGCGGTCTCGTTGGTGTGTTGTCCGGTGTAAAGAATACTACCATTTACTAATGTTGGATCATCAGACCAATATGCATCATGTTGATATGGGTGATTGCTTGGTACTGTAGGTGCTGCCGTGGCGCCAAAGTTTAACAACAATTGAGTGCCCGTTACAAGTGTGGGTAATGATGTCGGAACTGAGAAGTTGCTTGTATAGACCGCTGTACCAAGCACCAAACGAACACCAACTAAACGACCAGATAATACTTCTGCAGTATGATGCTTTGCGGTACCAATATAGATATCAGAAAAATCCAATTCGTCTGTGGATGCAACACTAGCTATAGAGATGCTATTGACATACACACTAAACGTGCCTGAAGATCTAACCAACGCTATATGATTCCAAACATTTTGATTCAAATAACTGTTGTCGCCGCTTAGAACAATATTATTGTGTATATACAGATTATCCCACGTGCCATTACTACTAACTCTTAATAGTATACCGTTTATATAATCTCCTAGTGAAGTAATGGCTCTATATGTTTCATTTGCTCCTGGTTTAACAAATGTTTCAAATGTAAAGTCACCAGATACAGTGCTTAAGGTTGCGTCAGTTAAGTTTAAATATCCGCCAGAGAAATCTGCAGCTTTAACTCCATTGCCTTCATCATGCTGAGTTACAGAACCATGAGGAGATACAATGTGTCTATAAATTGAGGAATCTAATAACCAATCAGTATTGATGCCGTTAACAAAATGCAGTTCTCCAAAGGATGTAGAATATCCATTAGGTGAACTGTAACCATCATATTGTAATGTAAATATGGTATAACTAAGAGAACCAGTATATGGAGTACCTTCTGTATAAAATTTACCGTCTCCGTGTATTGTATAACTATATGGCGTAATATTGTAACTTCCGTCTATTGTAGAGTCTAAAAAGACATCATTCAACACTGGAGCAGTTGTAGCACCAAAATTTGATAATAATACAGTTCCGTTAATGGCAGTTGGTAGAGTTGTCGGGACTGAAAAGTCACTAGTATATAAAGCAGACCCGATAACTTTACGAAAACCTGTAATATACCCAGAACGACAATCATAATATGGAGCGTTTGCACCCAAGACATAAGCTTGTAAGGTACTTGTAAAACTCACACCAGTGGTTCCAATCTTAGACCCGTCTATGAATAAAGACAACTGTCCAGAGGCATAAACAACTGCTATGTGATGCCAATTAGTGTCTCCCATGGGTATAACAGAAGTCAATAATGGAGAGTGAAAGAAAAATCCAACACCCACTTTTATGGTAGAATCATAGTTTCTAATCACATGCAATCCTTGATATTCTAAAGAAAATCCCGGATTCAATGGTGTAGCATATTTTTGATGAAAAAATGTATATCCATAATTAAAGGTGTCAAAGGCTGCGCCACATTTTACAAAAAATTCTATAGTAAAATTATCTGAACCGAGTACTTCTTGTGTTACATAATCTAATCTACCAGTCTGTATATTGGCGGCTTTGACACCATTTCCTTCTATATATTGAGTCACAGATCCGTTGAGTGTTACTTTGTGGTGTAAAGTTGATGTGTCTCTATACCAAAGTAAATTTTTATTACCAAATCCACCAGCTTTACTGGATCCAGCTGCAGATGTACACATTAATGGCATATATTAAAAAGATATATTATAATTAGGAGAAGAAAATTGGGTCTGAGAAGCAAATATTTTAAAAACATTATTAGCAGTTTTAATTATTTGATACAAATATACATCAGAAGAATCTATATTACCAAAAGATGGAGGAGATTGTTGCCAAAATATTTGATTAGTGTTTATACTGTCTATAGATACGGCAGAACAATATCGAGCTATAGTTCCTTGTGGTGCCATGTGCTCTATGGTAAATGAATCTCCAGTTGATAGTAGAGAATTTAAAGAAGTGCTAACATTACCCCTAATATTTAATTTCCAATTTCCACTAGCGGAAACACTATGCATCAATATGCCTTGATTAATAGCATCAAAATTAATAGTTCCACTAGGAACTGTGTTGCTAATAGTAATTTGTTCTCTTAAAGACTTAATTGTTGCTAAGGTTGGTACTGTAATATTTGTTATACTACTTCCATCTCCGTAATAACTTTGAGCAGAAAGGTTACTTGTTACCGTAACCGTATTATTGAAAATTTGAGGCTGAGAATGAATTTGTATGCTCATATATAATATTATTAACCTTCCCAGAGACGGATATATTTTTGGGCTCCATTAATTACTAAAGATATAAAGTCTCCTGTAGCAGTCATGGGTGTAGTTTTGGAAACTATATTTACAATATTTAAATTGCTGTTATAATTAGCAAATTTAAAATAATATACTCCAATACTAGCATTAAGAGGAGGAGTTGATGTAAAATTTAAAGAGCCACTATTTGCAACAGTTATAGTATAGTCTATTCCAGGTCTTTGAACCACACCCCCCAAAGATACCAGGTAATTGGTTGCAGAGGTACCACTATAAGAAGAGCTAACACTAAATTGGTAAGCGGATCCATTGCCAACAAAACTTAAAAAGTCCGGAGAAGGTATTCCAAACGAACCATACAAATATTCATACACCACAACACTTCCATCTAAACCTCCTATTTGAGGAGGAGGTGTGGTGAATTGAATAGTTCTGCCATTTGTATTGTTGATTGTAAAGTCTGTACCAGGTTTTTGTATAATACCATTTACAAACACAAAATAACGAGTGTTTTCTAGATTATAGGTACTGGCCAACATACTAAGATTGAAGGAAGAAACCACTCCATTACTAGAAAATATTTGGATATTGGGTCTTAAAGAATAATTTTCACTATAGTTATAAGCAAATATATCAACCTTTGAACTCAATGGAACTGTAGAGGTTGTTACCAAACCATATACTTGATCTATTGTATAATTAACTGTTGGTTTTTGATGAATACCATCTATAAAAACGATATAATCATTGGCATATGTTCCTACAAAGGCATTTCCTGGAAGAGCAAAAGTTGTGGTGGAATTGTTAGAAACTGTATATGTAATAAAACTAGGTGCTTTATATGGATATAGAGTTGTAGAAAATCCTTGATCTACGCTACCAGCTTTAAGAAATATGGCTCCGATATCCGTACCAGCACTTAATATTTGAGTACTAGCATTAATTACTGGAGAATTTATAGAATTGGTATTAATAACATAGTTAGAATATATGGTCGGACTTATTAAATTAGAACGACTTGTTATGTTATTGCTAGTAAGATTATAATTAACAGTTATATAATCTATAGAGGCACTCGGTGATTTAAATGCTGTAGAAGCATTTATAGTATTGCCTATTAAATTGTTGTTAACATATACATTTGAAAATTGTCCACTTGTAATAGTTACATTAGTAAGAGTTGCGCTGGGAGAAGAAAATTGAGTAGAAGCTAAAATGGTATTTCCATATATAGTATTATCTACACTTAAATTGTCGATGGAAGCACTAGTTGCTCTTAAAAGGGTACAAACTTTTAATGTATCATCAATAGTTGCACATATAATTGAAGCACTTGGGGACTTAAATACAGTAGAAGCACAAACTGTATTGCCGTGTAATACAGAGTCAATCGAGGCATTTCCTATAGAAGCACTAGCGGCTCTAAGGAGAGTACAAACCTTAAGGGTGTCGTCTATAACAGCACATACAATAGAAGCACTGGGAGACTTAAATACAGTAGAAGCACATACTGTGTTGCCATATAATGTATTATCCACAGTTGTATTGCCTATGGAAGCACTAGCTGCTCTAAGGAGAGTACAAACCTTTAATGTATCATCAATAGTTGCACAGACAATTGAAGCACTCGGAGACTTAAATACAGTAGAGGCACAAACATTATTGCCGTATAAAACATTTTCTACAACCGTATCTGTGGTATAAGCACTAGGAGCGGATACAAAAGAGCTGATTCTCACCGCACTATTGGCGGTTATATTGGTTATAACGGCACTCGGAGACTTAAATACAGTAGAGGCACAAACATTATTGCCGTATAAAACATTTTCTACAACCGTATCTGTGGTATAAGCACTAGGAGCAGATACAAAAGAGCTGATTCTCACCGCACTATTGGCGGTTATATTGGTTATAACTGCACTTGGAGATTTAAATACAGTAGAGGCACAAACATTATTGCCGTATAAAACATTTTCTACAACCGTATCTGTAAAATAACTGCTAGGAGCTGATACAAAAGAGCTGATTCTAACAGCACTATTAGCGGTTATATTGGTTATAACTGCACTCGGGGATTTAAATACAGTAGAGGCACAAACATTATTGCCGTATAAAACATTTTCTACTACTGTGTCTATGGTATACGCACTAGGAGCTGATACAAAAGAACCAATCCTTACAGCACTATTAGCAGTTATATTGGTTATAACGGCACTCGGAGACTTAAATACAGTAGAAGCGCAAACATTATTGCCGTATAAAACATTTTCTACAACCGTATCTGTGGTATAAGCACTAGGGGCAGATACAAACGAGGCAATTCTCACCGCACTATTAGCGGTTATATTGGTTATAACTGCACTCGGAGAAGATACCAAAGTTCTTCCACATACATTAAAACTAGTAACGTCTTGAATAGCAGATAAATTGTTGACGTATGTATAATTTGAACAAACTGCTATTATACCACTTCCTAAAATGTGAGAGTTGTCTACATTAATGGATGTATTATTTGACCCCCCAGCAATGAAAGAATTGTTTGATTTAAGGGTGTTATTTGAACCACCATTAATAGAAGAATTATCCGCAACAATTATATTATTATAACCACCATTAATAGAAGAATGTTTACTATTTAATATAGAGCCACTATAGCCGCCAAGAATAGAAGAATAATCACTTTCAGACAATAAACCACTTGCACCTGCTACAATGGTGGAGTTGTTAGAAGAAAAAACAGAATTTTTAACACCTCCTACAACCGAAGATCCACTGGCACTGATTACATTGCTACATCCCCCGGCAATCAAAGAATAATCTCCACTTAATACAGAACTACTAAATCCACCGACGATGGAAGAAAAATTAGATTTTACAATATTGCGTCCTCCACCAGCAATAAAATCATTGAGGCCGGAAATGTTGTTACAATAACCTCCTACAATAGAAGATCTCTCTCCACTAATTGTATTGCAAAATCCTCCATCTATAACGGTAAGAGTATTGCTAGAAAAATTACTTTGGCCTCCTCCTATAAATGATAAACAATTTGCAACACAATTGTTATATCCTCCAGCTATAATGGAGTGGTCATAAACTACTTTATTTAATTCTCCTCCAAGGATTGAAGCATAATTTCCAGATAAAGAATTAGTTTTACCTCCCACTATAGAAGCAAAATCACCACTAGCGACATTACATCCACCAGCACCCACAGAAGTAAACTCTCCAGAAACATTATTACAACATCCACCGGCAATAGAAGATCCACTAGCACTAATTACATTACTGTATCCCCCCAAGATAGAACTGATTTCTCCATTTACAAAATTATCTTCACCCCCAACTATAGAAGCACAATTTTGATTAGTGGTGTTATTTACTCCAGCACCTATAAAGTTATGATTTGCATTAGTTCTATTTAGGTTACCTCCAACAATTGACGCATAAGAGGAATTAACTATGTTATAAGAGCCTGCATTCACTGAAGAATGGGCTCCGTCTATTTGATTGCAAGTACCGGATCCTATAAAATTGTGATCTCCGCAAGCTATATTATTACTTCCGCCTACAATAGTGGAGTATGGACTATCTACTATTCCACTATAGCCTCCTACAATGGAAGAATAATTAGATTTTACTAAATTACCTTCTCCTCCACCAATAAAACTTTTACAAGCACCTATTCGGTTACCTTCTCCACCAACAATAGAAGATTTGGGTAAGGTAACTTTATTAAATGCACCAGCTCCAATGAAGTCGTATATGCCAGTAGAACAATTATAAGCACCGGCAACAATAGCCGATGCACAAGCATCTACAGAATTGTGTTCGCCACCCCCAACAACAGATAAATCATCCCCTACGTAATTACAATTACCAGAACCGATAGTGGATCCACCACTGTCTCCAGCAGCATTAATATGATTACTCAAACCACTGGCTATATTAGAATATTTAGAAAGAGTGATGGTGTTGTTATAACTTTGGCCAACCAAGGGATTAGATGGTACAATATTACACTGATTATCTAGTCTGTATGCGGATCTGTCTGTTATATAGTTTAATACAACACACGCAGAGACAGCTTGTGTGCTTGCTTGAGTGGAGAGATTAGTAGCAGCTAATAGTAAATCACTGTTAACTAAGTGATCTGCTCTACATAGGTCTGTGATCCGAATGTCTTCGCATGTGATGGCCATCTTGTTTATACTTATTCTATAACCAGCAAATATTTCTTAAAATCAGACGAGAGAACTTGTATAGCTTTGTCGTTTTTTGTAAATTGGGGGTCTACGGTAAGAATATGAATTGGATATATGAGTCCAGGAAAGAATGGCCTGGTGATGGTATTTTCCAGATCTACTTTAAAAAATGGTATGTGACCGTTTACTTCTGTGATAACAAAATCATCATAATATTTTGAATCTCCGGATTTAAAATTAATACTAATTATACCAGTTTGTCTTGGTATATTTTTAATTAAAAAAGAAATATTAAAATGTTTTGTAGAAGAATTAAAAGTCAAACAAGGATCTTCTAAAGCATAATTGTAGGTACTCCAATCGGTGCCTGGTTCTTTTAATATAAGCACTAGTTGGTCCAATAAAACTGTTTTTGTATCATTGGTATTACAATCAAAAATTTTTACATGAATGTTGAGATAAAAACGAGAACTAAAATTAATATTAAGAGCTGATGGTGTTAAAATTACGTGATATATTAAGTTATTAACATCATCAAACCAGTACCCAGGTCGAGTGTTAAACGCAGCATATCCAGGTACTTGGCCAGAGTGGGGAGTAAACTGGCTGTAACGATTAAAAGATTGTATAGAATTGTTTTCTATCACAATTTTTTCAAAAAAACAACCACTTTCTGTTTCCACAAAAAGACAATCATAAAAAGTATCAAATCTCCTAATAGAATTAGAAGTTAATTCACTATAAAAAGAAGAATATTGAGAATATTTTACATATACTCCAGATAATACATTATTTGCAGTGTCTTTGGCTCCGTTTGGAGATCTTAACCACAATTCTCCTGGAAGATTGGCTTGTTCTACAAAATTCATACAATATTTACAGATTGATCTAAATTATTTTGTGTGTCAAAGGCTGGTATAACTTTAACAATTGATCTGGGAGTGGATATTAATTGTTGTCGAAGAGTTGGAATATTATTATTCTTCCATTTTACCAAAACCGGACTCAAATAAGATGGTTCAAATGTTTGAAAATTGTAAATAATTGAGTCATCTATTCCGAACATTTTAGTAGAGACTAAATGAACGTCTTCAAAAAATTTAGCACTTATTTCTGTTGGATTACTAGCTAAAATAGCTGTGTTTAAATTTAAAAATATATTATATATTTGAAAACTATCTTGTCTGAGTGCGGGGTCTTGAGTCCATACACATTTTACAGAAATGTTAATAGAAGTTTTATTACCATCTTTTATATTAAAAAGATGTTTTATAGGATAATTTCGAGGATCACCCAAATCTTCAGATATGGGTGCAGAAGAATCAGCAGTTTTTGTTGTAAAAAACATTTTTTGAATATGGGGTGGAGTTTCGTCACCAAAATCATATTCAATTCTGATTAATTTTTTACCACTATCACTATTTTTAGAAGAGTATAAAAGAGACGGGTCTATAGTAAGCATTAACGGACTTACTCCTTCTATAGTTATACCACTAGAAGATAAAGATTCTAATAAAGTTACAGAAGATTCAAAAAACATAAATTATTTTTAAACTAACCAACTAGTTATATCTGCTGGGTGTCTTGTTTGTATGTTAACGGGACCAGACCAATAGCTACTAGGATAACTGCATATCATATAAACTTTATTATATTTGTCTTTGATTAACCAACCTACAACATGATTAATACCAGTCACAGCCTGAGCATCTACCACGTTTGGTACAGGAACTCTTGCAAAATTTGTAACAGAATCTTTTGCTCCAGTCCATTGTTCTGTGGTTAAAGCGCGCCAGCCTGCCAAATATAAATAACCATCTGTTCCTATAAAAGCAGAATTTGTGGGATTACTATCTATGCCATATTTTATTAATTTGGCTGGAGTAATGCCTGCTAAAGAAGTTACTACAGTTGGAGTATTTCTCCAGGTAGTGTCTCCTAGACCCAAAGGACCATAACCATTATATCCCCAGGTGTATACTGTACCATTAGAAGTATATGCAAGACAATGAGTATAACTACCAGTTCCATAAATTGCCATATCTACAATACCAGATGTAAATGTGGCTATTTTCATGAAAAGATTTCTATTAGTATTATTACCCACACCCAATTGACCGTAATCATTTAGTCCAACAGCATATACAGAATTGTCTGCTGTATAAACATACAAAGATTCATAACAAGAGGTGCTCTTTCTAAAAATTTTAGTAATATTATTAAATGGTGTACCTGGTAAATTGCCATTATTATTTAAACTTTTCTGAGCCACTACAAGCGTATTAGTTGTTTGGGCTGGAGAACCCGTGCCATTGCTGAACTGACCGTAATAATTTCCACCAGATGACCACAAGGTTCCATCAGTTTTAAGTACATGTAAGCAGGTGCGAGTCATTACTACTTGTTTTACTCCACTTTCAAATCCAGTAGGAGTTTTAATATTTTGCCAGTAATCCCAAGTACCATGTCCTAATTCTCCGTAATAATTAGTACCCCATGTATATAATTTACCACTAGAGTCTATGGCGGCTGTATTTGGCCAATCATAACTACCATGACTAGATGTTTCAAAATCTACTATAAATGATGAAATGGCTATTTTTTGAAAATAATAATTCCAATTACCTAGAGCATCTACTCCTATAAACCACAAGGTACCATCATCAAACAGCACCATAGAATGAGCTCTGGTAGTTATCATCTTTATAACTTTGGTATTTGCAGGAAGTGTAAAGTTATAAAATCCATCAAATGGAATTTGCATAGGGGGCCATATGCTAGCATTATCATCTTTAGAAAAGAATCGATTATTGCCCCACATTATTACTCGATTGTCAGAAGTTACTACATTGGCTGTCCAGTGACTAGTGTGATTTTCGCCAAAAAATGCAACAGTTTTGGGTATACTGCTATAAGAAGTAATTTTTGTACCGTCTGCAAAGGTTATTCCACTAAGAGCACTTAAATTACTTGTAACAGTTAAAGATCCGCTAATAGTTTGTATAGAACTTTGTGGTTGATTGGTTTTTATTACATTAATTGCAGATAACTGGTTGCTGTTGTTGACTACAATGGTTTCTCCGTCGACGTTTGCTGCAACTGTAGAGCCATTTAAACAAACTCCTTGGCTAAAATTATAACCTAAACTTATTTTGTTTAAATTATTAAGTTTTATGGATGTATTATCGATGTTTGGAGTTACAACTTTGTCTGTACTGACACTCATTCCAGTACCAAAAGTGGTTATAGAAGATATCTGACCATTTATAATTTTAATGGTGTTATTGTCTACTGCAGCTGAAATTGAGGTATATCCGGAACTAATGGTAGAATTGATGGTAAGTCCAGCTGATGGAATAAATCTAAATCGGCTAGCGGATGTCAATTCTACTAAATTAGATACCGGATTTATTTGAATAGAATTGTTGTCTACATTTAAATTTACACCATAGCAGATTGTTTGTGTTCCACTTGAGGGATCAAAACTAGTTGCTAAATAAGAAGATTGCAAACCAGAATTGGATGCAAAACAATAAGAGTTTCTGCTAAATGTTGGCGGGTGTCCTACCATGGCACACAAAGCATCAGTAATGGTTGCCAAGTTGACAGACATTCTTCCGTCATTGGCTATGCTTATAGTATTTGGATCTGTATAAACTTTTACTACAGTTCCATTCACCTGTAGCCCATCTGTAAAAGTATAATTACCACCTCCACCACCTCCACCTACGCCAGCATTATTAATACTTCCAGATATAGTTAAATTGCCATGGATACAAGTGTTACCGTATATATCAGCTCCAAGAACATTTCCGCACGCCACAATTCCGGTGTAATTGCTTTTAAAAAATCCAGCAGAAGCACTGAGAGGAGCAATTGCACTTAAAGTACCGTTCAAAACAAACGGTCCCTGGAAAGGAGCTTCTGGACTTGCTATTGGGTCGTGTCCAGCATCTGGATTATCACTGCTAGAGTAAGTGTGATGATTTTGGCGATGGTACTTAGAATGAAAACGGTTACTCATAACAAATGTGGGATGTAATATTTACCTTATTCGTCCAAGGGATTAGGTGTGCTGTTACAGCAATCAGAACTAGCGTTGTTCCAGGTTTTAGTCCATCCTTCACTAGAATCATAATTTATAGGAAAAGAAGATTCCAATTCTCGATAGGTGATGGGATTTACATTACATATTCTTATGGATGGTAGGGATAGATTGTAACAAGACATAGCATTCCAAGACCAACAAAATCCCTGTGGGCATATTACAGATACACCAGCTCCTTCTACTTTAAAATCAGGTAAGAAAAGAGGTGAAATATCTAAAAATTGTTTGATAGATAATATAGAGTCGTAAATTTTGTCTATTTCTCTATTTAAAATTTGAGGAAGATGAAATTCATTTACACCCACAGAGACGGTGTCTTTCTCTACATCTTTGTGTAAGGATGGTTGTTCTGTAATTGATACCGGTATCTGAGCATAATAGGTAACTATTCCAACGGAAAGTCTTTCTGTAACTTTAGAAAATTTTCCATTAAGATTATTTCTGAAAGTTTTTATATTCTGAGAAATTCTCTTCAAAGATTTATTGTAAGAAATATCTGAAGCAAAATCGTCTTTTTTTAATAATATTTGTTCTTCAGACCACATATTTGTCGGCAAACCTTGGCCAATACGAAACAAATCTACCACATCTTGAATTTTTACAATAGCTTGTGGAATAGCCATTAATAAATTACGGTAGGAAGATTTTTTAATGGTTAGGGGATTATATGTAAGAGGAGAAGTTCCTATATACACTCCAAGAGCACTATATTTAAACAATAAACCACCTCTACCATTAGAAGCAATGATGTATAAAAATTCACCAGCTTCGTCCAAAGTCATTTTGGTTATAACTGCATTTGGATAATAGATACTAATTTCTGATAAAGATTTTACATATAACGGGGAAGGAGATGAAATATCAAAAACATATAAATTATGGTTTTCAGAAATCGTATAACACATTCCGTCAAAATGAGTGGCTAGATATTCTGGTCTATCTGTTTCAAATTTTTCTGTATAATAGGTGTGAATCCAATTTAGATCACTAGTAAATTCTTTGACACATTTATTATTATAATCCAAAACAAATACATTGTTTTCAGACAAAGATAAATCTGATGGAGCAGAAAATCTACTAGAATCATTTCGTCCACCAAATCCTCCGACATTGATAGATATATTAATGGTTTGTGATTCTATGTCTATATTTAAACTATAAAGTTTATTAGATGGTGGGTCTAATATATACATTATTCCATTTTCATCCACTTCCATGTTAGTTGGTCTTACAAATTGATTTACAAAAGATGGAGTATTGGTGAATATTATTTCTTGTGGTTTATAGTTTTTATTTAAAAACATTCTAACATTAAAATAATCATCTAAAACATATAGATAATCTCCAGAAGAAGAAATATCTATTATGTTATTAAAGAACTGCACAGTACTATCTTTATAAACATTATTATTTATATAACTAAATGTAGTTGGAGACGCATAATATTTGCCACCAAAATATTTGTTATGCCAGCGAATACCAAATCCTTTTTTTGTAGCATTGCATCCAAGCCATCCATAATAAACGGTTGGAAAATCACTATTGATGGATTGAGTGCTGTCTTGAAGTTTGGTTAAATTGTCACTTAATCTTTTTAAAGAAGTGTTAAAGATATCTGCTACTCCCCATTCATTGGGTTGGATGTGAGTTTGCTCTCGAGTCCATGGCAAATCTATAATCTCCTCATTAAGATCTCTTAAATGAGTTTGATTATATTCTGACCATTTGGATTTAATTATGATTGGTTCGGCTAAGGTGCCTATTTTAGTAGCTCCATCTTGATAGACAGCTTCATAATCTATAAAATATGTCCCAGGCTGGGTGTATGTGTGTTCTGCTAATCCTCCTTTGTAGGAAATTACACCATCTGTGGCGTTTTCACCAAAATATGTTCTATAAAAAAGAATATTATTATCATCTACTTCCGCTGGTGAGGTATATGCAACTGATATTGGAGCTCCGGTGATGGATATAAAATTTGAAACAAAAATAGAGGGAGATACTGCGGTGGCAAATGCTGTGAATGTTCTCCATCTATTATCCCCACTTAATGGATAAATTCTTTGACTAAATACTGGATTCCATAAATCACCTCCTTGTGGCCAAACTCCGGATGAATAATTACTGAAAGTAGAGCTTGGAATTGTGAATGGAATATTAGTACTGTATAAAGATATGCTCAATCTGTTGATTTGCTCTTCTGTTAGATAACCAGGTTCATAGGGATCTCCTATTTGTAAATTAATTGTTTGAGTTCCAGTGGTTGCTGGAACTGTTACTAAATAAGAATCTGGCCAAAGTGTACTTTTAAGAGCATAGGTAGCAGTTCCTCCACTAACTGGAATTACTGGTGAGGTAGAATCCGCAGCACTTATAAATTGTGTCAAAGAAATATATCTCTTATAATCTAAATCTATCTTAGTTGAATCTAGAGTATAAGAAAAAAGAACACCTGTATTAAAGTTTACTAGTGTTGGATTTTTTTCAAAAGAATTTACACCAGTTGTGGATGGTAAAACAGAACTTGCAGTAAGGTTAAAATTATACATCCTTAATTCTCCACCCACACTAGACGGTTTAACATACTGAAAAGGTGTAGTCTGCGGATACATCTGTCCATATGCTGTTAAAGATATAGTTAGACCGTCATTTGAGAGAAACTCTGGAGTATACGGTAGAGATATTAGAGTTGCTGAAGGGGATTTTAGTGTGGATAAAAAGGTTTTTTGAGATCCAATACTATAGTCGTACTCTGTCATTATCTTGTTGGCACTGACATAAAAATTTTGACTACTAGATTTCTTATTATTATATGCCGTAGGAGCATTTGCTAATGTATAATTGCTAGCACTTAGCAAAACTGCCCTTGTTCCACTCCAACAATACTCTGGGTATGTAATAAATTTTAATGGAGTATAAAATTCAGATGAATTTGGGGTATAAATCGTAGCAGTTGTTGCTATATTATGATATGCTGGAATTTTAAAATCTACATTTTCTATTAAATTGGGATCTTGCCATCCTACCGCATAGGCACTTAAGGCACATAATGTAACTATGGTAGTATTAATATTTGCAGAAGTAATTGCAAAATTTAAAGTGGGATGTTTGCCGTAAAGTGATGAAATTAATAGAGTGTGTCCAGTGTTGTCAGAAACACTCCATACATAAGTAGTGCTTAAAGATACGTCAGATGTGCTATAAGAAGACAGAGAAAATACATTTGTGTTGTCATTTGGTCTGGTCAGAATGTATTGATTTAAAGTGGTGTCTAATATGGTTGCAGATATAGAGTTATATCCGGTATATGATATAGTAAAATCTGAATTCAAAAGATCCCTGGACGGAAATTCATCTACATAAAAACTATAATTGGTTTTGAATAAATTATTTTGAGAATGACACATTAAAACCATTTCCACTTCATTAACATCTGGTAATTGTGTTGAGTATCCCGGAGTCACCTCTACAAAAATAGAACTAAGTTGAGTTGCTGGTAGTATGGTTCCGTAACTATATGGAGTGAGAGAACCGCCGCTTCCGTAGTAATATACACTAATTGGTGTTAACTCTGGTTGTAATATGGATGCATATTTCCAAGACCAGGACAAAGAGGTGCCAGTCGGAAACTGATACACTTTGCCGTGATAAGGTACTAACGCAGATAAACCTATGGTTCTAATTTTATTTAAATTGTTAAAAATTTTATTAGGTCCTATAAGAAATCTTTTTTCATCAAACGGATTTTGAATGGCAGAGTTGGATTGTAAGGTGGTTACTTCATTATACTTCTGAGAAGATAGTTGAATGGTAATGGTATTCAATCCAAAGTCACTAAATCTTACATAAGATGTTTGCGCAGAAAATAAAATTGGTACATTAGCAGATAAGGATTTAATAATGTTTCCACTGAGGTCTAAAGAACTTAATGTAGCACCTAAACCAGATGGTGAATAACTCCAAGTAATATAAGAATTTCTTAAATCTCTAGTAGGCCATTGAGGTGCTGCTGTCAACATATTACAAGATACCTCAAAAGTGGCGCCAGTTTGATTGATTGGATTTAAAAATATAGGAGATCCGGTATAACTTTGAGTTTGGTTTTTTGCTATAGTTATTACTGTAGGCAATTTAGAAGTAATCCAACCACCAGCAGAACTTAATGTAGATCTCAATACTAAAGTAGCCTCTCCATAGGGAGTGTGTGGATAATCTATGGTTAAGTCTACTCCAGATAATACCGGAACCCATGGAGAAAATTTTAAATTATATGGGTCTTTGTTTGGTCCGTAATATACATTAATAGCACTTAGGTCTAATAAAAAAGAATCAGATAATAATTCATATTTTATATATTCTTTTACATTATTATTTTTAAGATCATATTTTAGCAATCCGTAATCTGAACTTATAAAAGAAGATAAAACAACGGTTTGAGAATTTGCAGAAACTGCTGATGTAATTAAGCTAAAAGTTAAATAACATGAATCTGTTAAATTATTAAATCCAAGTTTTGGAGCTGATAAAGATAACTGATAAGAATAGTAATGAGGAGGATACTTAGTAATTGTTTGTATACTCTTGTTAGCAACTGTCGGTGAAATTGGAACATTTAAATCATAACCAAGAGAATTAATATAAAAGGCACTAAGAGTAGAATTTACAGTTTCTAAAGAATATAATAAAATTGGACTATCGGATATAAAATCTAATCCAAGGAAAGATCCGGGTCTTCCGGTTACATCACTATATATTGTTTTATTAACATAATGATACCGGCTATAATAATTAACTGTAGAGGAAGACAGATCTACTACTGCACTTAATATGCAATTGCTTGCATCTCCAAGATTAGAGATAGTGTCACCCAAGGCTCTAAATTGTAGTAATTGAAATGCCTGACGATTGCTAGATAAACTTTGATTATTAAGAATATAAGAACTTTTAAAAGAATGAGGAAGTTCAGGGTGGGTATCTATACGATCTTGGCCAAGAGTCAAAACACCGTCATACGCAGAATATGTTACAGAATATGTTACACACGGAGAATCTGGTCTTATCTTCGACTTAATAGTGGTATCTTCCAAAGCCCGAACAGAATTATACGGGTTGTTGATAGGTGAAAAAATAATGACGGGATAGTTAATTCGTTGTCTGCAAGAACTTAAGCTAAAAACATAAGAAGTATCGGATGTAGTTGGAAGAGGACTGAATGTGGGTCCGTTGTTTAAAAAATCATAATGTTGGCTATATGCCAATGCCTCTGAAGCAGAGGATTTAAAAAAATAGGTAGTGTGATCTGTTACTACTGCAGAAGTGGTTAGGGTCCAAGAACTAATATTTTTAACTAAAGAAACTGGTTTGAGAAATAATCTAGAAGGATAAAGAGAATAGGCATATTCTCTTTTAAAAGCAGCTTCTGCTCCCGGGTTAATATTTACGTAAAAATAATTAAACTGATGACCTATATTATATTTTGTGCGGTGACTAGATAAATCCCATACAAAGGATGCTCCTGTGTCTGTATTAATTATATATTGACTAGTTTGATTGGAAAAAAAGTAAGATGCTTTGTCGTAATAAACTGTATTAACATTTTCTACTTCGTTGATAGGCACGTTGCTGAGCCTGAGTAAATTTTCAGCTGGAAGTTCTCCAAGTCGTGGTTCTATAAGTTGAGAACTAGGAGAAATTCTGTAGGTTTCTGTGGGCCAGGTACCTAATTTTTCAATTAAAAAAGCGGAGTCAGCAGCTGCCATGGCAATAATACTTAGAATGAAATTTAATAGTTCAACAAATTTAATCCCTTGTATAATTCATAGGTTAATAGAGTCTCGTATATTCCCTCATTACCCTGCCATTCTTCCTTGGAAGAAGTGTTGTAATTAATGGTGGTAAATGGATTTTCCCAATCTATTATTCCCTCAAGAGTTTTTCCTTCACTTAAGGTAATATATTTGTAAAATTCATAATATTCAGTCCAATTTTGCGGCAAATTAAGATATGATGCTAACATATTGGTTGAATAAAGTGTAAAATTATTAATATTTCCAGTATAAATGAGTTGGTATTCATCTATACTTTTATTTTTTAATATAACAGGTTCACCGGCAGAAATTCCCATAGAAGAGGTGTATATTGGACCTTTGTTGAACGCTTCTATTTGCTGCCCAGGAATACTTTTGAAAAAATACTTTCTCGAATCTTTAGCACCTCGAAGTCTACTTTGATTAATGCTAATTAAATTCATTAATCTTTTTATAGACTCAGGATAGGTAAACAAAAAATCATCTGTGTTTAAATCTACCATTTGAGATAAACTATATAGCTGATCTATATTGCAAGTATCTATGTCTACATTATTACTGGTAAAATTGGCAATTTTTTCATATATGTCCGTGCCCAAATCACCGGCTTTATTTCCTAAAATACTAGCAAAAAAATCATCAAATAAAACAGGGCTGTCCTGTAAAATTGGCATAAAGGCTAATTTTTTCATATAAGAAGCCATATCAAAGTCTTCATTTATCTTGGCTAATCCATAGGCATAAGAATTATCTGCATAAAAATCTAATGGTCTAGATATTCCCGAAACGGAAAAATATTTTGTAGATTTTTCTATAGAAGAAAGATACTTTAACCCAAATTTGTTCGTCCATCTAAATCCAGACCAATCTCCATTAGCCTGTAAAGATTTATTACCTCTGCCATATGCTAATGCATTTTTATTATTTGCATCTAAATAATGTACAAAACCTTGAGGATTGATGACAAAGCTATCCACAATAGACACACTGTCGTTGTCTAAAAGATATACGCAATTTTCTATAGAATTAATAACATAAATTTTTCCAGCCAAATCTGAACATATGCCCTCTAATACATGGGTTTCTGCGTTTAAATATGAATTAGCTGTAAACAATTCAACAGTTTGAGTCGAATATAATTCGTTACCGGATATATCATTTGTTACTGTTATCTTGGATACAGATCGATAATCATGAGTAAACCATAGGTTTTGGTTATTGTCTATAGTTAAATTATTAATGTTTTGATAAGGTCCGAATCGAGAAAGTCCGCCAGGGGCACTAGACAATAGGGTTAAAGTAGAATTACGCCTTTCTATATAACCTAAATTGTCGCCTTGATTAAACGGTAAAGATATCCAAACATTTCGATTGTTATCACAAACAATCTCTGAAGGAGTGGATAAAGCTGGTAAAGATATAGCATATAATATAGAAAAATCATCTGCTTTATATTGAACAATAAAACTGCTCAAAGGATTTGAATAGCAAATAAAAATATTGTCATTTATATCAATATCTAAAAATGTCGGTTCTATGAATATTTCATCAGTCAAAAAACTGGTTAATGTTGGAAAGTAACTTTCTGCACACAACCATGGAACAAAACTGCTTAAACTGCTGGAAGAAGAAAAAACAAATGAAGATGGGTTTATGGCTGTTAAGAAATTACCATAACTATCTAGTTTTATAGATGTCACTGAGTCACTTAACGTTAACCATATATTTTGTTGGCTATCTAAACTCATTGCTATAGGATATGTGGTTGTTCCGGTTATTCCTAAATTTGTGGTAACTAAATCATTTATATCTATAGCACTTAATATATCTCCTTTAGAATCTATTCTATATAAATAACTAAGTTCAGAGTCTAACATCCAAGCTTGGTAGTATGGATATGGTAACGCAGCAATGCTGTATATTCCATGAAAACCACTCAGTCCATTAGTTACCACTGGCATTTCAAAGGATTGTTGAACAATCGGAGGTACTATCAAGGATGATAATAAATTGACTCTACTGTATTGAGCGACAGTTACAGAGCCGTTTTCTGGGTTAGAAAGCCATAATAGAGGATTAAAAAAGTTTGCAGTCAATGGTGGCATTGCTGCGGATAAATGAGCTGTAATGCAAACACCTAAAGTATTAACGTTTTCTGCATCAAATTGTCCTTTATAATATCCAGGAGTTTTATAGTTAGAGTAATCTGTCCAGTTAAAATACGGTTCTGGGTCAAATGTAGCACTCAAACCAATCAGACCCACTTCTATAGGAAAATTGTCTTCGTTTTTTAATGGAAAACTATGAACAAAATAAGAAGAATCTGAAGGAAATTTAAAATTATTTTCTGATAACCACGGATCGTCTAAAGTTATCGGAGAATATGTAGCATTGACTATGATAGGTACCTTGGATGTAGACCAACGAGGATTTGCATGTTCTCTGATTCCGTTTTCGGTTATTTTTAAAATATCTGGAGTTTTCCAAGTCTGAACATACGGGCAAACCGCAACAGCTTTGCTATTAGCATAGCTAGGTAAAAAATTTAAAGATTCTGTTTGTAGTGTATAATCTTTAGAATTGTCTGTTAACAATGTAGCCAGTATGGTTGTATAATCTGAAGAAGAAGATGCAACATCCATATTATACAAATCATCTGAGAAATAAAACTCAGCATATCCACTGACTCCAGCGACATAAGATCCGGTAGGATTTAATTTACCCGCAGAATTAGAGTGTAATATGGTATCTATAGTTTTTATAGTTTGGATTTGATTACCATTTAAATCATAAAAACGAGTCTCGGGTCTGAGAAAATTCCATTTAGTACCAGAACCTGGATTACTAGAGCGAGAAAATAAAGTTGATAATTGTATAAAATGATCTTTAGTGTCGGGAGAAGTAATAACCAATTTAAACGGATAAGCATTTAAAAATCCTGCGTGAGTGGGCGGCGGTACTCTTTCAAAATATATAGATTCATTTAGAGAGAGGGTAATCGTAATAGTTTGAATACTTTGAGATTCTACAGCATCACCACTAGGACCATATGCTACTAATTTAACCTGAAAAGAGCCAGCAGAAGAATATGTATGGGTTGGATATAATAAAGAACTGGAAGATCCGTCTCCAAAATACCAAGTAACCTTTGTATCTTTGGTAATCGGATATATGGTAGGAAAAAAAGAAATTGGAGTTATTCCTACATACCCGGTAGAAGAACTTACAGAAAAATTTACGAAAGATATCATAATTAAAAGTCTGCTATTTTTACAGAATAAGAAAGATCCACTACTTCAATGCGATCGGCTAAATAAGCAACATTATTGAGCAATGGATATTTAAAATCATCTAAATATATTGTTTGAGTATAAACATTTATATCATTTGTAGGATATTTGGAATTCCATACTAAAAATGATAATTGTCTGGAAACTGTGTCGGTATCTTTACGATAACTATCTATATAGTCTACTCCATCTATTCCAATAATATACGTAGTCAATTGATGAGTATTAATATCATATCCGAGAACTGCTGCGGCAAAATAGTTTTTAATTAAATTAACCACATCAAATTTAATAGAAGCACTAGACCTACGTGTATTTGGATTTTTGTGTATTCTTAAAGTTGTCTGAAGAATATCTGTAGTAGTAACTGGTTTGTATAAATCTTTTAAATAAAAATCAAACAACATATATTCAGGATCCGTAGGAACAATTTGGATTCCAAGACCTTTGTATCTATTAACTTCTTTTAAAATTATTTCTTTTTGAGCAGATAATAAATATTTTTGAGAATTTTTTGGAATACTGTATATGTAAACATTGTTAAAATTGCACGAATTGGCAAATTTAACTTGATTCAACAAAATTTGGGTTTCTAATTGAGGTTTGCTTAAACCTATAGAATATAAATATTTTAAATGAGTATTTAAATAGGTGTCATTATCAATAGCTTTTGAATCTTTAATAATATTAGAAAAATTATTATTAACAAAATAATTGTAATCATCTGTTGTTATTAATCTTTGTTGACTTCTAAAAGATTTTGGGGCCTTTTTTCTTATAGATTCAACTGATTCTTCATCACTATATTGAGAGGAAGGAAATAAATTGTCTAAAGACAGGAAATTAAGTTTATCAAAAGTAAAATAGGTGCCAAAAATAGATTTAGTTTGATTAAAAATTGTACTAAATTGTCTAGAGTTGAATGGAACAAAAGTATTATTTCTTAAAGCATGTGGTCCAATGGTGTTACTACCTGGGTTTATTTTTAAAAAATAAATAGCCACTTGATCTCCAGCATCTAATTTTTGACCGTTAATATCATCACCAAATAAAATTTCATACCTTTTATTAGCATTATATCTTACTTCATACACTTTAGCAGTGGCAGAATATTGAGTTAAATTTTCCACTCTGGTCCATTTTTTCCAAGTTTGAGTGTCTTTTAATACATAAACATCTATGGTAAGGTGATCAATAAAAACATCATCTCCCGTTGCTATATACACCACTTCATTTTCAATTCCCAAAGCAGAATGGATATCATATTCTTGTATAGAACCTTCTCTCAGCATATAAGTGTGATTTACGTCTGCAATGGTTTCTGTTCCAGCTGTTTGTTTTGTAAAACCTATATCTTGAGTCAAGGTAAAAATAGTACCACCAACTGATGTGTAACTATAGCGGGGTATTATATAAGAATTTGCAGAGAGATCACTAGAAGCGGTGATAGTAAAGGGAACTGATTGAGAAGTTTTGCCTATCGGATTGTAGTTTAAAATTTTAACAATTCGATTCATGTTTTCATATATTTGAGCTTCGGAAAACATACTCTCAGAAGAGGTTTTGCTGTTGTAAAATTGTAAACTACCAAAAGCCATACTGATAATATCAATTATGGCAGAAATATTAGATCCTTGAAAATTTTGATCAGTAAAAACTTGACTATTGTTGAGTTTATCAACAATTTTATTGCGCAATTCTAATGCATCAAAAGCTAAAAATTGATTATCCATATACTGTAATATTGTTTACCCCTGAATAGTGTTGTGTATTAAATCTAAACTCTAATTTATCTAACAAACCAGATTGTTTGACTCTGTAATTAATAGATATTTCGTAACTATATTCCTCTTTATTGGGTTTAATGTATAATTTAAGCAATTCTATGCGAGGTTCAAATGTACCTATAGAACGTACTATATCATTGCCTATAATGTTGGCATTAGATTCTGTTACTGCTTCAAATAAAAATCTGTCAAGAGATCCGAAAAAATTGGGTGATAAAACTTTCCAACCTTGCTTACAGGAAAAAATGTTGTAAATAGAATTTGAAATAGCTTTTTTATCATGGTCTACTTCAAAATCTGCAGAAAAAACTGGATTTAAACCGTTTCCTATGTTCTGGGATATTTTTAAATCTAGGTGCAAATCTGTATAAGTATAACTAGAGGCAGATTTGTTGTATTGGTCTGTGGGAGCAGAACCACTATTAGTAATCTTGGGTTTAACTATATTATCTAAATAAATAGCGGCCATGGTGATAAATATTTATGCCTAAAATCTCTATAATGTATGAATAACAAATTTAACAAATTTCAAAATTTATTTGAAACAGCATTTTCTCACTTTTCCAATGGAGGATTTAGAGAGGGCACTCCTATTGTGTTAAAACCTAGTTTTTTGAAGTGTGATTATTATAAAAAACATTATAGTGGCCATGAGGCTTTCTCTAATTTTTTGAAAGAACTTATTAATAATGAAGTTATGTTCTTTATTAAAAGAGTTGTTAGTCGTGGATCCATGCAAAATGTGAAGGATGCTAACGATAACGAAGGAGCTGGTGATGTATATCTTAGCTTGCACACAGACCCTCGCACAGTTCAGTGGCCTACTGAATATAATGAGTTTACTATTCCAGGAGATTTTGATTTATTAGACATTAAAGATTATGGAATTAATCTCCCTCCAGTACAAGGAGTTCCTAATAGGTATGAATTGCCTTTGAATGGAGATATCAAAGTGTTCAAAATGGAAACAAAGGTAGATAATCGTTCTGAAGATGATTTCTTGCCAGTAAAAAATACAACTTTGGCACACACAAGTAAACCAGGTGCACCAAAGTTGGTTAAAATTACCTCTAAAAAGAAGTAATTTATTTTAAATCATTTTCCAGAGCAATTATACAACAAAAGAAATTAATTTCTTTGTCTAAAACTGTTGCATCTCTATACATATATTCTCCGAGATTTAACATTAAAGATTTTTTGACATTGTCTTTAAAATCTGAGCGATAAATGTATTCAAATAATTCTTTCATCAAACTTTGAAAGTCACCATTAAAAGATTTTTCTGCTTCAATAATCTTCTTACGAATTTCTAAGCTAGAAGTCTTTGCTGTCAAATCTTTAAATATAGAAGACGCAAAATTTGATATTTGATTATCTTCTTTAATGATTAATTGACCAGAGACCGAATATTTTTGTAAATCATTAATGATTCGACGAATGTCAGGACTGTTCTTTTCTATAAGACTTAACAATGCTGACTTTTGATCATCTGCTACAGAAACTCCTTCACCTCTAAGGATATCTATGCTTCGCTGTACAATACCTTTAAGATTAGGTTGAAGCTTAAATAAGATGCATCTTGAACGAATGGGTTCAATAATCTTGTTGATGTAATTTGCTGTAAGGAGAAAGCGTGTGGTGTCTGTAAATTCATCCATTACATTCCGTAGAATACGCAAAGAATCTCCAGTCAATCCGTCTGCTTCGTCTAGAATCACTACTTTTTTCTTTCCGTCTAAAGATCGAGTTTGAGCAAATGAAATAACTTTGTTACGAATGGTGTCAATACCATTTTCATCACTAGCATTAATATAAAGATACTGACACTTTAATACATGTTTGACTAGAATCTTAACTGAGGTGGTTTTACCGATACCAGCACTACCGTGAAACAAAAGATGAGGAGTATCTTCATTGATAGACAACAAATGATTTTTAATTTCTTGTTCTAAAACAAGATCTTCAAATTTTTGTGGTCTATATTTTTCACACCATAAATTTTTATAATGATTGTTCATAATTATTTTCCTGATTGACCGAAGCCGTTAGCTCCTCGATCGGTTTCTTCTACTTCTTCTGACCACTGCGGTTCAAGAGATATCAACGGAAAGTAAGCTATTTGAGCTACTCTATCTCCCTTTAACACCTTATGATCTGTATTAGAAAAATTATATAATTTAACTCCCAGATCTCCGCGATAACCATTGTCAATCACTCCAAGATGAGGTTGTATACCATGTTTAAAGCCCATACCAGATCGCGGAAGAATTAAATACCAAATATTTTCTGGTACTTTTGCTACTTGTATTCCAGTTGGGACAACTCCATCTCCCTTGGAAGGAATAGTAACATCCTCTACAGCAAATAGATCATAACCTGTATCATTAGAATTATTTCTACGCGGAAGAAGAGCCTCGGGATGAGTTTTCTTAAAGTGAATTTCAGATAGAAAAGGATAATTAGTCATATAAGTATTATAGCTCTGGATTAAAAAATATTCAACATGGAATGCCGTAACGAAATTGATAGTATTATACAAGACCTTAGAGCAGATAGTATTACGTCTGCTTTATTAATTCCTTCCAATCCTGTAGAAAAGGTGGATGATGAAAATGTTAATGAGTATGTATATAAAAAAACCTCAGAGGTGATTCAAGCTGGTTTAGAGGCTATTACTAGTCTTAAAAATTCTATTGCTATGGGAGCTGATTCTAAAGAAATTGCTGCTATGGCTCAGTTGATAGGAGCCACAACCAAGGCTATTGATTCGATGAATAAAATTAATCTACAACAAAAACAAGCCACTGTAGATGTAAAACTTAAAGAGATGGATATTGCTGGAAAGAAAGATATTGTTTCCAGACTTCCAGCTTCTAATAATATTCTTATAGCCACTAGAGATGAGGTAATTTCTCAAATGATTGGTAGTAAATCTTCAAAAACCAGAGGAGATATGTTGCTAGACAGCTAAAGATTTCTTATCTTCTGGTAACTTAATACCTCTTTCTTGTCCTACTTCTTTCATCTTGGCTAAATATTGGCTCATAGTAACTGGTCTTTTTCCTTTGTGTTGAAAATTGTTACTTCTATGGATCAAATCATTGTATACATTCCAAAAAACGTCTTCTGGAACATCGTGTAAATCTATATCTTTGTCTTCTGCTGTAAATTCAAGTTTGTGATTATCTAAAAAATCTAAAAAATCTTCAAATTTTTGAACACTTTCCATTGAAGTATTTTTATAACCTAATTTAGTCATTGAAGTCCAATTGGTTATTCGACCAAAATTTTCCTGAGAAGGATTATTAAATAAACATTTTTTAACATGTTCTATTTTTTGGTCCACATCTTTAATATCTTTAGCTTCTACTCTAGCTATTTGCCAAAGAGTATTAAACTTATTAATTTTATTATTTGCTTCAGTATAAAAATTTAAAAAATTCATATAAGATTACTTATTAAACAAAGAAGTAAGGCACATCTCTTTTAGTCCAAGAAGCTTTTACCATTTTTTTTCCAAATTTAAACTCTCTCTTGGCTTTGTTGTAATAATTCTGATAACCCAGGACTGGATTACCTGGTACAATACATTCCGGAAATGAAACTGCAAAACATTGTGGATGCTCTGTAAGGCTAGAAGAAGACAGCTCCGGGGGATTATTTTTACTCCATTCTATAAACTCCCAGGTAAAATGTGGTTTGCCAAATCGATATAATCTTTCTTGATATAAACCACTCAAATGGTCTAAGGTCCAAGTAAAATTATTCATATTTTGCCTCACCCATTTGGTCATTGGATGATTATAATGTCCATGTTTACGTGGTTGGCCTTTTTGAGTGCGAGGACAATCTGCTTCTGCTAATCGTTCTAGAGAATATGCAGCTGCTAACAACTGAGAACCTTCTATAATAATCTTGTTAATATGAAGATCTTGATAATATTGAGCTGCTTTTTGTGGATCTAGATCAAGAATGAATAAGTTCATGAAGGTATTTTAGTACAATATTCTTTCTTTCGTCACGACTTCCTTTAACTATTGTTACATTTTTATATTTTAACAATTCCTCTGACATATAATGATCTATTTCTCTCTGATATTCTGTATCAACCTTACGGATTCCGTCATTTTCCATCTCAAATTCAATAGGAACATAGAAGATCTGTGTATATAAAGGAACGAAGAACTCCATCATGCAACTTACAGAATGCCAACATTCTGAATCAACCTGATTTTTAAGTCTTGCTGCAATCATATAAGCCCATCCATCTACCACACATCGGTCCGCAAACCAATTTTCTTCTGCAAATCGACTAACATGACTGGCTTGTACTACATATTGTACAAAATTTCCGCCTTTGTCATTTAATTCTTCGCCCAATTTGAATAATTTACGAGCATTACTAGTATTAAAAATAGGTTTAAGACCGTAAACATCTAAAAGATCATCAGCTATATCTTTTAAAACAGTGGTTTTACCGGTTCCGTGAGCTCCACAAAAAGCAAATCTTAAATTCATATGTCTATAATAAGACAAAAATATGGGAAATCAAAGCAAAAAAAACACTCCCACCTTTTGAGTGGGAGTGTTTTAAGAACTATCCTAAGGCTTACATGTAGATTCTGGCATTACCGGCTACATTGTCTGTGCTAAGACCCTTAACGATGATTACATGGTAGTACAAAGAAGCACCGAAGATGTAATCTACAACTCCGTAACGGGTCATTAACCCTACGCGAGGTGCGAAATCTGTCGGTCCAACTGTACGTTGAATCATCACAGGGATGTACGGACAATAGACGATACCTGTATCGTAATACTCGGTACCTTTGTAACCTAATAAAGCATATTCAATACCTGTTCCTGCTGCATTACGGCTACCTAGGTTCTGAGCTTCGGTACGTGTGTCGCGGTAGATTGTAAAGCGGCCACCAACTGTACCAACTTTGGCAATGCCTGTTGGTTGTGTGTTGACGTTTCCGTTTACTGGCATCCACTGAAACTCAGGGAGCATCTCCAAAATCGCACAAACACGTGGTGTTGCAACAATGAAGTTTGCGGAACCACGGCGGTTACGAATGGCGATACGATTAGCTTCAACGATGACCTTGGCGTAGAAGTCACGATTACGTTCTCCCATCCAACGAGCATCAGCAGAAGCTGCATACCAGAAGCTATACCCAGTACCTTTACCTGCATTAAGAGACAACTGAATCATGCGAACAATCATTTCACGGTCGATTTCGGCCTGAATTTCATACGACATAGCGTTTGTCAATTCAGAATCGATATCCAATCCGTTCATGTTCTTCAAATCCTGTTCCAATTCAACGGACCAGCGAGCTGCGAGGCGGCGTGTACCGGCTTCAACTGCGATCTTGCTGAATTCAACAGTTACTTGAGGAATGTTCCCAGTTAATTCAAACTGACTCAAGATAGCGGCTACACCCTGATCTTCTGCATTCCATGACCAATCGGAGGTAACTCCGGAAAGACCAGCGGAAGAAGTGCCAGTGAAACGTGTATCCAAATATTGATAACCAATTTCATTCGGTCCGGCAACGCGAGGAATTCCATTGGAACCCACACCTGTACCAGCACCGGGAGAATTGACACCATCAATACCGTTTGTACCTAGAGCAGCATTTTCATATCTATAACGCATTGCAAATGCCATACCAACCGGACCATTCATAGGTTGAACTCCAACGATTTCGTTGGTGATCAACTCAGGGAAAGTACGGCGGACCATAGGAATCAATACTTTAGGCATACGGGCATCACCACTAGCGTACCAATCAGACCCAGCGGGTCCTACTTGGCCACCGTAGTTGCCTGTTGCATTACCACCGAAAACACCACCGGAGGCGGTATTTCCAGTTTCATTTAAACACCACTTCTCTTGGTTTTCCATCAAGATGGCAGTAGCCAAACGGCTATGATCATTCTCAATTGGAGCTACCTTTGCGCTAGAGAAATCAAGCACTGGGGCCCATTTTTCTAGCAACTGAGTTGCGCGGTTACGATCGATATATCCTGGAGCGGAGCTAACATTACTCATATATTTTAATTAACTTTCTATTTACTGTGATATAATTTCGAGAAAAACGTCATGTAATTCTCCAACTAAATTATTTACCGAAGGACTTCAAGCCCTCCATGTAAAGGTTTACTGCAGGGTCAGCAGGTTGAGCTGATTCTACAAGAGTTTGTACAGGTCTAACAACCTTAGCATCTTTGGTAATTGCAGACTTTGTTGCAACTGTGGCTAGATTGTTAGCTGCAGAGCGATCATTTCTTTCAAACATATCAACAACATAATTGAAGTTTTCATTGATATATTCTGGAGACTTATCACTCAAAATTTTGGTAAGAAATTCTTTCTTTGCGGAAGACATTCCTTTAGATTTCTGTTCAATAAACAAAGAAGCTTTTGTTTGTTTAACGGTTTCATTTAACTCAATGTTTTCTTTATAAGACTCATTGAGTTTTGCTTGAAGCTCATCAATTTTAGATTTACCATTGATAACAACTTTTTTGAAATCTTCATTTAAAGAAGAAGGATCAAAGGAAATAATTTTCTTAATTTGTTCTAATTGATTACGAGCTGAGGTATTAGCAACAGCTTCACTCAATTGTTCCTTAGGAATCAATTTATCCAAATACAAATCTAAATAATTGCTCATTTCACTTACAATCTTATTGCTGAAAGTTTGAGCCTTTTCATTTACAGCCTTGGTGTAGTAATTAACTACTTTTTTGAGTTTTTCTGTGTGATTGATGTTGATCGCTTCAACCACTTCTTGGAGCTTAGAGGAATGATCTTTATCAATAGCCTCTATTAATGTTTTTAATTTAGCGGCGTGGTCAGTGTCCTGTTCATTTAAGGCTTTTTCCACTTCAAGTCCAATGCGAGTAGAAACTTTCTCATTAACGGCAGCTTCAAATGCTTCTGCAATGGCTGTTGCTGCTTCCTCGTTAAGAGTATTTCCTTCAATGTTTTCTAGAATAGCTGATATATTCATATTACAGGTATAAATTTACTTATTCTTTTGGTATGCCCCTTTAGTAGCTTTTTTGCCCTTCATTTTAGCAAAAAATTCAGAAGCTTTATCTTTTTTGGATTTTTTTTCTGTTTTACCAGACATTTTATCGGCTTCTTTTTTAATTTTACCTTTGAGCTTGGCCTCTACAATAGTAGCTAGTGTAGAATTTGCAAAAGCAAATTGCTTTTCACAAAGCTGAGCTATGAATTTAGAAATAAGTTGTTTTTCTGTCATAATTTGAATATATTTATCTTGAATGGTTTTTAATTGCATTAATAAAAGCAATTACATGTTCTTTGAGAAATTGATTTTTATTTTTAGTAGGCAAAGAACTAATGCTCTTTTCAAATTGTTCATAATAAGGAGAAAATTCTCCGTTGTTACCAATAGTCCATTGCTTAGATTCTAAAATGCCATTCACGAAGGCAGTGGGAACCGATGGGTCCGCGACCACATCTACAGCAACTAGTCTAAAGTCGGCTACTCTATTCATTCCATTTTTCTCACTTACGAGTCTGCCTAAAGATCTACTAGAAACTCCTAATTTTACTCCTTGCAGAATTAAACCCTTCACCAAATTTCCTAATGGCATCCCTTCACCGTGAAGAATTTTGCTCTTGCCTTCAAAAATATTACCATTTTGTTTGAGGTCTGTTACTATATGACAAACTCTTTCTAAATTAATTTCTGGGGATTGAGGATGGTTAAGTTCTCCAGTGGATCTGTTGTTATCAATCATTTCAACTCTGTAACGATCCACTTCTTTTACCATTTCTTCTAATGGATAAATTCTTTTATTTTTATTAGCTTCATTTGCCATCAAAAATGGTCCCTTAATAAACATATTAGAGGGAGAATTCTTGTTTTGTTCTTCCAACAAATAATTTACTTCATAAGTTGGTTCTTCTACTAGCAAACGGTAAACGTTATTACTCATATAAAAATTATAATTAATATTTATACCAAGTGACGGCTTATTCAAAAACTAGTTTAAGATCTATTTAGATCTTTCTCAGTCATCACTATAAAAATATATCCATGTCTATCACACCATTTACGAGCTGCCGCCCATTTAGCAGTATTTGTAACATATTGAGTGTGTTCAAATAAAATAGTTTTTTTGCTTTTTTTGGCAGTTATTTTAGGAGCTTCACAAAATTTTTCTGGTTTAATTTCTATTAATAATTTTTTAATAGAATTATCAGCTTGTTTAAGAGCTACAACTAGATCAACAAAATACCTGTGCATTTTATTATCTAGAGGAGACATGTAAGGTATTATTACGGATTCAGACCCCCAGGAAATAACTTTTTCATTATTATCCATCCATCGATAGGCTTTTAATTCCAGACTAGATCTAAAATAAATGGGATAAGATCCTCTATATTTTTCTGGTTTAGTTGGTATAAATTTACCTTGATTAAATTCAGAATTTTTATTGAGAGATTTTCTCATATATTACCCAATAAAGAATGGAATGGGTTCTCTGTCAATTAAGTCTGATGTTATCTCAACTTCTAATTTATCTCTTTCTGCTATACCCTGACTCATCAGGTCTGTATAATTTATAGTTTGTCCTCCAAACAGAGCCGCTCCTGTATATTTTCCTCTAGCATGAGCAACTGCCATTTTAGTTAGAGCCATCACGTATTTGTAAACCCATAATTGACTGACTATATGTTTAATTGGCTTTTGAAGTTTACATTTAACTAATCCATAATATACAGAGTTCTGTGTTGGTTCTGGAATAATTTTCAATATTTGATCTTCTGGATAAAATCTTAAATATGGAGTCAAAGCTAATGTTTTTTCTCTAAGATCTATCCAACCCTTCAAAGCTTGCCATGTTACTAAGTCATAACCAACATTACCTAATAAATGTCCAAAGTAAGCTTGTTGAGCTATGGCATGTTCTATAGTGAACAGAGTGTTTATGCCGGTGTTGCTACCTTCTATAAAAGAAGAAACATCAACAACTCTGCGATAGTTATTAAAATCAAAATCCCAACCAGTAAATCCACTATAACCATTCGGCACAGAGGTTAAAGATACTGTATTAGAAACTTCTGCTGCAGTTTTGCCATTTAATATTACTACTTTATATTTTCCAACAGTAGGAACAAAAGAAAAAGAAATACGAACACTGTTTGTATCTATCGGTGTCACTGGAGCTATTACCAATCGATTGTTAGATGTATCATACACCGCTGGTATAACTGTGTCAGAATTTAAATTATGTGTAATAACAAATGTGTTATTTATACCATCTCCAACTACACAGTCATACTCAGTTGCTCCACCAGTAGTTACTTGTGTAGGATCTTCATATGCTGTGGATAAATCTGGTGAAATATTAATCAATCTTCCGATAGGAAGTCCAACTCCAGTAATATAAAGATCAGATCTGAATATTAAAAATTCTTCAGTCATTCCAGCAAATTTAGTAAAATATTCACTAGCAACATTTATTATTTCATAGAGTTGCTCATCGGCTATCTCTATTTGAACCAATGGATATCCCAACATACGTTTAACCCTAAGGGCAAGCATGTCATAACTTGAGATATTATTATTAAAAGTGGTACTTCCTCTAAAGTTGTCTGGTAAAACACCCATGTCTCTACTTATCCCGCAGGTGTAGTAGGTACTTCAGTAGTTGTAGGAGTTGCTCCTAGTTCTGGTGCAGCGCCTTCACCTGCTGCTGGAATTGTAGGAGTAGTTTCTGGTGTACTTCCTCCAAATTCTGGAATATTAGAACCTCCTATTCCTGATTCACCCCCGCTGCCGCTTCCAGCAGGAACTCCACCACTAGCGGCTTGTTGAGCCATTTCTATCTGTTCTCTCCAATTTGGACCAGCATTAGCAATCTGAGAAAGCTCCCATTTAAAAGCGGCTTCTTTGCGTAGCCATTCCATATTTTCACTAATCTTAGCATCACTATATTGTAGATAATGTCGCTGAGCAAATATATCAGAAATTCCTTCACTTTGAGCCATACTACCATAATTTTTCTGCTTGAGTTCAAATAATTGCTGTTCTCTGATAGCAAAATAATTTGAAGGGGCATTAAAATTTAAATTTATATAAGATTCGTGTAATTTATAATCTTTCCACCAACCTTTAATTTTAAGATGAGATATAAAGGCGTCTTTAAATCCAGAAGCAAACTGATTTTGCAAACGTATGATAAATTTTGCGAATTTTAATTCTTCGCGTAAAATTTCAGAACCATCTTTATAAGATTCATTAGGATTCAGTCGAGAAAGAGGCACTTTTAAACTCTTATAAAGTTTATTTACAAAATAAACTAAATCATCTAATTTTCCAAGATTATCTCCACCGGGCAATACTGATACATCGGACCCAGTTTCTCCAGTACGTTTAGCAAACCAATAACTATCTAACATGGATTGAGGATTGTAGGAATTTGCTATACCTCCTTTACTTCCATCAAACACTTGTTTAGACCAATATTGTTGTTTAAGTTGTTCTAAATAAGCGGTAGCTTTAGCTGGAGGCATATTTCCAACATCAATAACAAATTTAAGCCTTTCCGGAGCTCTGACCAGGCGATAAATAATAATTGCATCTTCTAGTAAAGAAAGAAGTTTGTAGGCTCTTCTACAATTTTCTATAAATGGCATTTTAACAGTCAGATCTTCGTTCCAAATGCCAGAATTAATATAGGTAATTTGATTACCTTGTAGAGTCAAAATTTGATTCTGCAAATTATTTGCAGAAGAAATATTACTTTGACCTTGTGAAAGAGCTGATGCTGGATTTTTCTGTAAACTAATTGGTTTTTGAAATATAAAATTTTCAATAACATTGTTTTGTACATTATCATATACTGGATTGATAATCTCTGATGGAATGGCCAATGCTCCAATAATTCCGTAGCTTGTATCTTCTTTATAGATAATATTTTCAAAGAAAATTTCTCCTTCTATAAGAAAATGTCTGCAGTACCCCCATCCTTTATGTTCTAAATCATAAATGTTAATGAATTTTTCAAATTCTTTTTGTATTTCAGTTTTTTCTTCAGAACTAAGATCTGCAAATGGAGAAAAATTTAAATGTACTATTTTTTCATTCTCGTCTTTGACTATAAACTCATCACATATTTCATCTAGACAATCAGACACTTCTGAAAAAGAAGCCATACGACGATATTCAGATATTCTGCGAATTTTATCTGTATCTACATGAGCATATATGTAATTGTGATAAGGATTCTGAGAACCAAATGTATTTCCTCTATTAGAATCACCATACACAGAGGTCATTGCCGGACCAGTAATGACAGACTGCTTTAAGAGTCTCATTTCTGTCTTCTTAGAAAGTCTGTCAAATAATTCGTATTTGGTATTACCTTGATTGACATCTAATCCGGCAGAGATATAAGGAAGTCTCTGCAAAACATTAGCTATAAAATTATTAGAGGCACCTGAACCTCGAGGAGAATTGGAGAGAACATCTGGCATATGATTTTATATTTAGGTAAAATTGTAACTTAACACTACATTATTTCTATTAAGTAACATGTAATTTATAGGAATTTAATTTTCCATATCCGGCTTCATTTTCTACAATGATATCAACAAATCCGGGAAGAGCTGGAATTTCCGGAAAACTAAATTCTATATGTTGATCATCTATTGCATTGAAAGTAGTAGATACCGCTTTGAAAGGAGTATATACAGATGATAATTTTGTAGAACTAATGAATGGTGAAAATGTGGTAATGTTATTAAACATTAATAGGTTCGAGGCACTTAAATATACATTAAGAGGTTGAATGAGATATTTTCCGTATATATCAAATGTTGTGGATGATACATTTGGTGTAAAAATTTCTTGAGGAAATACTGCTTTAATAAATGGACAAGCAGAAATGGAAAAATATTCTGTTTCTGGGTATTTAAGTAAAGTATCTCCATCTCGTAGGTGTGAGGTGGCACTATAATCACTATCTATATAAAATATCTTCTTGTAAGGTTCATCAAATTTCTTAAACATCCAACCCTTTATAGTAAAAGAGGTATCTGCTGTAACCATGAAATTTTGGGAGGCATTTAATTCTTTAGGATATGAAGTGTTTACAATTCCACTCCAAAGTACTTCTGATCTAATTTCAAATTGAGTACTAGAATTTTCTAGTCCGGGAAATTTCCAAGAAATAACTATATAAGGATCACAATATGGTACAAAATTACTGATAATTTGATCCATATGTTCCTGATATTTTGTAACTATTGACATATTGACAGTTACATCAACTGGTATGGGTTGAGGAATTCTCTTTAAAAATACTTCAGACTTGGGTTGATCCACTGGAAGTATAAATCCGTTATTTTTATTAAAAACTCTACTCTTATCTCTGGAAATAGTTCCAAAACTTACAGCTATGACCGGAAGTTGCATTGCACCTGGACCCGGTGCAACCAAAGAGGCATATACTCGTTGTTTGGGAGAATATACAAAATTAACATTTTTTTCACTACCAGGTATATAAGTGTTCTTGTTATCGTATCCTTTAATAATGATATCATTGAAAGCAGCAACAAATTGCTCCATCATGGTTTTTAATTCAAAGTTAAAAGTATAATTTCTCATTATTAAAGGATACTTAGTTCCGGAAACATTACATGAAACGTTCTAAGAAGTATTTTGGTAAATGTTTTTTATTACTTGTTACCGCCTTAACTGCCGCGCCGTCTAAAATATAGGTTACTGAATGATCTTTAATTGACCTCGTGCATCGACCACTCATTTGAATCAGTGTATCTAACATCTTCATACCATAATATTGAGGATTTTTATCGAATTGTTTCTTAATTCTTTTAGAACCTAACGGCAAATACGGAGCCTTTATAATGATTTGAAATCTACCAAGATCATCATCCAGGCTTACTCCTGTGTCTAATGAAGGGCTAACCAAAATAGTATCTTCATCTACTCGAGACTTGTGCTCTTTGATAATATCTTCATTAGAAACTCCGGTATCTCTAAATAAAAATCTATTGTTTTTATTAAATTTTCGTTTAACCTGCTCAGTAATGGCTGTGGTATGGGTGTGTATCAATCCTTTCTCTCCTTTATGTGATTCACATATCTTAGAAACCATCTCTAACACCTTAGGAAGATTGACTTCTAGGGTCTTAAATGATAGGCTATACTTCGAAGAACAATAGATAGGAGATTTTGATGCTTCGAAAACTGAATCGGTATCAATAAACTCATAGTCTTTCTCTGAAATACCTATACTTTTAGCATATTCTTGTACATTGCTGATGGTTGCAGACATTAAAAGCACATGATCTGCCATTTCAAACAATTCTTTTGCTAAAGGTTTGATGTCAAAAGGTACAAATGTAACTTCTTTAGCATCTTTACTTTCTACTAGATATTGACAAGATTGCCAATTCAAAACTACATCCATAACTGCATTATAAAGACTGGTCAATTTACCCAGTCTTTGTTGTTGTTTAAACAACAAACTTTCAAATCCATTTTTATTTGACATTAAAGATACTTTTTGTTTTACATCTGCCACCAGATCTTTTAATTGCAAATATATATCATGAACCCATAGTCCGGCTTCTTCACTATCATCTGAAATTACCTTCTTGAATACAATTTCTTCTGCTGCTAATTGAGCATAATTTAATGTCACGGAGTATTGACCCACTAATTCACTTTCAATTTTATCTGCTTCATCAAATATAACAAACTGTCTACGTTGTAAAAATTTAGGCATATTAAAATATGCTCTATAATTCAATATAGGATCATTTGAAATTAAAGCATTTTTTCGAACCTTGTAATAAGGACATCTATCTTCTTCAAAACATTCTTGTTTTAATTTAGAGCTAAACAAACAAGGAGCAAAATCTACTGTTACATTGGGATCTACTGCACAATTATAATTATTTTTACCCTTCGCAGCAATGGCTTCTGGAAATAATTCTAGGTATTGATTCTGTAAAGATCTAGTTACGGTTAATATTGCTGATCCATAAGATGATCCAGACAAGAAGGTTTCCTTGTGAAGATATTCACCGTTTTGATCTCTTTTGAATGCTTTATAACTATCTAAAAGAGATCGCCTGGTTTCATCTATTTTATTAGAGGACCTTGCTATCGCCGTGGCTATATGAGATTTTCCTGATCCCGTAGGTAGTCTAGCTATAACAAATTTTTTACCAGATGAAAATTTCTTATAAATTTTCTCTAAGGCATCAATTTGCTGTGGTCTGGGTGTTGGGCCCGGAAAGTTGTTCAAAAAGTTTGATATATTTGTTTTCAATTTCTTTTAATATATCTAAATTTAAATTTTTTTGCACGCAGGAACATGGAGTATGTGTAAAATTTTCTGTTTGTATTCCTCTAAATCCTCTCCCGTAACATTTATTACAATTTTTACTAGAATTTTTTTTAAGAGGCAAGTATCCGAGTCCTATATTTTTGAGATCTTCTTCTAAAAGATTACAAAAAGTACCAGAAAATACATTAAAACAAATGTGGATGTTATTCATGACAGGTTATGGTTAAAATATTATCCCAGTATTTGTTTTTAACACCTACTGAGGGATATACTTTTAAATAATTTTCTACTTCCGGTGCTAATTTTGATAGAGTCTTAATTCTATAATCAAAATACACTAAATTATCCTCTGAATGAGTTTCTATAGCAAACGGAATGGGAATTTCTATCTTATCTTTATCTCTTTTCAATGTATTAATGATAAAAATAAGATAAAAATTTTTCTGATAAAAAAGAATTAACTGGCCCTGTTTAAAAGTTTTATTATTTAACTCAAAAGAAACCTGTCTCTGTAGTAGAGATTTACAAGTTTCTTCTAGTGAGGGGTTTTCTGCTATTATCATAAATTCATAAATGCAGCTTTTTGAGAAGCTGACATAGTCACTAGATTCTCTTTAAAGTACTCCCAAAACAATTCTGGAGGTGAAGATGGAATAACTTTAATCAATTCTATTCCCTCTGATGGAATTGCTCTCCAATTTTGCATAAAAAGATCAAACACAATGATTAATCCTTTGGATGCTGGATTGTAAGGAGCACCTTGACCAGGTGGTTTAAAATTAAAAACAGAACGTCCGATATCTGAATCTAGAATATTTGGATCTAGTGTCGCTAACATTCTACGAGTAGTTGGAGAATCTGGCTTGGGATTGCGTCTGTTAAATTTAAATTCTGCTACATTAGAAGTTAATAAAGAAGCTAAGCCGGAACCGGAAATGACAGAAGACATATTTATTCAGTTAAAGTACAAACTCCAAAAATGCGATCTTCATTTAAGAAAGCAATATTTCTTAAACCATTTAGGTTATTAACCTTTAGTCCTCGATCATTTGGAAAGATGACAAAATCTCCTACCTTAACAGTTTCACACTTAGGTCCTGCTAGTATTACTCGAGCAACTCGCCAGGTATATTCTACAGCATTAATAGGAATCCATAAATTCCCTCTCTTAATCTCTGTACCTTCATCATTAATGTCTGCGAATTGAACCATTAAGATGTTATCTAACACTTGGGTTAGTTGCCATCCTTCTAATTCAAAACTTTTACCAGCATAGTGTTCAATTTGAACTTTTCCTCCAATGCGATCTTCTAAGTCTACGGGTCTATCAATCATAATTATTTTTTGTTTAAGTGTTCCAACGCTGAATTGTATATATGCAATTCTCTTACCGAGATCTCCATATTATTAGCCAATGTTTCTATATTATCAACCTCATCTACTTTATTTGTTTGAGTAGTTTTTTTAATATAATTTATTTTTTTACTAATACGGGGCAATAATGTTCTATAAATTTTACCAGCTAACAGTCCTTCTTTGGCTATTAATGTTTTATATGTCCAACGATTAAAAGTGACATTTACTATTTGAGCCAATGAAGGATCTATCATTGATAACCATCTATTGGTTATAAAAATAGATGGAATATCATTTTCATCTGGTTGTACTGAATTCTTCTTAAGAATCCAATTTAAAAAAGGAAATAAATTGTCTTTGTAATTGGGTTTCATTAAATAACTTTTGTAGTAGCAATGAAGCAATCATTTAATATCTGATCAAAAATATTTGCTACATCAAACACCAATTCTTCAACAAATTCTTCTGTCAAAAATAAAGAAAATGCAAAACTTGGAGCTTTAGACCCTGCTGAAATATTAAGTCCTAAATGACCTAATGCAACACTATCTGTAACCTTAGTAATACTCACACTGGCTTTACCAAATTCTTCTGCATTGTTTTCACCCATGCCTTTCTTACGAAGCATTAGATCATCACCCTTAACTTCTACATCAAACAAACCATACTTGTCTGTACGAAATAGATTAGCAATTTCCTGAACAAACAAACGCTGAAAGAATACCGCTCCAATAGCATTCATATTTGGAATCTCCCAACAAAAACTCAAAGCATCATCTGAATAAATGAAATCTTCTGAAAGTTTGTCTTCTAAATCAATTAGATTGGCTTTGACATCCATGTTACCTCTGGTGGTATAAAGAACTCCAAGAGGAGAATATTGTTTGCGATATACTTTATATCCAAAACGGCTGTGAATAAAGGAGCCGTCATAATCTGCATCTGCGTATACTATTGATCTCATAGGTTAAATTTAACTGTTAATTGTTTTTAATCCCGTATTTTTGAATAAATCTTTGAGCACTGGTATTCCATTCTGGTGTATTCATACTATCACCCAGTCCGTGATGTACTACTCTAATAGGCAACACTCCACATTTTACTTTTTTAGAATTACAATCTAGACAAAATGTGATATCATAATGATGGAATGTAAAATCCTCATCAAATTTGGCTCCTTTAGAAGTTGTTGCTTCTACATCTACAGCCAAAAATAATCCATCCATTACCAAGGCTCTTGAATTGGTGGGACCAAAAGAAGTTGTCCATACTCGATTTTCTGAAGTATGTGCCACTTCACCTACATGAGTAGACCAATCTGACATTAAATGCCATGCTGGTGGTTTGCTCAAATCTACAGTTGTTGCTCCAGCAAGTCCGGTAACATCATATGGAGAATTTAGAAGTTTTTCTACTAAAAAAACATCTTCTAATTCCACATCATCATGCACAAACAACAAAATATCATTTTTATGTTTGTCGTTGTATAAAAACTCATTATAAAGTTCAGGAAGACCTCTTTTGTTGTCTTTTACAACATAAAAATCAAATTCTTTGGTGCTTCTTAATATGTTTTGTTTTTCTAAGGATTTAAAAATAGGTTTTTGTTGCCATTCTTCTAATGTTTTTGCCTCCGTGGCAGAAACTACATATACTCTTTTGTTCTTCATATAAAATACGGGTTTGTGTAATTAAAATTGTTTATTTTTTTAAATTGATTACCTTTAAATTCAAAAATAATACCATCTTCTTCTACGTGATGAGAATCTTTAAATTGCGTAGAAGAAAAAGAATCTGAATTCATCCACAAAGAACTTCCAGCTTTAACAAGATATATGGTTTGATCCCAAACTATCCAACTAGTAAGTAATCCTTGATAGTTGGAATACGTTTCTACTATATTATAGGTCCTTATTAAATCATAAGGTATTAATTGAGTGTCTACCTCAAATCCTAAATTTTTATTAAGTTCTTCAAAATTTGTTATAATGCCATTATGAGCTACATAACAATTATCTTCTTTAAAGGGATGGGAAGTGTTTGCAGACCAGTTAGTTTCTGTGCTATTGGTAGGAGCTCGTGAATGAAAAAGAAAATAATTGAACTCATTACGGCTTTGATTTTTTTTCCAAATTAAAGAATCTCTGTCTTTCTCTGTAAAAGGATTTTTTTGTTTGTATATAAAATTTGATCCTGTATTGGTATTTAATGCCAATAAACTAGATGAATAACTACCTCTAGGTAAATTAAGTTTGTAAAGATTAAAGGCTTTTTCTAGGTCTGAAGATCCTGCTATTCCACACATTTTATTTAATTTCTACACAATTATACTTCACCCAATCAATTTTTCTACTGTAATTAATTGGATCTATTAATTTTGCTTGAATAAATCCTGCTAAACGAGCTGAACAACTAGGACATTCACCACATGCTTGTAAGTGTTCTGTATAACAGGTGCGAGTTTTAGTAAAGTCTACTCCCAATTCTACTCCGTATTCTATAATTTCTTTCTTGGTCTTTTCTATCAAAGGAGCTTCTATTTTAATTTGATTTCTCCTATTTAAAGACAAAATGGTATTTAATCTATTACGAAAACCCGGAGTACAATCCCAAAAACCCGATGTGTCATCTGCCTTCGCCGCTCCATATAAAACTGTATCTGCATTACAACTCTCTGCCATTCCAACTGCTAATGATAAAAATATCATATTGCGATTAGGTACATAAGCATCATTTTGAGGATCTCCAATCACCTCTTTCATTTTAGGGACCGCTATATCTGTCTGTGTCAAGGCTGATTTAAATCCAATACTTTTGAGAGGAACTTCTATTTTCTGGAATCCGATAGATTTTTGTTCTTTATCAAAAAGAGAAACAATAGTATTTGAAGCAACCGCTATTTCTGTAGCATTACGTTGACCGTAATCTATTAAAAGAGCTGTTATTTTATCATAATTTCTCATTGCATGATACAAAACCACGGTACTATCCATACCACCACTAAATAAAACTACACAAGATTTAGGAGAATTTGAAGTATCCATGTGATAAATAATATTATAATGAAAAAATCTGGTAAGACAACAATAAAAAAGAAAAACTCCGCTTCCAAGCAAAGAATTGGTGGAGAAGTCAAACGTATTCTTAAAGCCAATATTAAAGGAGAAGAATGTGGATGTGAAGAAGGATATATTCCATTTGCCAAAAGTTTTATTACATTTTTAGTCAAAGAAGCTGATGAAGCTCCTGTGGGAGATGCAAAAACTCCGGAACAATTCACTCCGGATCAAAATCAAAAAGATTTTGAAGGTTCATTGGAGCAGGGAACTGATGCTGGTAAATTTGATACACAAGGAACAGATCCAGCTATTACTGCAAATGCTATTACTGCAGTTAAAGAATGGAGTGAAAAGTTGGCAGAATTTGCTAGTTTCATGAATAATCCAGATAGCCAATCTTTGCACAAAATCCTAGCTGCAGAAGACAGACCCGGTTCCCTCCTGCGTGGAGTAACTCGCAAAGCATCTGATAGTATTACGCGTATTGCTGGAGAAATTGAAAAGTTAAAAGAAGTTCTTAACGGATTTATTATTATGGCTCCAAAGAAAGAACGAGATGCAGAACAGCTTAAAATGGGTTAGATTTGAAACAACGAATTTAAAATTAAATCATAAGGTATTTCGTCGATTCCTTCTTTTACAGCCCATTCATTGAAATCTTTAAATGGACTATCGGAAGGCCAGCGGAATACCTTTTGTTTTTGCATTAATAGCCTATGTATCTTCTCCTTGGCTGCTTGATCTTTTTTAGGGTTATCCAATACCCAGATCTTTTCATGAAATGCAAATTCACTGAGTTGTTTTTCTTGAGTATTTGTAAGATCCAATCCAGCCAAACATACCCCATTTTTAACAAACATGGAGTCTATAGGCCCTTCAAATATGAATATATACTCTAAATTGGTATCTATTCGATCTATGCCAAAAACTGTTTTTTCATAACCAACTTTATTAAGGTATCGAGGATCAGAACCATCTAAAGCTCTTGTTTGATAAAACGGTATCTTTCCGTTTCTGTCATAAAACGGAATACAAAGTCTATTTTTATGAAAAAAATCTGTAAAACTAATATAAAAATTTTTACATTTATTAATAGCAGTATTAATTCGTCTCTGTTCAATATATTCTAAAACTTTTATAAAATCTGAATTGCTTTTATAATAATCTTGCTGTTGTTTATCATTTAAATTTATAGAATCAAATGGCAATGCGGGTTTTTCTTTACGCGTAACAGAAGCACTTCTGTTTACATCCAATTCAATTGAATTATCTCCGGTTTGAGCCTCTTGTTCAATTTCTTCCCTAGTAAGCCCGGAAGATAATTGTATGTAAGTGAAAGCATTCCAACTTTTACCATCTCCACAATGAAAACAATAAAAAGAGTTGGTTGAAGGATAGAAAAATAATCTTCTTTTCTTCAACCAACTCTTTCCTTCCCTACAAATATTGCAGGAAGCATTATAATTTCCGTCAAACTTTCTAAATGTAGGTTCCCCGGCGTATGTGTAAAATTTACTTAAAACATAATGTCCAGGTAACTGCTTCATTTAAGAAGTATATCTGATATTTAAAAATTACTCACGACTGTTTGATTTAAAAATATCTGAATAAGCTTTCATCATATCAAAATTCTCATATTGAGAACCGAATTCTGGTCGTTCTCCCCATTCTGAAGCGTATTTATTGATGGTATCTTCTGCTCCGTAGTCTCTTTCGTCACCTTCTCTGTCAAAGGTATCTACTTCTCCAGAACCTTCTCCTTCTTCTTGTTCTGGTTCTTTTTCTTCCACAGCGACATAACCGTCTCCTTCTTTCTTCAATAATCCCTTAGAAGTTAATTCTTTTAATTTTGAAGTTATAAAACGTTCATCTTCTGCCTTATCGTCCTGTACAGCGGCTGCTCTGCCAGCTATATATTTGACAATTTCTTCTTCTGTGGACGGAGTTTCTCCACCATCTTTTACATACTCAAAGACTTTCTTGGTCCAATAATCAGATAGAGGATCTTCTGGAATGTCCATTGAAGGTTTTGAAGATTTTTCTGGTTCCTCAGAAGGTTCTTCCAGTACTTCTTCATCCCCAGAAGATTCTTCATCAGGAACAATTTCAGGAACTTCATCAGATTCAAATTCTTCTGGTTGTTCACCTTTGCCATCAGTAATTTCAGATGGTTTCTCTGGTTGGTAACCAAAGTCATAAATGGCCTGACCCAAGGTGCGGGTCCAGTATTTGGCTGCTGTGCCACCAAATCCCTTACGCTTCAAAAAGGTGTCTAATAATCTTTGTATTTCAGAATAATCTAAAGTTCTATCTCCATTATCAGTAAGAAATTCCCCCAAAAATGTCAACATTTCTGCTCCGGTATATTTTCCGGCTTGGGTGACTTTTGCCCTCCCCACGAATGATGGAGTTTTGATAGGAGACTTAGGAATACCAACTGTACCTCTTTTAGGTGCAGCCATTTCTTCTAGATAATTTTCACAAAATGTATTAAACAAACTCATATATTTTATTTATGGTGTCCAGAGGTCTGAAATAAGACTTTCTTCTTCGCCATATATAGTTCCTTTTTCTGTAATATACATAGATGTCAAGGCAATTCTCTGTTCTGGGCTACCATAAATTTCAATAAGAGCTGCTGAATCTCCTTTTGGAAAAATCCTGCCATCTCCTTGATGATAAGATTGTTGAAACACTTTAAAAATATTGTCAATTTCCTCTCTGTACACCGGATCTGTGTCTCGTACACCATCTTCTACAATTTTTACCGGGGATGTCTTAGAAATCGGTAAGAAAAAAACAATATCAAATAGCCTAAGAGTTTCTCTTACTAAAATTCTACTATTATCTAAAAATTTTTCAGATACCATTTCATTAAGATGTAACCAAGAAGAGTATGCAAGGTTGTCTAGAACACATCTATCAAATATAACATTATCAGATTTAGAATATTGAGTTGCTTGGTCAACTAAAAAATCTAAGATAAGTTGTTGTGATTCTTCTGTACCAAATTTATTAATTGAAATATTCTTTTCCTTGACCAGGTCTCTATATGTTTTTTCTGGAGAAGAAAACATAGGCCATTTAACTAAAAAGTCCTTAATATAAGTGCTTTTACCAATACATTGAGTTCCTATTACAGCTATTTTCATTTAATTAGTTTTTAAGATTTCTGGAAAAAATTTAATTACCTCTGAAGTGGATTCTTCCCATTGTTTTTTAGTGTCTTCAAAAACAAAAATATTTTTTAAATAAACACTTTGATTTTGGTGTCTCAGAGAAAATGCTAATCCTATCATTTTTTTCATATCTTCAGCATATCCTTCATGATTAGCATCAACACAACTAGTAAACAGTAAAGCTTCTAAAATTAACTGCAACTCTTCTTCCGTGACATTTATGGTTTTTTGAGACATGTCACATCATACCTTCTATAAATTAAAAATCACTAAGAAATATCCACGGATAAGTCTCCGGTAGAATTTACTGCTATCATATCTGATAGTTCATCTTGAATCTTCCTAGCAGAATCTAACGCTAAAGTTAAATTACCTTCTTGACTTAAATCTAAATTAGTTAAATTATTTAACTCTTCTGGAATTTTTTTCATTTTATCTCCGATAAATGGATCAAGTTTGGTGATATCCGCTGCTGGAGTCAGTAATGCTTTAACTATTAATTGTATTAATAGGGGTCTAGAAGCAAAATTTAATTTACCAGTTAAGTCTTCTAGATTTACCTCTATATTAGACTTGTTACCTATTTTAACTAAAGAGGAAACTAGAGGAATTATTTTTCGGCAATCCTCTTCGCTGGGCATTTCATCCTTATATCTGGATATTTCTGCAATTTTGTGGGAAATATCTTGAACTAACCCTGAATCTCCCTTTTCTTCTGCGCTGTCTTTAAAAGCTTCAACATCAACAAAAAAAGCCGCCACCGCTAACCTAGTCAATTCTATGGTAATATGTGCATCTTCTGGTGGAAGGGCTGAAGGAGTTGTTGTTTGTTGAGCTACTTGAGGAGGCACCTCGTTAACATCAGTTGGAGCTGGAGAAGTTGCTAGATCTTCACCAATAATTTGTTTTAATAAATCATTGAATGAAGATTTCTTTAAAGAATTTTTTGATAAAAATAAATTCTCTTGTATTAATGATTCTAAAAATTTTTGGGAACGCATACAATTACTTATTGTACTTTAAGTTTTTCCATATAATGTTGACCATTTTCTTTCATCACTTCAAAAATTTTGTATACTTTTTCTACAAAATCTGGTTGAGCTTCATCATCTATGTTAGACACATATCTATCTAGTATCAAATACATTAAAGCTGCAACCCAGACTGGATCAAAATCATGAGCATTTGTATCTTTAATGGCTGGAAGCCATTCTTGATCTTTTTCAGAAAAAATGCGTATTACTTGGAATAAAACTTCTTGGTTATTTTCAATCATTGGAAAGGTAATTTAAAAATTCTTGTCTATCAAAAAGGTTATCCAGATCATCATATGGACATTCATATAATCTTCTGCCCACCCAATCATAATCTTCAAAGTATGAGTCCACCATATGCCTAAAAGAAGGTTTAGAGGATGGTTTAATATTAACATGACACAAATGTCCAAAGACATTTGGTGAATTTGCTATCCATCCTACAGCAGCTTTCTTATTAAAAGCAGCAGCTGCGTGTTGAATGACAGAATCAATCAATATTAATTTATCTGCTAAAAATGTGTAACAAAATAAATTGCGTAAATTGTCTGTTACTTGTGTAACATTTTCTAATTTGGGTTGATTCTCTCTGCGTACATGTAAAATTTTATTAAATTTGTCTTTAGAAGAATTAACTATATCTTGAGCTACAGAAATTGGTAAATCTCTAGCCCAAGAATAATCATAATCTTGATTATCACCCCCGCCATTAGATTGTATAAGCATAACTGGTCCCTGTTTATTAATTATCTTTGCCGCATTATACAATTCTCTCTGAGTCAAAAATATTTTTGGAATAAGAGTTACACTAGGAATATTAAAAGTATCACACCAAATGTCTATCAAATGTTTGGATTTATTGATAAAATCACCAGAATTATAAGGATCATGTTTTAAAATAATAGAATCTTTATCTTTTACAAAATCATCATAAAAATATGCATACAAACCACTTTTATACACTCTGTAAATAGAAGTATTGTGTAAAAATACTTCTGGATATGGTGTAACTACTATTATTTTTCTATCAGGGTAAAAGTTTTTGATAGATTCAACCACAGCTGTAGCAAGTACACTTTTACCAGCTCCACCATCTATATGAAAAATTACGTACTTGTTACTCATTTTGTGTTATTTTAAGAAGTTTAATGACAAATTCAACTTCTTCACCGGTAGAATTTGAACAATGTAAATTTTTATACATAATATTAGAAGTATTAAAATTTAAATCATCTGATATTTTGTGAAAATATTTTTTTCCCATTAATTTTAAAAAAATTTTATTTATATGTTTGATTAAAATATCTTTATCTTCTATAAGGTTTAATAAATTACTATCTATTATAAAATCTTTTTGTAAGGTAAAAATTTTTATGTTTAACTGTTTAAAAATAATTGTAATATCATTAATAATAGAAGAAATTTCTTTTTCAACAAAATATTTAAAATATTTTTCCTTTCCAGTAATTTTTTTATTCTTTAAAAGATCCCATTCTTGTAAATTTTTAAATATTTTAAATAAAAATTCATTACCAAATTTGTAAAAAGGAAAAATTATAACTCTTTGTGGAAGAAAGACTATTAATGATTCCTTTACCGTCATTACTCTATTATAGCGTCAATTATAGCTTCCTCAACCATTTCTGGGGGTAAAATTAAAGAAGCTTCTTTTATAAGGTCTTCTACCTGTTCTAGTTTAACTTGTAAATTTTTCTTAAAATTATAAGATTCTAAGAAATTTTCTTTTGTTTTTTCTTTTATATTAGAAGATTCTTGTAAAATTAAAGTTTCTAACAAGGGTTCGCAGCTATGTGATATGATTCCCACTAATCTTTTGTAAAATCTATCTAACGGAGATTTATAACCTTCTTTTGTAGTCGGTTCTTTAATTTTGCTTATTAAATAATTTAACAACACAGTACTTTCTGCCTGGGTGCTGGTTTTATTTAAAAATTCCGGACCTCTTACATGTATTGATCCGTATGGATTATAAATACATCCACCTCCTAAAGATGTATTTCCGCAGTACATACATCCAGTAGGGGTCATATGTACGTGAGTATGTGTAGGTGAATACAAGCAACCCAAACCAAAATATTCTGATTCACAGTAAATGCAATGAGATTTATACATAATTATAATTAACTTCTTCTTTTATTAAATTTTTAGGAGCTTTTCCTATACGTACATTGATTATCCCATTATAATAATCTTCTCTAAACATAGCCCCTCTTAATATCTGAGTTTCTATCTCATAATAGGCCATTTCCCACTTACAGGTACAGGTTTTTAAAATAAGAAAATTAAAATTTTCTTTACCCAAACGTTCTATATCTGCATTTAATTTTTCAGAAGAACTTGTATAGGTTTTCCAGTCAGATTCTTTAATAGTTAATCTTTTGCGAAGTTTGCCTTTAAGAGGTTTAAGTCTTCGTTTAGACATACATTGTTTTTTACCAACATATATTTTATTTTCTATTTTGTTGGTTATTTCATATATAAACCCAAAAGTTTCTTCTGTTAAAATAACTCCGGGTACTACACTCCAATGACCAGTATCCATTATAAACCTCCAGTTTTGGGAAAATTTCTTTTAAAAACCTTAGGTAATTTTTTCTTCTTAGAACGTTTTACACCCCCTCCAGTTATAGCCATAGCCGTTTTAACATCTGGATCTGTCATTAAATTTCCAGTATTACCAAAAGCTCCAGGAGTACCAGCAACATTCATATCTTCTAATATTTTTGTAACCAATGGTTGAAAATTTAAATTCATAATAGATAATACTTATTTATTTATGTGGGATCTAGACAAATACAATACCGAATTAAAAGAAGATACCCGTATTGATGAAATCAATCTTCTTCAAAAACAATTAATGCTTCCTGGTATTAAACACAAATGGGTAGCTCGTTTAATATTTGCCAAGAGACATCTAAATTCTTTGAATAAAAAGAAAAAATTAACTTATGTAGCAGTTTTAGCTTCTCTTGAAAGTCAAAATGCAATTCCTCCAGGACTTTCTAAAACTACTTTAGAGAAAAAAATAGAATCTTCAGATTCAGTTCAAAATATTATTCAAGATATTGAAGACACAGAGTTGATTATAGAATATCTAGAAAAGGTAGAAACCATCCTTAGATCTATGACCTATGATATGCGCAATATTACAGAAATAACTAAACTAGAAACTACCTAATGAACACAGTGGAGTTAATTTTATCTGTCAATGGCAAGGGAGCTCAAATTAAAGGAGATATTTCCTATATTAATTTAATCAGAGAATATTTTTCAGTACCCAATCCATCTTATAAAAGAGCTCCATATGCTTCTTCAAGAATATATAGTATAACTCCTCAGGGTAAATTTAAAATTGGTTTGGTGGGTTTAATATTGAAGTATTGTTATTCCAATCATATTAAGTGTGAAGTTCAAAAGGAATTATTAATCAAATATAATCCTCTTATAGATTCACCGGAAGTAGTTTGTCTCAACAAGACATATAGGGATTATCAAGAGAAGTCTATCTTTAGGGCTTTACAACACGGCAGAGGTGTTGTTGTTATTCCAACCGCTGGTGGAAAAACACTAATCATGGCTGGTTTGATTAAAAGTTTTATTCAAAAAGAAAAAAATATTAATAAAATCCTAGTAATAGTACCCTCTATCCAATTAGTAGAGCAAACTGCAGAAGATTTTATTTCTTACGGACTGACTGGAGTACATAAGTGGTGTGGTGGATCTCCATATAACCCTGAAGCTCTTATTACAGTGGCTGGGTCTCAGATATTAATGTCAGAGAAGTCAGATCTTTCTGTATTAGCAGATGTGGAATTATTGTTGATGGATGAGGTACATCAAACCAAAAGGGGTAATTGTATCAATGATATATTAAAATTTGTAAACACTAATCATCGTTTTGGATTTACAGGAACTCTTCCTTCTACTAAAATTGATGAATGGAATATTATAGGTGAATTTGGACCCATCGTATACGAAGAGAAGACACATTCTTTAAAAGAACAGTCATATGTATCTAATTTTAAAATTATTATTTTAAATATTAAACATACCAACCCTCCAATTTTTGATATAGATATACAAGAACCAGCCGAGGCCTATCGTCAAGAAATGGAATTTTTATTTTCTAATTTTAGACGCAATGAAATTATTGTAAATTTAGCAATGAGGTTGCAAGAAAATACCTTAATAATGGTGGATCGTATTGAACATGGAGAAACTCTATACAGACTTCTAGACCAAATGTACATTTTGAGAGAAATACCTAGGAGACCTGTATATTTTATTCAAGGTTCTACTGAAATGGAAGAGAGAGAAAAGATTCGCTCTTTGATGGAAGACAGGCGTGATGTGATTGTAGTAGCCATCTCTAAAATTTTCAGCACTGGAATCAACATTCCCAATCTTCATAATATAATTTTTGCTTCCATAGGAAAAGCTAAAATTAAAATTATGCAATCTATTGGTCGAGTATTACGATTACATCCGACCAAGACTCTTGCTTCTATATTTGATATAGCAGATAATACTAGATATGGTAAAAAACACCTAGAAGCAAGAAAAAAAATGTACACTTTAGAAAAATATGAATACTCCGAAAAAGAAATCTCCGCGTAAAAGAAAAGAAGATGATTTTGAAAATATCATCTATACAGAAGAAGAAGCAGAAATGTTAGGATTTTCTTCAACAAATCCAAAAGCAGAAAATGATGATGAAGAAGATAAAGATTTGTTTGAAATTAAAGATGAAGAAGATGAAGAAGAAGAGGAAATTGAAGTCAAACCTACATACACCAAGAAAAAAGCAGATAAAGAAAAATTTTATGTAAATCCTCAAGAATTTGATGAAGAAATAGCAGTTTATTATAAAACCGGTAACATGTCAGATAATTTGGCTTTAATGGTTAGTAAAATTGCAAATAAATTAAGTTATGCCCCTAACTTTATCAATTATACATTTAGAGAAGAAATGGTAGGTGATGGTATCATTAGAATGTTTAAGGCATTAACTTCTCAAAAATATGATAGAGAGAAAGGATCTAATCCGTTTTCATATTTTACCAGAGTTGCATTCAATGCTTTTCGTAATCGAATTAAAAAAGAAAAACACTTAAGAGATACACACGAAAAATACCAAGAAAATCTTTTGCTTTTCTCGGAAAATTATAATACTATTGTAAAGAATAATCAATTACGTATTCAGAAAGATCGCGATGTCTATTAGAAAAAAAATTAAATCAAGAAATATAGGTTTCTTCTCTGATATCCATATGGGTCTGGGGAGAGATAGTGTTATCTGGCAGGAAAATATTTTAAAATTTGCTGAATGGGCTAAAAGTATCTATGAAAAAAGAGATATTACAGAAATTATAATTCCAGGTGACATCTTTCACAATAGAAGTGAAATTTCAGTTAACACATTAGCAACTGCTGCAGCTTTTTTTCAAATTTTTAAAGATTTTAATTTATATATTTCCACTGGAAATCATGATTGCCATTTTAAAAATTCATCGGATATAAATTCCATTTCAATTCTTAAGGGATGGACCAACATTACTTTGGTTGATGAGGAACCTGTAGTATTTGACACTCCAGTAAATAAAACTTTATCCTTAATACCTTGGGGAATAAATGTAGAAGATATACCAGAAACAGATATTTGTGTTGGACACTTTGAAATTAATTCATTTAAAATGAATGTTCAAAAAATTTGTGATCACGGGGTAAATTCTTCAGATCTCTTAGACAGATCTCCATATATTATATCTGGCCATTTTCATCACAAAGATCATCGAAAATATGAAAGAGGTAATGTATTGTATCTTGGCAGTCCTTACCAACAAAATTTTGCCGACTCTGGGTCTGAAAGAGGAATTTATATTTTCGATTTAAAAACCAATGAATTTGAATTTATAGTTAATAATATCTCACCACAACATTGGAAAGTTTCTTTACAAAAAATCTTGGACAAAACTTTAACCAGTCAACATTTAAAAAATATTATTCCTAATAATATGATTAGTTTGGTAATTGATACCAAACATGCTTCTGAGAAAATTTCTTTATTAGCATCTAAATTACAAAGTCTCAAACCTAAATTTTTTAGAATTGATTATCAAACTGTGGACAATAATTTATCTTCCACAGAAGGTGAACAAAATTATAATAGTATAGATATTCCGAAAAGTTTACAAGATTTTGTAAACACTTTAGAAATCTCAAATAAAGAAGACACTATTAGTTATCTTTCTGATCTTTACACCAAATTAACAGCATGAACGAAAAAATTTCAATTGGAATTATTGACATATATTCCCAAGAAACTCTCAATAAATGTCTAGAAGCAATTCCCAATTCTTTAAAAGAAAATATTGTAGTTATTTCCAATACAGATAATAAAATTCCTAATAGTATTAAAAGTATTAAATTTGGTAGAGCCGTTTCCCTGGCTTCTATGAGAAATATTTTTCTTACATCAGAAAGGAGTAAAGGTGGTAAAAATTATTTTTTTATTATCAATTCAAATTTAATTTGTATTAAAGAAGATTTTTTTGAACATGTAATTAAAACTGCTTCAGTCTTTGGTACCTGGGTTATGTTTGGTCCTAACAAGAAAGTTATATCGTTGGAGGAAGACAATCATAAAATTTCTTTAGATCTTGGTTATACAATGAATCCAGATTTTATTTTTCTACATTCCGGAATCATTAAAAATGTAGGATTTTTTAATGAACAAATACCTAGTAATGAATCTTTAGATGTTTTAGATTATATTATCAGATGTCATAAACTTGGAGTATGTACCCCAATGCCACACGCCCCAAGTGTTAATTATGGTTTATATGTTATGGAAGAAGAGGTTTTAAAAATTAAATTTTCAGATGAACAAAAAATAACCAATATGAGTTATGGAATGTTTTATCATTTACATAAATTTATTCCAGATCCTAAGGAATTTCCTATTAAGAGCCAAGATGAACTTTTTAGTATTGTAGAAACTCTTCAACAAAAATATTCAAAACCTTTATAATGAAAAAAATTGGATTAGGTATAACAACTTATAAAAGACCAGATTATTTTTTAAAAGTAATTAATAGTATACCTTTAAAAGATTCTGGTATAGAGGTGGTAGTGGTAAATGATGGTACTCCATATGAGGACATTCATCATGTTTTTAATCATATTCAACATCCAGTTAACAAAGGTGTGGGTATATCAAAAAATAGTGCCTTAAAATTCTTATTAGAACAAAAATGTGATTACTTCTTTTTGATGGAAGATGATATAATCATTAAAGATCCTGCAGTATTTGAACAGTATATCAAAATGCATGTAGATACCGGTATACATCATTTTAATTATAGTCAGCATGGTTTAATGAACAAGTATCCAGGTTCCGATACCCCTTCACCAAAAACAGTTATTCAATATAAAAATAGTAAAGTAGCTCTGTATCCTCACTGTGTAGGAGCTTTTAGTTTTTATACTAAAGAGTGTTTGGAAAAAGTAGGATTAATGGACGAAAAATTTTACAACGCCACAGAACATTTAGAGCATACCTACAGAATCATTCAAAATAAAATGCATCCTTCATTCTGGTGGTTTGCAGACCTACCAAATGCTAATGATTTTCTGACGGACATACCGTGGACTCAAGAATCTAGTACTATATCATCTCATTATAATCATCATAACACTGTGATAAAATCTCTTCAATATTTTTATGAAAAACATAAAGTAGATTTATTACAAATTCCACAAAGTAATCTAGAAGAAATTAAATTAAATCTCAAAGAAATTTATAAATTATGGAAAATCTAACCCTAGCATCATGTTCTTATAACACTCCAGAAGTAACATTAACAATGTTGCGATCTTTTTTTAAACATCACAATGTTACAAATGTTTTAATATGTGAAAATTCTACTAATAACGAAACAGTCGATTTTTTAGTCAAAGAAAATGTTCCATTTATTAGAAATCAAAAAGGATTACATTCTCCTTCTGTAGATATTCTTTTAAATATGTGTACTACAGACTATATGTTGCTTGTGGATACTGATATTGTCTTTCTTAAAAACCATCAAGACATATTTGATCAATTTGTTAATATGGACTTAACTCTTTTTGGTGAAGTGTGTGGAAGTCGCGGAGGTAAGTCCTTATACAACAGAGTACATCCATGGCATTGTTTGATTAATGTTAAACACATTAATCAACACAATATTAAATTTCATGACCATATTAGGCTTTCAGACAGAACCTCACCAAAGATTTATGATGTAGGGGCTAGTTTCTTTGAAGATATCAGAAAGGCTGGTTTAAAGGTGGGTAATGCTAAATTAGAAGACATTTATTTTAAACATTATGAAGGAATGTCTTGGAGAACTAAAAAATTTGGAAATTTAGATGGAAATATTGACATTGATCCAACAGCCACTCACAACAATTCAGAAATGTTAAAATACGGTCAATTTATAGAACGTATATACCAGGCGGAAATTCCAAGTTATAAAGATATTAAAATAAATGCAAGATAATATTATTTTTGCTATAGTTGTTCATAGTAAACAAATTATAGAGTTATTTGAATCTTCACAGAGATACAAAGATCTTAAAAATTATGTTTATATTTTAGTAGGCATACATAATGAAGATTATACTTCAGATAAAATTATCCAATGTGATCGTTTAATGGATAATATAGAAGATAATAAAAATTATTTAGCATATACTGGATGGTATGCAGTTGCCAACAATTTAAATTTAATTGGAAAACAATTTAAATACATTTATTTTCTCGAATATGATACCAACATTACAGAACCATCAGATTTAAAAACCATGATCTTTAATATATTTGAAGGAGATAAAAAGGTATATGGATTTCATGCGTTTGAATTACATTCTTGTTTCCTAGATAATAGCATATTTAATAGTTTAATGGTTTCTTTTCTAAAAGAAAAGGGTTATCGTTCAGTTAGAGGCAACAATAACAATTGGATGGCTACTAATAATATGGTTTTTGAAAGAAATTTTTTAGTAGATTTTTTCAATGATGAAATGACAATTGATTTTTTAAAATACTTAAAAAATGATAAAATGTCCGGACACAATTTAGAGAGATATTTAAGTGTATATTGTTTTTTAAAAAATGTTCAATTTGATTTTGTAAATCCTAATTGTTTTAAACACGAAGCAATGGATAGTCATAACACACAGGGAAGAAATAATGTATATGAAGGATTTAAAACTGTTAATAAAATTTCCGACTAGAAGTAGACCATCAAAATTTTTTAATATTTTAGACAAATATTATCTTTTATTAAAAAATCTTAATGTTGAATTTGTTATATCTTGTGACACAGATGATATAACAATGAACAATGAAGAAGTTATTGATAAATTAAATTCTTATCCCTATTTAAGATATTATTTTGAAAATAACAAATCAAAAATAGAAGCCATAAACAATAATCTAAAAGATAAAAATTTTGATATTTTGTTATTGGCTTCAGATGATATGTTGCCAGTACAAAAGGGTTATGATGAAGTTATTCGAGCCAAAATGATGGAAACGTTCCCAGATACGGACGGAGTATTATGGTTTGATGATGATTTTCAAGGATCCAATCTAAACACTTTATGTATTCTTGGTAAAAAATACTATGACAGATTTGGTTACATTTATCATCCAGATTATAAATCATTATATAGTGACACAGAATTTACTTTAGTAAGTCAGCAATTGAATAAAGTAAAATATTTTAATCAAATTTTAATAAAACATATTCAATATTCTATAGTTAAAGAATCTCCAGATGAATTATATAAGAAAAATGATAGTTTAGAACAAGAAGATAGAATGGTTTTTGAAAAACGCAGATTAAACAATTTTAAATGAAAACAATACTAATATCTTTTGCCAATAATGAAAAATGGTATAGATCTCAAAATGTTCTTAATCAAAGTGCTGTAAAATTTGGAATTAAACATTATATTTCTTATAATTCATCAAATTTGGATAAAGAATTTTCTGAAAAATACTCCCATTTATTAACACCAACCACTAGAGGATATGGATACTGGATGTGGAAATCAGCCATTTTGGAACAAACTTTTAACATAGCAAATGACAACGACATTATTTTGTACATTGATAGTGGCAATCAAATTGTTAGCAATTTGGATTATATTATATCCGTATGTAATCAAAAAGAGGTAGTATTATTTGATAATAGAGATGGTAATCCCCATGGAATACCACATATAAATCAAGATTGGACTAAGAGAGATTGTTTTACTCTAATGGATTGTGATGAAGAAAAATATTACAAAGCACCACAAATTGATGCTTCTTATCTTTTCTTTAAAAAAACACTTTTTACACAGTCTTTAATAAAAGAATTTAAAACATTTTCTGAAAATGAAAATATTATTTCAGATTTACCCAATATTACAAAACCAAATTTGTCCACTTTTAGTGATCATAGACACGACCAATCTATTATGTCCTTACTAGCTGTAAAACATAATATAGAATTATTACCGGAACCGTCTGAGTGGGGTAATCATCTCAAGAGACCATATCCCCAGTTGTTCTGGCATCATAGAGGAGTGTTTTAATGAAATTTTTAATTATACAGGAAAACGGTCGGCATGAAATTAGTAAACATTTAAGAGAATGCAACAGCATGCAAAGAGCTCTTGTTTACAATGGAGCAGAATGTGATGTATGGGGATTGGGTCATGAAAATTTTAACATTACCCCATCTTATGAAAAATATGATGCAATCATTAACTTAGAAAATTATGATACCGGATGGATGCCTAATTTATCACATGTTAAATCTCCTTTAAAATTTCTCTGGGCTATAGATAGTCACTGTAGAGGACAGGATTATTATGACATGGTTTTTAATGAAGGAAAATATAACTATATTTTACAAGCCACAAAATATTTTTGTAAAGATAAAAGTCTGTGGTTTCCAAATTGCTATGATGATGATTTTTTGTTTCCTACAGAGAATGAAAAGAAACATTTGATAGGTTTTTGTGGCAATGTAGTTAATAGAGGATCTTTATTGCAACACCTAGCCTCTATTATGCCTTTTAAAATAGACATAGATGTCCGCGGAGAAGAGATGATTAATGTTATAAAATCATACAAGATTCATTTTAATAAAAATATTAGTGTGGATGTAAATTATAGAAATTTTGAAACCATGGGATGTGGAACATTATTACTGACGGATCACAATGAACAATATTCAGAACTTGGATTTAAACCCGAAACTAATGTATTTGTTTATAAAAATATAGAAGAAGCAGTTGAAATTATTAACTATTTAAAAGATAAAGAAGATGTTATTTCAGAAGTGGCGACAAAGGGTCAAGAATTTGTTAAATCTAAACACACTTTTAGGAATAGAGCAAAACATTTAATTAAATTTATTAATTCTCTGTAATATGGAAATTAACATCAACTTTTTTGTTATTGCTTATGATTTATTGTTAGACAAAGTTGTGCAACAATTATCAGAAGATGAACTTAATAAGTTAACCAGTTATACTGTACAAAAACGGATTCCAAAGCAAATAAGTGCAAAGATAAATAATAGAATTAATGAATGGGAATTGCCGTGGAATGATTACTTTTATCAAACTAATCAGTGTTATGAGTATGGAGCTATGGTTCATTTATTTAAAAACAAAGAATTAATAGAAAATTTGACACATATAGGAATGCTTCACTATGATGTTATTTTTAATAAAAACTCAATTAATAATATTCTTTTAGAATTGACAAAAAATCCAGATACTATTTTTTATCAAATGATAAGACCGAGAGAACAACTTTCTTTATCAAAATATGAGGTGTTTAAGTTGTGTGAATTTATGGAAGAAAGAATGGATATAATGATAGACGGGTCCATTGCGTGGAATGATGGATGGATAAGTGAAGCACTGAGTTTAACACCTAAATATATTTTTGAAAAATTTGCTCTTTTCCTGTATAAACATCATTTAGAAATTAAAGACATCTTAAAAACTAATAGATGGAATATCATGGATCATTGTCCACATCGCATGTGTGGAATTTTGGAAAGAATGTGGGGTTTTTATCTGGTATCACGTGACTTACCACTAAGGCAACTAGATATTATACATGACTGGGATTCTTACCAACATAAACACATGGAAACTAATGGTTCCGGAGCTTCTACTTTATGTCATTTCATATAAACAATATTTTAAATGCAGCTAATTATGAAGATATTTGTGATTATTCTATTGTGCCACCTTATGGAAAATATTTTAACCCAGAAATCTTAACAAGAGATGCTACTATTTTTTGTAAAACAGATTTTATAGGATATCTTTTTAATAACATTAAAGACTCTAAACAAAAATACAATTTAATTACTCATCACAGTGACTATCCCATTGATGAATCTCGTTGGAATTTAAAACCTTCTTGTATTAAGAAATGGTTTGCTATAAATCCAACAGTAGAACATTCAGATCTCATTGCCATACCATTAGGTCTTAAAACTCATAAAGGAGATTATCTAGAATCTAAATATATGACGTGTTGGTTTGCAGAAAACTTTAGGCCCTTAAAGGAAAATTTTAAATCAAATACAGTATACTGCAATTGGAATATAACCAATATAAATCGCAAAGAAATCTTAAATGTACTTAAAATCAATAAAATTAATTACATACAAGATGCCAATTTACCTTTTAATGAATACATTAAAAGAATGTCACAAAGCAAATTTGTAATTTCTCCTCCCGGAAACGGAATAGACTGTCACCGAACTTGGGAAGCTTTATATGTTGGTTGTATTCCAATTGTGTTAAAAAATCATATCTATAAAGATTGGAATTTACCTATCTTACAGGTTAATGATTTTGGTGAAATAACTCAAGAGTTGCTCTCAGAATATCAGAGTCTAGAATTTGACAACAAAATGCTGATTATAGATTACTGGAAACAATTGATAAAAAGTTGAATAATATTTTTATAACTATAAAATAATAAATTATGTATAATATTGACGAAGATGTATTAAATAAGTTGCTTTCTTTTTGTGATTTGAAAGGATTTGCCCCCGGAGCCTTTTTATACAATTCTAATGATAATAGTAAAAATCAACAATTAAAGTGTATAGCAGATATTTTTGATAAAATAAAACCAAAATATGTACTTGAAACCGGCACAGAGTCTGCCATGTTTTGCTATTTTGTTAAATGTTTAGTACCAGATATAAAAGTCGTAACATTTGGCATGAATGACGGGCATAATCCTACTGGAGATCATCGTTCTCAGAAGTGTACAACCTATTTGAATCAAATTTTTAATAATTATATCGAGTATATAGAAGGTGATAGTGCTCTAACCTTAACTGCATTTAATACCAAAGAACAAATTGATTTTGCTTGGATTGATGGATGTCATGATTATAATTTTGTAATGTCAGATCTAACAAACTGTCTTCGGTTGGGTATTAAACATATTTGTCTTGATGATTATTCGATGTTTTCAGATGTGCGTAGTGCGGTGAATGAATTTGTTAACACAAATTCTTACAGAATTCAATGTGTAACAGATGAAGAACGTGGTATTTGTTATATAACAAATGAATAGCCGTTTAAAAATTTGTATTGTAGGAAGTTGTAATTTACAACAATTTCCTTTAATTGATTATGGAGGCATAGAATCTTCTGTAGAACATCTATGTTCTGGTTTACATTCCCATTTTAAAGATGAAATAAATTTTAATGTTATAGTACCTAAAATAGAAAAAAATCAAGAATTGACTTCTCGGTACAATTTTAAAATTATTGAAACAAATTATATAGGATGCAGCAACTCTGGAATACATCCTATTAATTTTGCTCTGGAAGCTAGAGAAATAATTCAATCTTCTTCCTCTAAGCCAGATATAATTTGGTCTCAAGGGGATTGGTCTGCAAAAGGTCTTTATGATTTAGGTATACCTATAATTTCAACTATTCAAGATAGTGGTCCGTGGGTTGAGGGAAAGTACATTTTTCATAAAAATGTTTATTATAGATTTGTATCAAAATTTTTATATGATTTGGTTTTAGAAGACTCTGAAAAAAGAGAAGATGTAAGAAATATTAAATCAAAAAGTTTCTGGGCTCATACTGGATTGGATGATTCCGAATTTATCTTTGAACCTTGCAAAGAAAATTACATACTCTGGGTAGCTGGTTTACATTGGGGAATTGAAGGAAAGGGATTAGATGTCTTTATAGAATTGGCAAAGCAATTACCAGAAGAAAATTTTATAGCCTATGGAACGGGTAATGAAGATGTTGCTAATTACCTGAAAAAAGTAGCCACAGAATTACCAAATTTAGAATTTAGAGGCAAATTAATGAGAGGAGAAGAGCATAAAAATGCATTTAAGAATGCAAAATTTTTTGTAATGTTCACCAGGATTCCAGAAGCTTTCGGAAGAACCAATATAGAAGCTCTTTCCAAAGGTACACCAGTTTTGGGATCTTTGTATGGTTCAGTACCAGAATTAATATCTGATAAAAATGCTGGAATTAGTTCAAATAGCTTAGAAGATTTGATTAAAGTTATTAAAGACAATAAAATAGATCATAAAAAATGTTATGATTATGCTCTGAAAAATTTTCATGTTAATCAAGAAATAGAATTCTTGATTAAAAAATCCAAACAAATATTAAACTATGAGAGTATTTAAAACTAGAAATGATTTATTAGATAAACTTCCTAAAAATTTAAAAATAGCCGAATTAGGAGTTTTTAAGGGAGAATTTGCTCAAGAAATTTATAGAAGAATGATTCCTAGGGAATTAAATTTAGTGGATATCTGGTTGGGAGAATTTGGTTCTGGTGATAAAGACGGAAATAATCACACAGTTGTTAGTAACATGGAGGAGGTGTTTTTTAATCTTAGAGACACTTATAAATTTTTTAGCAATGTAAATGTAATACGAAGTGATACAGAAAATTTTTTAAATTCATGTGCGGATAATTCTTATGATATGATTTATGTGGATGCGGATCATTCCTATGAAGCAGTCTCTAGAGATTTAGAACTATCATTCTTGAAAATTAAAAATTCTGGAATTTTATCAGGACACGATTATATTAAGAACACTCAAATAGAGGCTGCTGTTAATAATTTCTGTCATCAATATAAACAAGATATTGTAGCAATAACCGAAGATGGTTGTCCTACTTTTGTTATACAAGTAACTAAATAAATGAAAAATATTTTATTCCATTCCAATCAACTTTGTATCAGAGGTACAGAAGTGGCTATGTATGACTATGCTCATTATAATGAAACATTGTTAAATAATAAATCCTATATTGTTTCCAGAAAAGACAGTGACTTAGGAGCTCTTAAAAAATTTGAAGATAGATTTGAAGTATTTTTATATAATGACTTTGAAGAAATAGAAGATATTATTAAAGACAAAAAAATAGATTATACCTATTTAACAAAAGCTGGAGATATAGATGGCAGAGTCTCTAAAAGTTCTAAAAATTTAATACATGCAGTATTTCAGCATTATAATCCACACGGAGACAAATATGTTTACATATCAAAATGGCTATCTCAAAAAATGGCCAATGATCCTAATAACTATATTCCTTATATAGTAACATTACCCGAACCTCAAAAAAATGATCTGCGTAAAAAATTAAACATACCCGAAGAAGCCACTATTATTGGAAGACATGGAGGATTTGAAGAATTTAACATAGGATTGGCTATACAGGCTGTATATGACGTAGTAAATAAAAGAGAAGACATTTATTTTGTTTTTATGAATACTCGAGAATTTTGTAAACATAAACAAATTTTTTTTATTAACCCCACTTACAATCTTCAAAACAAATCCAATTATATTAACATGTGTGATGGTATGATTCATGCTAGACAATTTGGTGAATCTTTTGGATTGGCTATTGCAGAATTTTTATTTTTAAACAAACCAGTAATAAGCTGTAGACAAGGAATAGACTCTGCACATTTAGATATGTTAGGAGATAAGGGTTTATGGTACTCTACCCATCAAGAGTGTTTTGATATTTTATTAAATTTTGACAGACAATATCATAAAGCTATAAATTACAAAGAATTAGTTTTAGAATTTACTCCTGAAAATGTAATGAAACGATTTAATAATTTGTTCTTATCGTAGTTTATCTTTCTTGATATTTTTAAATTGTCTAGGATACTATACTAGTGAAGCGAGTAATTTTTAAATCTGTAAAAATACAAAATTTTCTCTCTGTAGGAGAAACACCTCTAACATTAAATTTTCAAAGTGGTATCTCTATTATAACTGGAGAAAATAGAGACAAAGGAGGGAGGAATGGTGTAGGTAAAAGCACTATTGTAGAATCTTTATATTGGTGTCTGTTTGGTAACACCATGAGAGAAATTAAAAGAGAGAGAATAGTTCATAGACAGTCAGATGGCAATTGTTGTGTAGTGTTAGAATTTGATGTAGTCTCATCGAATAAAGTAAATGCATACACTTTAATAAGGACCATCTCTCCAAATTCTGTAAAATTGTATTGCAATGAAGAGGATATTACCCTCTCCTCAATGCCTAAAACGGATGAAAAGGTTAAAGAACTCATAGGAGCCAATGAAGAAGTGTTTCGTAACGCAGTCATTATGGCTGCTAATAACACCTTGCCTTTCATGGCTCAAAAGAAAGTAGATAAGAGAAAATTTGTAGAAGGCATATTACAGTTAGGTATTTTTAGTGAAATGCTTTTACAGATCCGGCTGGATCATAATGATTTAAAAAAAGAAAATGATCTTTGTAGTACAAAATTTATAGAAAAACAGAAAAATTTAGAAATTTACAATAAACAATTTCAAAAAACAGAAAATGTTAAAATTGAAAAAATAGATAATTTAAAAACCAAAATATCTATAAATAAAGAAAAAATAGAAACTGAATCTAAATTAGATTTAAATGCTTTGGAACAAGAAAAAAATGACTTGTTAAATTCAATTTCTAAAAAAGAACAAAAAATTAAAAAATTAGAAGAATTATCTTTAGATTGTTCTGGATCATCAGACTTTCTGAAAAAACAAGAAAATTTGTCTTCATTTAAAATTGCTCAATTAAAAAAAGAATTAGAGGCATTAAAAGAAAAAACTCAAACATGTCCTACCTGTAAGAGATCTTATGAAGACCATGATAAAAAACACATAGAAGAATTGTGTAATGATATTGATGTAAAAATTAAAACAGAAGAAGAATCTAAAAAATTATTAACAGCAGATATTAAGCAAAAAAATAAAGATTGCAAAGATATAGTAGAAGCAATCAAAACATTAAACACACAAATTAAAAAAGATTCAGACAGTATACATAATTTTTCTATAATTTCTAAAGAAATCAAACACTTAACAGACATAAACAATTCTCTTCAAAAAGAAATTGAAGAAATTCAAAATTCTAAAAATGAATTTGAAAGTTTAATATCAAATATTAAAGAAGAAATTGCTGAAGAAGAAACTAAATTGGAAGATTTACAAAAAAGAATTTCAGTTCTAGAGGTGGCAAAGTATGTAGTATCAGAAGAAGGGGTGAAGACCTACATTATCAAGAAAATGTTAGTCATTCTCAATTCTAGATTAAATCATTATTTGCAAATTTTAGAAGCTCCGTGTAAATGTGAATTCAATGAAGTGTTTGAAGAAACCATTCATGATGAGTATGGAAAAGAAAGCTCTTATTTTAACTATAGTGCCGGAGAACAAAAACGAATAGATCTAGCTATTCTTTTTATGTTTCAAGATTTGTTAAGACAGCAAACAGGTACATCCTTTTCCTTGAGTATGTATGATGAATTATTTGATTCTGCTATAGACGAGAAAGGTGTAGATAAAATTTTAGACATTTTAAAAGATAGAGTTGAAAAATTTCAAGAAAACATTTATATTATCTCACACAACACTCATACCTCTAAATCAGGTGTGGATCAGATTATTCTTTTAGAAAAACACAACGGAGAAACAAAATTAATTGAACAAATTTAATATTATGACAGAAAACAATTATCTATTGATTAGTGATGATGGTCCAGGATTTCACACCATTGAAGGAGAAGGCCGATTAATCGGAAAACCCAGTATCTTCTTACGTTTATTTGGATGCAATTTGACATGTAAAGGATGGGCTACTCCTGATTCTCCCTGGGGTTGTGATTCCTTTATCTCATGGTCCAAGAAAAACAAATGGACATTTGAAGATATCTTTAAATTTTATGAAGAAAATGGTCTTGTTGAGAAGCTTTTAAGAGGAGATATCTGGAAATTGACTGGCGGAGAACCTTTCTTACGCCAAGAACCACTATTAGATTTTGTAGAAGAATTTGTCAGTCGTTATAAACAAATTCCAACTATTGATTTTGAAACCAATGGCACCATTAAACCTAATGATACTTGGTATGATACCTACGAAGCATCCTTTACAGTATCACCGAAGTTATCTAGTAATGGAGATCCAAAAGAAAGAAGGTATCAACCAGAAGTTTTAGATTGGCATGCTAAACACAATTCTTGTTTTAAGTTTGTAGTTAATTCTAAAGAAGACATGGATGAATTGTTTGAAAATTACATTAATTCTAAAGAATTTTATATTAATCCAAGCAATGTATGGCTTATGGTATGTGCAGGTTCCCGAAAAGAACATGTAGAGAGAGCAGCATATGTAGCAGAGTTAGCCAAGGAACATGGTTTTAATTTTTCACCAAGACTTCAGTTAGTAATTTGGGATAAAGCTCTTCGTGTATAAGTGATTTTTTATTATCTTAACTATATATTTCAATGGCCTTAAAAATTAAAAATCAAACAGATGTAATATCTAAAGATTCTATCATTTATCAGTACAATGTAATCTTAGGAGGCATACCCAATTTGCCAGTAGGTGTTCCTAAACAATTTTTACCAGTTTATCGTTATATACTATTGACCCCTATTCATGTTCCAGCAGCTCCGGCAGTAGAAATGCCGGAAGCATCTACTCCAAGAGCATTAAATTATTATGCAGATTACGGTGGTTGTGGATTCTGGAGAATGGTTTGGCCAGAAGTTGCTTTAAATGCTTATCAAAAAGCTAGTATTTCTGGTTTAACTAGCATGGTTTTAGATATAAGGTTTTATCAAGGTATTAAATCTATTAGATTCCAACGCCAAGCAACACCAATTCAAGAACAATTCATTGTCGAATTGAAAAAATCTCAAAAAGATATGGGCTACCGCATGCTGTATGAGGTAGATGATATTGTTTTTAGGAATGATATTCCTGATTACAATAGATGCAAAGAAGCCTTTGCCTCCAAAGAAACCGAAGACACTATCCTGCGTATATTAAGTCACATGGATGAAATGACCGTTACTTGTCAATTCATGAAAGATTATTATATGGAGAAGACTGGACTCAAAAATATTACAGTCATTCCCAATTATGCCCCGAAGTCTTGGTTAGGTAGGCTTTACAATCCAGAAAGAATTGCTAGATTATATGATCAACATAAAAAGAGACCTCGTATTTTGTATTCTGGGTCTGGAACTCATGTAGATATGATCAACAAAACTGGTTTCAAGGATGATTTTGAACATGTGGTTCAGGAAATTATTAAAGCTCGTAAAAAGTTTAAATTTGTTTGGAAGGGTACCTATCCGTTAGCAGTCAAACCCTTTATCGATAATGGAGAAATGGAATTTTTAGGATGGACTCCTCTTTTTGATTTGCCTCAAGCTCAATATGATGCTGGTTGTAATGCTACTTTTGCTCCTTTACAGGATAATATCTTTAATAAATCTAAGAGTAATATTAAAATGATTGAATCTGGTGCTCTTGGTATGCCAGGAGTCTTCCAAGACCTGTGTACCTACGGGGATGCAGAGGTAAAATTCAAATCTGGCACAGATCTTATCAATCAATTAGAATATATTACGTCTGATTTTGATAGATATATGAAATTGTCTTCTAATCTTTATCAGTTTACAGATAAATTATGGCTAGAAGATCATTTAGACTGCTATGAAGCTATATATTTTACACCCTGGGGCAGCAAAGAGCGCCAACTCAAGTCTCCAGAGCTCATTAGATTGAATCCAGATCAAAAATTGTAGAAATTAACTTGATTTCCTCACTAAAAACTGAGAAAATATAAGCATGTATCGAAATGTCTTTTATGATTCTGCTAGACAAGCTGTCCATTTATGGACTTGGGATGAAAATGGTAAGAGAATTAAGATAGAATCTAGCTATGAACCATATCTTTATGTAGAATCTATGACAGGAGTAGACGCTATTTCTATTTTTAATACACCTTTAAAGAAAATTAAGTTCAAAAATCAGTTTGATCGCAACCGTTTCGTTAATGAAACACCAATTAAGCGCCTATTTCATAACCTAAGTTGTGAACAAGACTTTCTTTTAACCACATTTAAGGATGAATTACACAAACCAGAGGCATTACATCGCTCTCTGAAGGTCTTTTGGCTGGATATTGAGACGTATAGTCCAGATAGAATGCCGGATCCACACAATCCAGAGGACCCAATCAATCTAATCACCCTATGTGATTCACTTTCCAACCATTATTACTCGTGGGGCACAGGTCCTTACAAACCAAAAGACAGCAATGTTACCTATGTTCAGTGTAAAAGTGAGCGGGATCTATTACAAAAGTTCCTAAATTTTTGGTCATCAGACCATCCAGATGTGTTAGCTACCTGGAATGGAGAGGGATTTGATGTTCCTTACATCATGAATCGACTAGGGAATCTCTTAGGAGAAGAGGAAACAAGCAGAATGTCACCAGTCAATTCTATCTACTATAGGGAAAACGTAGCGATGAATAAGTTCGGGAAGATGATTAATAGATGGTACATCCGAGGCGTTAGTAACATTGATTATATGGAAGTGTATAAGACATTTTCCCGTGGAGATAGAGAATCTTATTCATTGAATTACATCGGCGAACATGAATTAGGTGAAGGGAAAACAGATGTAGGTGGTCAAAACCTAGCAAGTCTATCAGAAGAAAATTGGGAATTGTTTGTAGATTACAACATTCAGGACGTTAAATTGCTGGTTAAATTGGATGAAAAGCTTAAATTCATTAAATTGATTAGAGCCCTTTCCTATAAAGGATTCATCCCATTTGAACAATCATTGGGTAAGGTGTCTATGATCACAGGAGCAGTGGCTCATCAAGCAGTAATACAGGGTTATAGAATTCCTACCTTCAAGAATGATGGCTTGAGAGATGAATATGTAGGTGGATATGTACACGAACCAGAAAGAGGTTTAAGTAATGCCGTAGTCAGTTATGATGCAAACAGTTTGTATCCAAATACAATCATCACTCTTAACATTTCACCAGAAACTAAAATAGGTCGCATTATTGAAGTGGTTGGTGGAGAGTATACTATTCGTCTAGCAAACGAAAAAACCATAACCATAGACAAAGAAAAGTTTGATAGGCTTGTCCAAAAAGAACAATTAGCCATATCAAAGTATAATGTCCTCTATACTCAAAAGTTTAAAGGTGTTGTACCTAATTTAATTAACAGAGTTTACGGAGAACGTGTTTCTATTCGAGCAATGGTATCTAAATTAATGGATCAAGTTAATGAAACATCGAATCCAAATTCTAAAATAGAACTAGAAGCAGAGATTTTAAACCTAGACACTATTCAAAATGTGTTAAAGTTAATCCTAAACTCTATCTATGGAGTCTTTGCTCAGAAATATTCTCCTCTATTTGACATTGAACACTCTGCTAGCATTACATTGACAGGCCAAGCAGTAGCAAAACAAGCATCAGAGATCGCATATCAATTTGCAAAAGACAAAGGAGTTACAGAAGATAAGAAAAAAATATACATTTATGGGGACACGGATAGCTGTTACTTTAGTATTGCTCCAATTTTGTCCAAATTAAATGCTAAACTTTTAGAAAACAATAAGCTTACATCTAAAGCTCGAGAGGTTTTGGCGGAGATTGATGTATACCTCAATGCTAGAATTATTGAATGGGCAGCAGCAGAACTCAAATCTACAGATCCGCGCTTTGTATTTAAGCAAGAAGCTGTGTGTGATGTAGCATTCTTTCAAGAAAAAAAGAGATATATCCTACATGTTATAGAACAAGAAGGCAAGATTCCTAAGAAACCTTTCAAGTATGTAGGAGTAGAGGTGGCCCGCTCCACTATTTCTCGGCCAGTTAAAAATTTAATCATGCAAGTGATTGAAAATGCGATGTTAGCTCAAGATAAAAAGAAAGCAGATGAAATCTTTCGCAAGGCTTATGATGAATTTTGTACTTTTAAAATAGAAGATGCTTCGATTCGCAGTAAAATTTCAGATTATGAAAAGTATGAGGCTCGGATAGGAGAGATGGGACAGACTGGTAAAGGTACACCTATTGGACCTAAAGCTGGTATTAGTTATAACAATCTTCTTAAGAAATTAAAATTGGAACACAAGTATGAACCAATTGGTAGTGGAAGAAAGATCAAATACTTTTATACTTCACGTAACAATTACAATTATAAAGTGATGGGATTTAATGAAAGTTATCCTCCAGAACTGAAAGAAGTAGTTGGATTGAATTACCAATTTATGTTTGAAAAAATACTTGCACCACCTATTCAACGGTTCTATGATGGAGTAGGTTGGATTCTACCAACACCAGGCAGAGAAGTTCAAACAGATTTATTTGATCTTTTCCAATAATATTTTTATGAAAAAACCATTAATTGCTCACGAAGCTCCTTATATGATTATGAGAGAGGTACAGCAAATGACAGACTATGATTACTGTCTCGTACATCTCTTGGAAGAAGATCCCAAATACCTAGAATACTTTAGAGAAGCTAAAGAAAAGGGACGATACATCATTATGGATTGTAGCTTGTTTGAACTTGGACATGCGTTTAATCCAGAATTGTATTACAATTGGATTAAAGAAATTCAGCCAGATGAATACATTGTTCCAGATGTATGGCAAGATTATGAAGACAATCTAAGATCGTTTAAAGCATTTTCAGAATTATTTGACCTTACTAAATTAAAAGGCAAACGCATAGGTGTCTTACAAGGAAGAACCTATAGAGAATTTATAAACGCATATCAATTTATGGAAAAAGAATGTGATAAAATTGCTGTAAGTTTTGGATATGATTATTTTTGGGATAACCATTCAGAAGATTGGAAAGATAATCCTTATTGGAAAAACACAGAATATACACTAGAGTTTGAAAAAACAGTAGCCAAACCAACCTCATATGCTAGTGGAAGAAATCATTTGATAAAAAGTTTAATCTCTAGTGGAGTGTGGAATAAAAACAAACCACATCATTTATTAGGTTGTGGTATTCCTATAGAATTTAAAACACATTTTGAAGGAGTGGAAAGCATTGATACATCTCATCCAGTTATGACTGGATTTTTCGGTAAATCTTATAAAAATATAGAATCAACTTACAGCAAAATTCATAACAAGATGGTAGATGTATATGATGCAGAAGTTGACCTTGTTCAAAGAATCTTAATTAAAGAAAATATAGAACTTTTTTCCACACTACTATGAAAGTAACCTTACAAGCAATAACCCAGCCATTAGTTCGCACCGAAGATAACTTACGATTCTTAACAGCTGAAGAATTTATCGTGTATTGTGCTCGCGTATCCAATCCAGACAACCAATTAAATTTAGATACAGCTCCAAAGTTGTTAAAATATTGTATAGATCATGAACATTGGTCTATCTTTGAACAGTGTTCGGTGACATTTGAAATTCAAACCAGCAGAGATATCTCTGCTCAAATTATTAGACACAAAAGTTTTGCCTTTCAAGAATTTAGCCAAAGATACAGCCCTGCGTTTGGATTAGAATCTTTTGATGTTCGCAAACAAGCTGATAAAAATAGACAATCTAGTACAGAAATTTTAGACTTAGAGCCACAAGAAAATGAAAGAATACGTAAACATTTGTTAGATAGTGTAGAATTATATACCTGGATGTTAGAAAAGGGTGCGGCTAGAGAAAGTGCTCGAAAGGTACTTCCTTTATGTACTCAGACAGTCTTGTATATGACCGGTTCTGTGAGGTCTTGGATTCATTATATATTGTTGAGAACCAAATCAGATACTCAACAAGAACATCGAGAAATTGCAGAAAAAATTAAAGAAATTTTCTTTGATATGTTTCCATTTATTGCTGATGCATTAACTCCAGTAGATGTAGAGGCAATAGAAAATTTAACAGAAGAGATTAAAAAAACACATGAAGAAAACTTTAAAGCAAAACAAACAAAAATTAAAAAACAAAAAGTTGAAAACCAGTAAAATTAGTTTAGTATAAATCAATCATATGAGTGAAACCAACAATAACATCACCGTGTTCCTCGACTTCGTGGGACGCACTATCGTCGGAGAATTGGTAGAAAAAACAGACACTACCTGGAGAGTAAAAAACCCTGTAATTTTGAATGTTGTTCCAGAAAAGGATGGACGTTTGTCTATTCAGCTCTTTCCTACATTTTTTAAAGAATTCCTGGCAGATAAATCTGAAGCTGTAATCTTTGACTATCATACAAATCAAATTACACCCACCAGTATTTCTGCTTTAGATTTTCGCCTTCAAGCTCAGTATTTGCAAATGTTTAATCCAGCGAATACTTTTGTACCTCCACAAGGTCAGCCAACTCCTCAGCAACAAAACAATTCTCCAGTAATTAATCTATTTGAAGAATAATATGTCTAAAAAGAAGCTTAGTAATCCAGATGTAGCAGCTGCGTTTAAGGTTTTAGATGATCTTAATCCAGATGCAACATTCCTTAATGAATCAGCTCTTTCCAATATTAGTTCTTTCATTGATACTGGCTCTATGGCTCTTAATGCAATCATTAGTGGCTCCCTCAAAAAAGGGGGAGTCCCTTCTGGTCGTATTATTGGTTTTAGTGGTCCTACCTCTTGTGGTAAAACCTATATCATTAATCGTATTTTAGCTAATGCTCAAAAGGCTGGTCGCTATGTAGTTATTTTTGATACAGAAAATGCTGTAGATGATAAGGGTGCTACCAACATGGGCATGGACACCTCCAAGGTAAAATATTGTCCGGTTGAAACTGTAGAACAATGCCGTAACCAAATTAGCCAATTCTTAGATTCTGTAATTGCTAAAAAATTAAATGGTCAATTTATTATCTCCATTGATTCACTTGGTAATCTTGTTTCTACAAAAGAAATGGCAGACGTTGCTGCAGGCAAGGAAGCCATGGACATGGGAACTAGAGCCAAGGGATTAAAGAGTATGTTAAGAGTATTAACTCATAAAGCAGCTAAAGCAGATGTACCCATTCTTTTTTCCAATCATGTCTACGACAACCCAGCTGCCATGTTTCCATCTCTGGTCAAGCAACAGTCTGGTGGTTCTGGTCCTTTGTATATGTCTTCTGTGCTTGTACAGATGTCTGTAAAGAATGAAAAAACCAGTGGAGGGTCTTCTGGTAGCCGGGATGCAGTGGAAGATACTTCCCCGATGTCCAAGGATATTAATGGAGTAACCCTCAGAGCATTAACCACTAAAAATCGAGTAGTTCCTCCGTTTATGGAAACAGAAATGTATTTAAACTTTAAAACCGGTTTAGCAAAACATTCCGGTCTACTAGACATGGCTGTTGGCTATGGTATTGTAATTCAAAATGGAGCAACATTTGCCTTGGCAGATGGTACTAAATTAGGATATTATAAGGTATGGAGAGATAATGAAGAAATTTGGGATAAAATTCTTCCTCTTCTAGAAGACAAACTTCAACAAGAATTGCAATATAAAAAAGAAGATACTTCTCCAGAAATAGAAGAAGACGAAGAGACCACAGAAGAATAAAAAATGAGTATTTTATTAGAAAAAAGTCAATTTGAATCCACCAAAGTAATTGAATTGGGCAGCTGTGCATTTAGACAATGGAAAGCAAATTCTCATTGTAAATTTATTCATGGATATCAATTAAAAGCCAAGCTTTGGTTTGGATGTAAGGAGCTGGATGACAAGAATTGGTCTGTAGATTTTGGAGGATTGAAAGATCTTAAAAAAATTCTACAAGAACAATTTGATCACA